ATTTTATATATATTTGCATTATGAATTTAAAAGAACCATTTGTTATACTTCTTGTTGGTCCAACTTTATCGGGTAAATCTACCTGGATAAGAAATAACTATCCAAATGTAAATGTTATTTCTAGAGACGAAATAGTTATGGAAGTTGCTGGAACCAGAGATTATAATAAAGCATTTAATACTGTTGATCATAAGTTAGTTGATAAAGTTTTAGCAGAAAGACTCACCGAATCAAACTCCAATAAAACATCGACTATTGTTGATATGACAAATATGACAGTAAAAAGAAGAGAACAAACTTTGAGATATTTTGACGATAGTTTTTACAAAGTTGCTGTTATATTTCCTATACTTTCTGATGATGAATATCAAAAGAGAAACATCGATAGAAATGCAAAAGAGAATAAGTGGATACCACCAACTGTTATTAAATCAATGATTGATTCTTATCAAGAGCCTACTACTGTAGAGGGATTTGATAATATTATTTCTCTATAAAAAATCCTTAAAATTTTGGTAAAATCGAATATTTATACTATATTTGTATAAATAATAACGATATATATGATTTCTACTGAGCACGTAATTGACTTTGACAACTTAGTTCTAACAGATAAAGATGTTTTTGACGATTGGGAATATCTTATTTGCGAGCACGATGGTAGTTATAGTCAAGACTCACAATACCTTTATTTTGATTATAAAGGATTGGAAGTTGTGATTGGTTTTGAATTGACTATCAGAGGATGGTCTTGGTATAAACCATCATCATATATGGAACCAGAAGATGGTGAAACTAAAATTACTGATGTTGAGATAGATGTTGATTTCTTCTCAATTGAAGATGAAGAGGTAACCATTGATAAAGACTTGAAAAAGAATTTATTAGAGGTAGTAAAGAAATATGTTAGTTATGAATAAAGTTTATTTTAACAAAGAAGAAAATTATTGGTTTGTAAATGAACCAGAAGATTTCTATTCCTTTAAATTTGTTAATATTGAAACTAACAAAGAGTCAAGTCAGATTTTATCATGGACTAGAGGACTTGGATTAGAAGAATATCCACATCATATTAGAATGTATGATGTTGATATTGAGGATGTAAAATATTTCTTTCTTATGAGAAAAGAAGAAACATATTATATAATTGAATCTGAAAATCCAATGGAATTGGAAAAACTTATAAATAATCACAACATATTTTTTGTAGGTGAAACTATGAATTCTTAGTTTTAATATATACTCCTAATGAAAGTAAGAAAATTAGGAGATTGGAAACCAAAAGTTTTGGTTTTTCAGGGATCACCCAGAGATCCAGACACTTGTGCAAACATGGAGTCAAAAACTCATAAGATTGTTGAGTATATGATTTCTAAGTGGTCTCCATTTGTTAATTTTCAAGTAATTGATCTTTCAGTAAATCATTCAAAAAAACCAATAATTCAACCTTGTAAAGGTTGTGTTTCTACTGCTGGTGGATTTCACTGTCATTTTCAGTGCTCTTGTTTTTTTAAAGGAGACTCTGAAAAGCCAGACCTTCTAAAAGAACAAGACGTTTATACTAAACTTCAGGATTGTGATGCTTTTATCATAGTATCACCAATACATTGGCATTCACTCACTGCTCAAATTAAGACTCTTTTTGATCGTTTAGTTTGTATCAATCAAACGCTTACGGTTGATGATGCAAAGAAATTAATGGGAGACGACAATATAAAGAATTCAGAAATCACTGGTAAGTTTTCACGTTCTGGAAAATATGATCATTTATTAAGAAATCATCTTGAAGGAAAAGTTGCTGCCTTTTATGCTCATGGAGACAACGGAGCTGACGACTATGAAGGAAAAGAATTACCAGATTCATATTCAGATGTTTTTGATGATGGATTTGGTAATAATCCAAAAGCGACGGTAATGCCTTATGTGATGCAATTGAAATACTCTGGTGTTTATGTTCCTAATGAGTTAATAGAAGCATTCTATGTAAATCAAGGAATTGATTATAACTTGGCAAATAAAACATTTAACAATACTAAAGATTTTTTTGATAGAGCTGATAATCTTTTAGAAAACCTACTAACTTATTTAGAAGAAAATAAATAAAGTATGAGATTATTAGAAATTTTTTTCTAAAATGAATATTAAAAATTGAATTGACAAAGTTAATATATAGAATATGAATTATCTAAAAAAGTTTAATGAAGAAGTTGGTTTTGATGATGAGGAAACAAGAGATAGACTTGAAATACCCAATCTTAGAGGAGAATTTGAACCATATAGTCCAACTATGAAACCTTACTATGTTCCAAGTGGTAAAATAAATACTTCTACTGAACTTAAAAAAATTCTTTTTAGATATCCTATATTAGAAGATTTTCATAAAGATTCAAAAAGAATAGAAGGTTCTATTTTAGAATCTTTTTATGCAACAAGTAAAACTCCTGTTAATGGAGAAGATTTTTACGCACAATTATCATTTGCTTTTCATGAAGGTCAGTACTATATTGGTACTATTCTCAGAGATAGGTTGGATTGGAATAATGAAGAAAAATGGGTAAAGCATACTTTCTTTTTTGATAAAATAGAAGAGACTTTTTCGGTTGCAGAATCTTTTTTAAAATGTTGCGATAAACTTGGAATACTAGATTCTGATGATTTATCAAAATTTGACTCACTTTTTAATTAATTTTTCATTTTTTTCTTAAAATATTTGGTGAAATTAAATTCTTGCCTTATCTTTGTATTCACAACGATGGGGAAGTTCCAGAGCGGCAAATGGAGTTACATAGTAATGTGACTGGTCTCAAAAGATCTTCGGTGGTTCGAGTCCAACCCTTTCCCACAAAATAAAATAAAAAAAGATTTGGTAGATTGAAAAAGTTTACTTATCTTTGTAAAACAAATCACGGGTGGCTCCCTTAATAGTTAAGGCTGACCTTAAGCATCCACCGAGAGGTATACAGGGGCGAAAGTGATTTTTTTAAAATTAGACATTTAAGATAGCCTAATCGGAAACAAATCGGAAACGTCTGATATAAGTTAAACAAAAATTTTTACAAAAAGATTTGGTCAAAATAAAAAAAGTTCATATCTTTGTAAAACAAATAAGAAATAAGAAATATAAAAATACACATCGCGGGATAGAGCAGTAGGTAGCTCGTCGGGCTCATAACCCGAAGGTCACTGGTTCGAGTCCAGTTCCCGCTACAAAGAGTTCTCAACGGAGAACAACGTTCTTTGACATATTGATCTTTAACAGTCGGTTTCGACTGACTGTGAAAAGAAGGGCGGCTTATAGTCCTTAAAATAAACCGTGAAAGCGGGATAAAGTAAATAGAATAGCTAAATCTGTTTGCGTCTTGAATCTTCGGATTTGAGGTCGAGTAAGCAAGTGGGACACCACAAAACCTTATTAGTCGAGGGTAACACTGTAGATGAAATGGATTTGTGACCAGGCAATTGTAGTTGTTTGGTTGACCTCGGAAGAGGAATAGGATTAACCCATAGGATTGTTGCAAGAAGTAGTGACTCACCGGTTGTTATCATTGCGGAATCCAACTTAATAGGTATCTTAAAGTTGAAAGACAATCATTCGTACAGGTGGTGCTGTTGTTTGACACTTTTCTCTCTACCAGGGGAGTTATGGTGAAGATATCTTGAAGAGTTGTGGTGGAGGCATCACACGGAGTAGTTCAGTATTCTTGAGGTCAAAAGCTTTGAGAGCTGAGAGGTAACCACTACTTCGACACAATCTACAAAGCACTAAATTTCACTATTAATGAAACATTTAAAAAGGAAATCAAAAGTGTTACCTAGTTACTGATGAAAAGTACCTACTTAGTCGTGAGTGTTCACGGCCACTGAAGCTCGAAAGGCTGATGTGATTTCATCGAAAAGCTTATAGAGGGTCGAACCTCGAGTCAGCTCGCAAGGTTGAGTAAGTGGATTAAATGGAGAGTAATTAGTAACTTAAGGAGTGGTTAGTCTAACTAACCGGTACTGACAGAGTACTTCTCAAAAGGAAGTGGATAAGAAGGGAAACCATAATCTAACAAAAGTTCTGTCGTAATAAGGTGTAATCTCAACCTTTTCTGGTCGGTTCATAGGAACCTCTGAGAGCGAGACTCAGACCGACCTCAAAGTTTTCGTAGTGGTTAACTTCCCTTTAATTAGGGAGTCTGTCATAGACAGGATGGGTACTTAACCCCATACTAAATCTTGGCCCGTTCGTCTAGAGGACTCTTAAAAGAGATACAGAAACTTTGTGAACGTAGAGGACGCCTAACTTTTCATTAGGAGACATGGGTTCGAATCCCATACGGGCTACTTATTTCTTTTATTTATAATATCAGATATATTCAAAATTTATGTATAATAAAATATGGTCCTTTAGCTCAGTAGGTTAGAGCAACTGACTCTAAGTGTTATAAGTAAATTAACACAACGTTATAATCAGTAGGTCCACGGTTCGAACCCGTGAAGGACCACAAATCCATCAAAAAATTTGGTGGGTTTTTTTATTTTTATTATATTTGTTATTATGAATATTTTCACAAAAGCTGAACTAACTAGAGTATTATCAATAAAAGTAAAGGAAGATGAGATAAAAAACTTTTGCCTGACCGATACTTATTTACATATTCAAAAATCAAAGAGGACTAGTTTTACTTTTAAATTATCTGATATATCTGATAAGATTTTGATAAAAGTTATTCGTAAAAAAACACCAAATCCTTCTGTTCAAAATATAAAAGATTTTTACAAGTCGGAAATTAGAAATTCAAAAATTTTAGAAATACTATAATGAGTCCAGAAAGAGTACTATATCACATAGATAACCAAGTTTTGGATAAAATTAATTTAGGCCAAAGATGGGATGATATAATTGAATATTTAACTTCAAATGTAAAAAGATATAAAAAGAGAGACGCTTATATTCAGGTAAGTGAAAAATATCTTATAAATAACTGGGAAAGGATAGAGTGGAAAAAAAGAATGACAACAATGCTTGTTATACAATCTATGAGAAGAATTTCAGATATAAAATGGATAAGCGAAAATCATAACAAATTTCCAAGATATAGTTCCCATAAAATGTATAAATTAGTATCATTAAAGGATAAATTAAAGGCTAATATATGTTAGAAAAACTTTGGAAAGACATTGAACTCATTTATGAATCTCAATTTAGATTACTAAAAAAACCAGGATATGTAGATGATATTATAATTATGTCACAAGATAATTATTACTACATACACCAAATTTCTAAAAGAATTGAAATCAAGATAGAAAAGAATTACAACTTAGTTAGAATGTGGGGTGGTGATATACCATATGATATAACAAATTATAAAATTTATGTTAAAAGGGGTGACCAAATATACACCTCTGAAAACTCTATGATTGAATTGACTTATAAAATAATAACACCTCTTCTAAGAGATTCTAAATTAAAACAAATTGGAGTATGAAAACATGGTATATGAAATTCAAATTAGGAGACGTTGTAAAATCAAAATGGAATACCTATGATAAAGATTCTTCTTGTATAGTTGATAGAATATATCAAAGACAAGACAAAATAGATATGGTGAGATTGAAGTTTTATTATAACGGTGAAGAGAAGAGAATTAATGTTCCTGCACATTCTTGTGAAATAGACATATCATACGTCAGAAATGATAAGTTGAATAAACTTTTTGATAGTTAAATTTAATATATACAATCTAAGTAAATAGTAGATAGAAATGAATATTGAAATTGAAAGAAAGTTCCTCCTAAAGGCAATACCAAAAGGGGAACCAGTTGAAACCATTGAGATCTTTCAGTGGTATCTGAAAAATTCAGAGGGAATTTGGGAAAGAGCCAGATCCTGCTATTCTGATGTTAAAGGTTTTTATTTTGTTCACACAATCAAAAAGAATATTGCTCCTGGTATAAATGAAGAAGATGAAAAAATAATCACATCTGAAGAATTTAACCAGTTTGTAGAAAGATGTAAAGTCTCACAATCAAAATATATTTCTAAAGAAAGACTAATCTACCCTGATGGTGATTTAAAATGGGAGGTAGATGTTTTTAATAATGGTCACCATCTTATTGTTGCTGAAATTGAAGTTCCATCTATGGAATATGAAGTTCAAATTCCTAAGTTTATTTCAGATAGACTTCTGATGGAAGTTACTGGAATGAAACAGTTTGGTAACAGAAACCTATCCAATAAATATGTTAGAAAAAGTTAGAAAAGTCAAAGTAATTTTGACTTTGGATGATGTATTTCAAAAAGGTGAAACACTTTTTGAATTTTTGGACTATCCAGACCATTTTTATAAAGAAGATAATATTAAAGATTTTATTAATATTAAAACTATTTGTGAATATGGTCCATTTGAAATGTGGTTTGAAGAGTTAAAACCTGTTGAAAAAGAAAAAACACCTCAGTATAAACTTCTAATTTCTAAGTGATATAATTTTTATGAACGAAAAATTAGAACTTAGAATGTATGGCTTAGTCCCCTACAATATTTCCGCCATCCAACAAGCAATTCAATTTGGACATGCTGTTGTCGAATATGGTCAGATGGTTAAACAACCACAATCTCTTAGTAAGATGGCTATTAATGCTTCTTTTATTTATGATGATTGGGCTGATAATTGGAAGACCTTTATAGTACTTAATGGAGGTACAACTAATCATAGAAACAATGATGATGGTCTTCCATTTGGAACTCTTAATAACCATGTTTTGGCATTGGATGAAAATAGAATTGATTTTGCAACTTTTAATGAACCTGATTTAGGTGATCAATTGACATCGGTTGTTTTTATTGTTGATGAAAGAGTTTTCAATCGTAAAAGATATCCTGATTTTGAAGATTGGGTTATGAATAATTATGGAGAATTGGTGAGAACAGATTACTACACGTCATCTTATATGTTAGCTCAAAAAATTAAAAATTCGGATAGTAAAGCTGATAAAAAAGTTTATGAAGAATGGATAAAATTTGTTGGTGGAAATAAGAATGTCTTTTTAAGAGATTTTTTGAAAAATTTTAAATTAGCATGATAAATAAGTGGTTTAAAATAAATGATGATAACTTTACTGCTAAAGATATATCTATTCAATTTTCTATTGATACTGCTAATAATACTTTTGGATATGCAAAAATAGTTAATAGTGGACACCAAACAATAGATATAACTATATCAGTAGATTATAATCAAAATAATAAAGATTACTTTTTTAATCTTTTTGATAAAAGAAATCAGATGTTATCTGCTTCTGATTATAAGTTTAATATATCATCTGCTGAATTTGTTGCAAATGGCTGTATAATAAGATCGATAACTTCTGATCCAACTACAAACTTAATTTTGATGGATATAAGAAGTGATTATTCAAGTGTCAAACCAATAGATGAGAGAAGAGACGAAATAATAGATGAAATATTAAATGAAACTTCTAAAAAATAAAAACATATAATAAAAAAATATAACTATGATGAATAACAAACAAAATTTAGAGGGTAAAGATTATACATCACCTGATATTAAAATGGCATTAGAAGATGATGAGGATGATGATAGAGGATTTGGTTCAAAAAAATCAGAATCTAAATCCAAAACCCCAGTTTTAGATACATATAGCCGAGATTTAACTAAAATGGCAGAAGAAGGAAGACTTGATCCAATCGTTGGTAGAGAAAAAGAGATTGAAAGAGTTTCACAAATCTTATCACGTAGAAAGAAAAATAATCCTATTCTTATTGGTGATCCTGGTGTTGGTAAATCTTCAATTGCTGAAGGCTTGGCACTTAGAATAGTACAAAGAAAAGTTTCAAGACTACTCTTTAATAAAAGAGTTGTTATGCTTGACTTAGCTTCTATGGTTGCTGGTACTAAATATCGTGGTCAATTCGAAGAGCGTATAAAAGCACTTATGGCTGAATTAGAAAAAGAACCAGATGTTATTCTTTTTATTGATGAGATTCACACAATTATCGGAGCAGGTGGTGCTTCTGGATCACTTGATGCCTCTAATATGTTGAAACCCGCACTTGCTCGTGGTGAAATTCAAATCATTGGTGCTACTACACTCGATGAGTATAGAAAACATATTGAAAAAGACGGAGCTCTTGAAAGACGTTTTCAAAAAGTTCAAGTTGAGCCGGCTACAGTTGAAGAAAGTATGCAAATTCTTAATAATATCAAAGATAGATATGAACAACACCATAATGTTAATTATACAGAAGATGCTATCAAAGCTTGTGTTGATTTGACAAATAGATATCTTACTGATAGACATTTACCAGATAAGGCAATTGATGCACTTGATGAGGTAGGGGCTAGAGTTCATATTTCAAATATTAATGTTCCGAAGGAAATTACAGATATTGAAAAAAAGATTGTGGAAATCAAAGAAAAAAAGAATGATGTAATTCGTTCTCAAAAGTATGAAGAAGCTGCAAAATTAAGAGATGTTGAAAGACAACTTACTACTGATTTAGAAATTGCTAGAAAAAATTGGGAAGACGACCAAAAAAATCACAGACAAACAGTAAGTGAAGAAGATGTGGCTGAGGTAGTATCTATGATGTGTGGAATTCCTCTTCAGAAAGTTTCTCAAAATGAAAACGAGAAACTATCTAAAATGGGTAACGAAATTACTGGTAAAGTAATTGGACAAGACGACGCTGTTAAGAAAGTTGTTAAAGCTATTCAAAGAGGTCGAGTTGGATTGAAAGATCCTAACAAGCCAATCTTCAGTGGAATTTTAATTGGAAACTCCGGTGTTGGTAAAACTGAGTTAGCTAAACAAATTGCTAAATACTTGTTTGACTCAGAAGATTCTCTTATTAGATTAGATATGTCTGAGTATATGGAAAAAATATCTTTGACTAGAATTCAAGGTTCGGCTCCTGGATATGTTGGATATGACGATGCTAACGTTCTTGATAAAATAAGAAGAAAGCCTTATTCAGTAGTTCTTTTTGATGAAATTGAAAAAGCTCATTCTGATATATTCAACCTATTCTTACAAATGTTAGACGATGGTCATATGACTGACTCACATGGTAGAAAAGTAAGTTTCAAAAACTGTGTCATTCTTATGACATCTAATGTTGGAACTAAGATTGTTAAGGATTTTGGATCAGGTGTTGGATTCTCAACTAAAGCTAAAAAGGAAAACTCTGATGAACAAATCAAAGGTATTCTTGAAAAAGAGTTGAAAAAGAAATTTGCACCAGAGTTTATTAATCGTTTAGATGAAATAATTTATTTTAAAGATTTAGGTAAAGATGAGATTCTTAAAATTGTGGATTTAGAATTAAATAAAACAATTTCAAGAGCTACAGAAATCGGTTATACATTACAAGTAACTGATAAAACCAAAGAACATCTGGTTGAAGTAGGATATGATCCTCAATTTGGAGCTAGACCTTTGAAAAGAGCTATTCAAAAATGGATTGATGATTATGTAACTGAATATATCATCGATAATAATCCAAAACAGGGAACTGAAATTACAGTTGATTATGATTCTGATAAAGATGAATCTGTAGTAATTGTACCAAAGAAATCTTCAACTCGAAAAAAGAAAAAATCTGAAGAGTAAAATTGAAAGAGAGAGAGTAACTTCTCTCTTTTTTTTTATATAATATTTTGTGGGAAACTGGAAAAGCGAACAAAATATAAATTATTTTTTAGAGAATAGCTTCAGAGAATTGGCTCAGGATTTCTTAGATAAAGGATATGATTTTTATGTTGATGGATTCACATCTCAACCAATTTTCGGCATCAATGTTATTAAAAAAGATGAAGATATAAATTGGGTTTTAGAAACTGTGAGTTTGCAGTGTCAAATAATTGGATTTGAAAACTATAAAGAAATGATTTCTATTTTAGAAGAAAAAGGTAAAGACAATTATGTTTTTATGTATGCTATAATGCCATTCCAAATGAGAATTGCTACTGTATCTTCAGAATACGATATACCAAACACAAGTAGAAAAGTGAGAATAAGAGAACAAAAAATAAACCAATTATTAAATGATTAATAAAATTTTTCAATTTATAGAAGGCCACTTAAAAATGTTTGGTGATAAATTCGATTTATTACCTGAACATCAAAAAGAACAATTTCTTTTTCGTGTTAGTATATGTAAAGATGATTGTCTTAAAGATAAAGTTTGTAAGTATTGTGGGTGTATGGTTCCTGAAAAACTTTACGTTTGGCAATCTTGTAATAATGGTCAAAGATTTCCTGATATGATGGAAGAAGACGAATGGGAAACTTATAAAGAAGAAAATAATATAAAAATAGAAATTAATTAAATGAATAAAGATTCTAAAATTTTTATTGCAGGTCACAATGGAATGGTTGGCTCTGCTTTAGTAAGAAAACTAAAAGACTTAGGTTATACAAACCTTCTACTTAAAACAAGAAAAGAGTTGGATTTGACTAATCAATTTCAAGTCAATCAATTTTTTCATTTCGAAAAACCAGAATATGTTTTTTTAGCAGCTGCTAGAGTTGGCGGAATAAAAGCAAATGACCAATTTAGAGCTGAGTTTATTTATCAAAATTTGATGATTCAGTCTAATATAATTAAGGCTTCTTATGATAATAAAGTCAAAAAACTATTATTTTTAGGCTCTTCTTGTATTTATCCTAAAATGTGTCCTCAACCAATCAAAGAAGAATACTTATTGACTGGTCCTTTAGAAACATCTAATGATGCCTATGCGGTTGCTAAAATTGCAGGAATCAAAATGTGCCAAGATTTTAATAAACAATTTGGAACTAATTATATTTCTGTTATGCCAACTAATCTTTTTGGCCCGAATGATAATTACGACTTAAATAATTCTCACGTACTTCCTGCTTTAATTAGAAAGTTTCACGAGGCTAAGATAAATTGTAGTGATTTAGTTGAAATCTGGGGAACAGGTTCTCCGATGAGAGAATTTCTTTATGTAGATGATTTGGCAGATGCATGTCACTATTTGATGTTAAATCATAACGGTTCTGACATTGTAAATGTTGGTACTGGAAAAGATATAACTATCAAAGATTTAGCATACACCATAAAAGAAGTAGTTGGATTTGAAGGTGATATCTACTTTAATACTGAAATGCCAGACGGTACCCCAAGAAAGCTTTTAGATGTAACAAAACTAAAAGAAATAGGTTGGGAATATAAAACTTCTTTAAGAGAGGGAATCAAAAAAACTTATTTAGATTATGTCAAATAAAATTGCACTTATATCCGGTATAACCGGGATGGATGGCTCACATTTAGCTGAGTTACTTTTAGAGAAAGAATATGAAGTCCATGGTATTATTAGAAGAACATCTACTTTCAATACTGATAGAATAGACCATATTTTTGATAAATTAAAACTACATTATGGTGATGTTACAGATCCATTAGTTATTTCAAATTTAGTTTCAAAAATTCAACCAGATGAAGTTTACAATTTAGCTGCTCAATCTCATGTTAAAGTGAGCTTTGAGATTCCTTACTATACGGCACAAGTTGATGGACTTGGAACTTTAGCAATACTTGAGGCTGTAAAAAATCATTGTCCTAAAGCTAAAGTTTATCAAGCTTCTACATCTGAACTATATGGTGGAATGGATTATAATATGCCTTCCACTGGATATACCGAAACATCTCAAATGCATCCAAGAAGTCCTTACGGGGTTGCTAAACTATATGGTTTATGGATTACAAAAAATTATAGAGAGTCTTATGGCATGCACATAAGTAATGGAATACTTTTCAATCATGAAGGTGAGCGTAGAGGTGAAACTTTTGTTACTAGAAAAATAACAATGGCTCTTGCTAAAATTAAAAAATCAATCGATAATGGTGATGATTTTCAAACACTAAAATTAGGTAATTTGTATTCTAAAAGAGATTGGGGTTATGCTAAAGATTATGTTGAAGGAATGTGGTTAATGTTACAACAAGAAAATCCTGATGATTATGTATTAGCCACTGGTGAAACACATACTGTTAAAGAATTTGTTGAACTCTCTTGTAAAGAATGTGGATGGAACATAAACTGGGTTGGAGATGGAATTGATGAAAGGGGAATATTAGATAACGGAATTACTATTGTTGAAATAGATGACAGATATTATAGACCAGCAGAAGTTGATACTCTGTTAGGTGATCCTACCAAAGCTAAAGAAGTTTTAGGATGGGAACCAAAAATTAAATTCGAACAATTAGTAAAATTGATGATAACAAGTGATTTAAAAAATATTAATTCAATATGATACATATACTATGGTGTACTTTACGCCCACAACAGTTTAAACAAATGCACTCTGAATGGATATCTAGATCGGATAAACCCGAAGATATACAAACTTATGTTGCTGTAAATTGGCAAGAACATGCAACTGAATTAAAAGAATATCTTTCTAAAAACTATTTGATTACTCTTAACACTAACAAAATTGGAGTTTGTTATCCATCTTATCAACTATCATCAAGCTTAGGTGTCAAAATGGGCAAGTGTGAAGATAGTGACATTGTAATTTTCGCCTCTGATGATTTTATGGCACCTAAAGGATGGGACACATACCTAAAAAATAAACTTGGAGGTAAAGGAGATGTAGGTCTTATGGTAAGAGATGGATATCAACTACCAGACTCTTCTAATATGTTACATGCTGCTATTACAATTCCGATTATGACTTACGGTTGTCTTAAAAAATTGAATATGACAATTTATCACCCAGCTTATAATCATATGTTTTCTGATTGTGAATTATATAACAATTTAAAAGAATTAGACTTACTATATGATGATAGACTAAATGACGAAACAGTCTTTGAACATTTACATTACGCAGCTGGTAAAAGACAAGCAGACGGAGCTGATCAGGCTTATAATTCAAAGTGGCAAGAAGATGATATAACCTGGAATAAAAGAAAAATCATGCCAGTGGAAAAAAGATTAGAAGTAGCTTAATGTATGAAAGTATTCACAACACTAAATCCAAATAGTAATCATGAAGCTCAAACTGAAGCTATGAACTCTTGGATTTCTAAATATCAAGTTTATTCAGTGAATACTACTGATGAGATAGAAAAGTTATCTCAAATTTATCCTGATATAAATTTTATTGAAACTGATATTGTATATGAGTATAATGATAAAAAACTCATCAAGCTAAACTCAATTTTATCCGCAATAGAATCAACTTGTAATAATTGTGATGTTGCTATTATAAATTCCGATATCATCTTAAATAGTAAATTCAAAAAATCAATTTTTGATAAAAAATATAAAGACGGATTGACTATCGTTACGAGATATGAAATAGACAATGAAGAAGTTTATCCATTTACAGCTGGTTATGATCTTTTTATTTTTAATACAAAATTTTTACCAATTTTTAAAAATGATAACTATGTTATAGGAATGCCTTGGTGGGATTTTTGGATTCCACTTATTGCTATAAAATCTGGTATAAAAGTTTATCATATAAAAAATCAATTAATTTTTCACAGAACTCACCAAACAAATTATGATTCAGATATTTGGACTAAGTTTGGTGAATATTTATATAGAGATATTATGGTTGGTCTATTAAAAAATCCTTTAAATATTTCAGTATATGATTTTTGTATTGGTGTAAAAAATTTTATTGAAAAAAAACAAATTAATATAAAATTATGAAAATAGTATTTTTTACAACATCAACATTTTCAGACATACAAGAAGTACAAACCGCTTGTATCAGAAAGTTTTTTCCAGAGTCTCATCACGTTAAGTTTGATGGTAGAAGAGGTTGGTTTATGGTTTGGTATCAATGGTTAGATTTTGCAAAAACCTATGAAGCAGATTGGTATGTACATATCGATGAAGATTGCTTTATCACTTCAAAAGAAGAAATTGAAAATTTAATTCAATATATGACTGATAACGAATATGATATCGCAGGCCCACCAGATGGTCATTTTGAATACAGAAGTGGAAATCATATGGCTTTTAACTCATTTTTTATGATTATGAATAGAAAATGCATTGATAGTTGGAATAATAGAACAATTATTCCACAATTTAAAAGTGAATGGATAGAAGAGTATCCATATGAAAAAAAGAATCACTCTCACTATGAATATAATATGGAATTTGGATCTTCAGGAAAACCACTTGGATCTATTTGGAAACCTGAGACAGAACCCTATTATGATTTTATGTGGGTTTTAAAAGAAGCTGGTCTAAAGTTTCATTATTTAGAACCAGTTTTTGGTGAAGAATTTCAAACAACAAATCTTTTGAATGAAACTATAATACACATGTGGCATCAAAGAGAGAGATGGATAGATAATATTGTTTCTCCTTTACACAAAATGTCGAATAAACAAAGATTTGATGGTGTCATAGAAAAATTAAAACAAATACTGTGACTGATATTTTTGTTTGCTTTCATGACACTATTCCTAATTATTCAGATAAAGTAACTTATTTGAAATTGAATACGCAGTATATCAATAGATATCAATATTCCAACATAATTAATCAACCGAATAATTTACAATGTACTCAACCTTATCTCTCAGAATTTACAGGATTTAAAATGATACAGGATTTAAATTTGACTGACTCTAATTGGATTGCTACTCTTCAATATGATCATATAATATCTGAATCTGACATTGAATTCATTGATAATAATGATTGTATTTTATTGTTTAATCCTTTTGGAACTGGATTAAGTCCTTTAAGAGAACAAGGTTATACAATTGGTAATAAAAACTTTATTGACTTTGTATTAGAAAGATATAATCAATATTTTTCTACTGACTATAAAGATATAGATTTGCAAAATATCCCATTCCCAAGTTGTTCATCTTTAAAAATCTCAAAACAACAATTTGATAAAATAATGAATTTTATTTTTTCTAATGAATTAAATGAAATTTTAAGTTTGGGTTCAAGTTTATATTTTATACACAGATGGCCAGCTCACTTATTTGAAAGAATGTTTGCAATATCCGTTATGATAGAAATATTAGAAGGTTCGGAATATAAAATTTATCAAATAGAACATCATGCTTAATAAACTAATTACTTTTACTTTATGGGGAGATGCCAAAATTTATTGGTATGGAGCAAGTCGAAATATTGAATTAGCAACTAAATATTATCCAGATTGGACACTGAGGTTTTATATAGATTCTAAATCGAATAAGGAATTAATTGAATCTATACAGGGTAATAATGTTGAAGTTATTCTTATGGAGCCAAACAACGATTATGTTTTCAGTAATCAAAATCATCGATTTAATCATTCTGGTCTTTTCTGGAGATTTTTAGCACTAAAAGATCCAAACGTTGATATTGTTCTTTCAAGAGATTGTGATTCTAGATTCTCACAAAGAGAAGTCGATGCTGTTAATGAATGGTTAGATTCGGACAAAGACTTTCATATTATGAGGGACCATCCACATCATCAAGTTCCGATATTAACTGGAATGTGGGGAGCGAGAAATAAAGTTCTAAAAAATATTGGAGATTATTTATCAGATTGGACTCAGTGGCCTCATAAAGGAAGATATCAAGCAGAAGACCAAGATTTTTTAGGTCAAATAATTTATCCTTTAATAAAAGACAAATCTTTAGAGCATTCTGAATTTGGTATAAATTATGGTGGTGAAATAAAATGTTTTCCATCGAGTCGTAATGATTATGAATTTATAGGAGATGTCTTTGATGAAAATGAGAATAGACATCCAGAATACTGGCATTATATAAAAAATAGAAGTTAAAATATGAAAATTGATAAAATTTTATTTGTAAGTGATTCAAATATAAACTATTTAAGTTTTTGGAACTCGGTTTCAAAATACTATAAAACACGTTTTGGTTTAGACTGTAAGTTATTTTTCTTAGGTGAAAAAAATGAAGAAAACGAACAATTTCTTTCGGAAGAGTGGGGAGAAGTTGAGGTAGTTAAGCCTATTGAAAATGTTCCTATTATAATACAGTCACTGTGGGCTAAATTTTGGTTTACTCAAACTGAATTAGAAACGAATTGGTTAATTGGAGATATTGATCTTTATTTACTTAATAAGGATTATTTAGATTTTTGTATGTCTCAAATTCCAGATGGAAACTACGGACATATTAATGCAAATGGTTATAAAGATGGCAATTGGTGGGAAAGACCACTTACTGGAATTCCTGGTTATTTTCACTGTGGTCCTGGTAAGAAGTTTAAAGAGTATCTTGAGTTATCAGATTCTTTTGAAGAGGACTGTCTTTATATTTATAATTCTAAAAAATATGGTATTCTATATAACGGACTTATAAGAAGTGAAGAACAAGCTCCACAAAGAGTCAAAGATAAAAAAGATTATGGATTTATTTGTTGTGAGGAAAATCTTACAACCGAAAGATTGGCTAAGTATAAAGATGAAATTACATCAATAACATATCCAACTAATTTGGTTAGAGTTGAAACTCCATATGCTTTGCATGGATTAGCAACACCAGATGACTTTGATTTTAGTCAAATGTTTAATCCTGATTATAAATCACACTATATTGATTTTCATGCACCAAGACCTTATACAGTTTTTGGAGAAAGGATTGAAAAATTATTAAGTCATTATGAATAGTATTTCTCAGTGGTGTGGAAGATTTGGAAATAATATTCAACAAATTTCAAACGCTATTTATTATTGCAAAGAAAAAGGTTTGAATTTTAACTCTCCTGATAATGAGTTGGTTAATTCATTTGGTCAAATATTTGGTGATAATAATTGTCACTCAGCACTTTATTTCTTTCATATACCAAGTAAATTAGGACACGGAAGACCAGATTTTGAAATCAACAATTTAGAAAGTTTGTTTAGTGAAAGAAGAGAAATTTGTCAAAAATATATTTATCCAAATCTGAAAATAAATTTTGAAAACATAATAGAATTACCAGAAGATACTGTAGTAATGCATATAAGAAGTGGTGATATTTTTAGTAGAAGAAATTATTACTGTCCTGTAGTTTCAAACTATTTACAAAATCCTCTTTCCTACTATACTAAAATTGCTGAAAAATATAACCGTATAATTGTATTAACTGAAGATTATAATAATCCAGTAATATCGGAATTAGAAAAAAATGAAAAGATAGAAATTAAAATATTAGATATAACTCAAACTATAGAGATTATGCTAAGTGCAAAAAATATTGTCACATCAGGTGTCTCAAGTTTTGCAATAGCTTGTGTTTTATTATCTAAAAATATAAAAAAAATGTATTGTTCTAATTTAGTTGTTGAAGAAATTTTAAATCAAAGAGATTTACAAGACACTAAAGTTGAAATCGAAGTTATTGGTATTGATACAGAGAGATATATTAGATGGAACGAATGGTTAAATACAGATGAACAAAGAAAATTAATGTTAGAATATGTTTTATAGTCAGTCAGGAGAAGATAAAGTACTTTATGATAAGTACTTAAATTATGAGAATGGATTTTTTATAGAATTAGGAGCTATGGATGGTTTGATGTACTCAAATAGCTTGTTCTTTGAAAAGAATCTAAATTGGAAAGGCGTGTTAATCGAGCCAACAAATCAATATGATAGACTTATAATTAATAGACCAAATTGTTACAATTTCAATTTTGCTATAACAAAAGAAGAAGGCGTTGTCAATTTTTTAGGAAATGGAGCTGTAGGCGGAGTTGTTGAAACAATGCCAGAAGGACATAGAGTGGGGAATCGAATTGGTAATAATGTTTATCAAGTTAAGTCTTCTCCTATTTCAAATTTATTGAAAGAGTTGAATATTGAAAGAGTTGATTTATTCTCAATAGATGTTGAGGGTGGTGAATTACAAGTTCTTGAAACATTTGATTGGAATATTCCAGTATATATTGTTTTGATTGAAATGTCAAGATATGTTCCTGAAAAAGATGAGATGTGTAGAGATTTTTTAAGAGAAAAAGGATTTGAGTTAGATACATCATCAGTCATAAACTATGGATGTGAAGAAATATGGATAAATAAAAATAATGTAAGAAAATGAAAATACTCATATCAGACATATACTTAAAAGGAAAGGATAACTGTGACTGGAAAGATGGATACGAATTATATTACGCATTTAAAAGTTTAGGCTATGAGTGTGATATTGCTGGTAAAAATGGAGATATACCAGAAGCCGAAATTCCAAACATAGCTAATAATTATGATTTAGTAATTATTACTGAAAACTATCATCAATATAGCCAATGGGAATGGTGGAACTGGAAAGAAGTAAAAACTCCAAAGTTATTTTGGGCTATTGATACTCATTTAATAGATTTTACTGATTTCATTAACTATCACAATATAGACTATGTTGCATTCAACAACAAAAGAGATATTGATAAAATGATAACATCTGCAAAGAAATTTTGGCTTCCTTATGGGATTTCAAAAAAACACTATGGTGTTGATTATGAAACTGAAAAAGTTCATGATATTACATTTATTGGAGGATTAAATCCTGATAGACAAAGTTATATTTCAAAATATAATATGGAACACTTTCAACTTTATGGTCCTAACTATGTTAGGGAAATGCAAAAGTCTAAAATTTGTTTTAATAAATCTATGTCTCATGATTTAAATGCTAAAAATATGGAAATAATTGGATCAGGAACTTTTATGTTATCAAATATGAATCAAGATTTTTTAGATTTCATGGATAATAATGAAGATATAAAAGAAATGCTCTATCTAAATGATATTGACTTAGATATTAAAATAAAATATTACTTAGATAACGAAGAGAAAAGAGAAGAAATAGCAAAAAGAGCTCGTAAATATATTTTTGAAAACCACTCTTATGAGAAAAGAATGGAATACTTAATAACAAATTTATAAAATAACTATGAATAGAATTATATACTTACTTAAAAACGACAAAAAAGAAATTGGTATGTTGTTTCAAAGTTTAAAACTTTTGAAACAGAATTTTTTACCAAATAATAATTATCCTATTGTAATTATCCACGATGAAGAGATTGAAGATGAGATTTTTACTCAATTAAAATCTTATTCAGATGTAGATTTTGAAACTATCTTAATAAGTTTTGATAGTGATGATTATAAAAGTAAAACAATAGGAGTTCCTGAATATGTTATGGTTCCGGGTATAGATAGAGGATTTGGAATCGGATATAGACATATGTGTAGATTTTACTCATATGGATTGTATCAGATACCTCAATTGCAAGATACTAACTATTATTTGAGATTAGATTGTGACTCTTATTTTGTAAGTCCGGTTACATATGATATTTTTAAACATATGGAAGAAGGACGGTTTGTATATGGATACAATCAAATTACTACAGATAATCCATTGGTTTCAAAGAACCTTTGGGAAGTTAGTAAGGAATATTCCAAAACGACAACTGTTTTAAAAACTCCTATAGATGAAGTTACACAATATAATGTTTATTATACAAACTTTGAGATAGCAAAATTTGACTGGTTTTCTAATTCAGGATATAAAGATTACTTTGAGTTTTTAGATGAACAAAATGGAATATATGAATATAGATGGGGTGACCATTGTATAAAGTATTTGGGAGTTGAAATGTTTTTAGAAGACTCTAAAAAGTCACATATTAATTTACCATATAGACACGGAAATATTTTTGAAATAAATGATTTTGAACAATTTATTAATAGGTAATACTTCACAACTATCCTACTTTTTTCCTGAAGAGAACTTTATTAAAGTTTCTTCAAGAAATTTAGATTTAGAAAATTTTTCTACTAAAAAGTGGAATAGAATTTTTATATGCTTTGGTGAATCAAGAAAGTTCATAAGTGATATTAATCTACATGATGATATCAATTTTTATTTAACGATAAAAGTAATAGATGCATTAAAAGAATGTTGTCAGTCTATTGTAGTCTATTCAAGTTGTGAATTGTGGAATAAATATGAAGGTCAAATTTCCTTAGATTTAGATTTTAATTTTTATTCAAGTCCTTATACACAATCTAAATATAAACTATCTAAATATATTTTATCAAATCAAAATAAATACTCAAATGTTTTTATACTTTATCCATTTAACTTTAACTCAGTTTATAGAAGCCAAAACTTTCTTTTTGGAAAAATATTTGATTCTATAATAAATAAAAAAGTAGTTGAAATAGGTGATACTTATTTTTACAGAGATATTGTTCATCCAAAGTATATAGTTGATGAATCAATCACCGTTAATTCACATAAATTAATCGGTTCTGGTCGTAAAGTTTATGTAAATGATTTTATAAGAGATTTATATAAACACTTTGATTTGAAATATGAAGATTATGTAGTGGAGGATTGTGATAAATTTAATGAGTATTCAAAGAAAAATGAATACTATTTAAAATCCAATATTTGCACTTATACTTATAAACAATTACTTGAAGATACAATACAAGATATTAAATCAAATATGAAATAAATGAATATAAAATTATATGATGAGAATTTATTAAATTCTCAAAACTCTTATACTAAAGATAAATTAAATCTACTTAAATATAAATTTAAAGGTTTTGAAAATATAATACAAAACTACTCAGCATCTCATCAAGATTTATTTGTACTTAGTATGTTAGATGGAAAACATAATGGACAATATGTTGATATTGGTGGAGGTGATCCGTATATAAACTCCAATAGCTACTTATTGGAAAAATATTATGGTTGGAAAGGAGTTTCATTTGACCTAAAATCTGAATTAATAAATTCGTGGAAAGAAGATAGAGAAAATCCTTATTTAGTTGAAAATGCAATAACATTCAACTATTCAGATTATTTTAAAAATAATAACTTTCCTAAACAAATAGACTACTTATCTTTAGATATCGAGCCTGCTTATAATACACTGAACTGTCTCCGTAATTTACCACTTAATGATTATAGATTTAGTGTTATTACATACGAGACAGACTACTATGCAACTAGGCTTAATAACTCAGAGTCTTTAGCAAATGAAATAAGAGAAGAATCTAGAAGAATTTTACTTTCACATGGTTATATTTTAATCAGTGGTAATGTTTCAGCTATATCAACAGAGTGTCCTTATGAAGATTGGTACGTCGATCCTAATGTAATTGATAAATCAATCTATGAAATCTTTCTACAAACAAACGATGATAGTAAATTTTATGAAGATATCGTTTTAAAAAATAATAAAAAAAATGACTAAAGTATTACTTATACATTCAGGTAACGAATTTCCACCACATATAAACGATTGTATATCACAATTAATTAAATTTAATTTTGAAATTCATTTGGTTCTAAGTGAATCATTACATTCTTTTGTAGAGCAACCTGAAAACATTATACTTTCATCAATTGAAGAAAACACCGATTATAGATATGAAAGCTTTACTGTTAATCATGATATATCCTTTAGAGATTCTTTTTGGTTAAGAGTTTCAAATAGATTTTTTATTATTGACAATTATGCAAAAAAAAATAATATAGAAAATTTTATCTATATCGAAAATGATGTATTATTATACAACAACTTTGAAAAAAATATAGAAATACTTAAAAAGACTAATTGTGAAATTTGCGTATCAGTGGATTCTGAAAGAAGAGCTGTTCCTTGTTTGATATATTTTAGAGATTCTGAGGCTACATCAAACTTATCAAATCATTATTACAATAATAGAAATTGGAATGATATGGAGAATCTTTTCATTTATTTCAATAATAACAGAGATAAAGTAATAAATTTTCCAATACTTCCGAATAACTCGGGATTAGAACTCTGTAGTCAAACCGGAATCAGAGACACCGGAAACATTAATTACTCTTTTATGTTTGAAGAGTTTAGTTGTATATTTGATCCACAAGCAATTGGTCAGTATATTGGTGGATTAGACCAAAGAATACATCATCGCGATACGATAGGATTTGTAAATGAAACTACAATTTTTGATGTTTCAAAATTAGATTTTATATGGATAGATTCTTTACCTTATATCAATTTTAATGATAGAAAAATTCCAATACATAATATACATGTTCATAGTAAGGATTTACAAAAATTAATGAATATGTGATGGTAATTGACTGGATACAAGGTGATAAATTTGCATCATTAGCAAATGATAATATAGTTTTTTGTAGAACACATGATGTGAATAATTTTTTTAGAAATTGTCAAAAAGAAAAACCTTTCATATTGGTAACTCACAACAGTGATGGTTATATTACTGATAATCCAAGATATGTAAATACATTAGAGCCTCATCATCATGCTGATGTAAGATTTATGCCTGATAATTTACATAAGTGGTTTGGTTGTATGGTTGAGTATAGTAGTGATAAAGTTATTTCTATTCCAATAGGAGTTGAGAATAATCAACACTTTGGTAACAAAGGTGAAATAATAAAATTAATAAATCAGCAAAATATTCAAAAAAGAGAAGACAAATTAGTTTATGTAAATTTCAAAATTTCCAATAATTATACAGAAAGAATTGCCTGTTATAATTCTCTTAAAGACAAAGATTTTTGTACATTCGCTGATAAAATGTTCACTGATGAGCAATTAAATCCACCAACAGAACCTTTTCCACACATCTATAAAGAATCTTATGAACTTTTTGCTAATGAAATCAAGACTCATAAATTTGTTGTTTGTCCAGTAGGAAATGGACTTGAATCTCATCGACTCTGGGAAACACTATATTTAGGTTCTATTCCAATAACCAGACGAAATGTAAATTATGCTTTTTATGAAGACAAGATACCTATTTTAATGATAGATGAATGGTCTGAAATAACAAAGGAATTACTTGAGGAAAAGTATATTGAAATAAATAATAAATTGAAAGAAGGTAAATATAATCTAGAAATGCTTGAATTTTCTTATTGGTCTAATCTAATTTCAAAAGAATACAATAAATTAAAAGAAAAATGAAAAATTATATTCAAATAGGTACAAATAAAGGCAATGATGATTTTATGTCAATCATGAAAAATCTTGATGAAAAATCAAGAATAATTCTTATTGAGCCTCAACCTGAATTAATTGAATTAATAGAAACTTCTTATTGTGAATTAAAAGAAATACATGACATAACTATTTTGAATGTTGGTATAGTAGTCGATAAAAAAATCAATACTTTGTATAAATACAAAAATGATACTGATTCTGCGCTTACTTCAATTATAGATAGAAAAAGTGTTGATTTAGAATCAGAGGAGATTAAATTTAAACCTCTCACCTTTCAAGAACTTTGTGATAATTTTTGTATTTATGATATAGACTTACTATTCATAGATACAGAGGGATATGACTATGAAATAATAAACTCTATAGATTTTAGTAAAGTTAATATTGCGGAGATTATTTGCGAAAAATGGCCCTTTGATATTGATTCATCTGATGATATAAAAACAGGACCGTCATATTTCAACAATGTTCTGTTAAAAAAGTTATCAAATTATGAATTGAAAGAATTTGATGAAAAAAATCACAAGTTTTTAAAGAAAAAAAATCAAATCTAAAAAATGATAACTGTTGAATTATTGGGTCGGCTTGGAAATCAGATGTTTCAGTATGCTGTTTGTAGAACAATAGCTGAAAAAAACGGGTATAGTTTTCATATACCATATGATTTATCAATTAACGATGGTCATAACATATCAAACTATTTTAGTGTCGATATGGGTAGCTCGGATGGAGAAATAATTTATAAATTTTCAGAAGATGCGAGGATACAAAAATTTAATCCAGAAATATTTAATATTCCTGATGGAACTTTAATTTGGGGATTCTATCAAACAGATAAGTATTTCAAAGAAAATGAAAGTAATGTAAAAAGTTGGTTTAAAGTCGATTTAGATGAAAAAACAGAAAGTATTCTTAATTTGTATAATAAAGAGGATTATTGCTTTATACATTTTAGAGGAACAGATTATAAGCAGTTTGATTCAGGATCTAGATTTTTACCTAAGAAGTATTTTGAAGACGCTAAAAATTTAGTTAAGAAAAAAAAATCAGATATAAAATTTATTGTTATTACTGATGACATAGAAGAGGCTAAAAATTATTTTCCAGAAGATAAGTCAATATCTAATGAAATGATGGTGGATTTCAAATTACTTTATTATTCTAAATATTGTATTATACCAAATTCTACATTTTCTTGGTGGGCTGCTTGGTTAAGTGATAAAATCATAACAGTAGCTCCTAATAATTGGTTAAACTACCAAATGCCACATCTAGGATTTTATCCTGTGGATATTAAAGTTGAAAAATTTAATTATGTCTAATGTATATAAGCTTTGATTATCTTTGTAAAAATTACGGAACTCCTAAGGGAGTAATTCACATAGGCGCTCACTTATTAGAAGAAAGAGATGCTTACCTAAGAAATGGAATAAAAAAAATATTATGGGTCGAAGGTAATCCATCTATATTTAATCAAATTAGTAGTATAAATGATAATAACAATATCGAATACGAAAAGGTAGTCAATCATATCATATCCGATGTCGATGATGTTGAGTATGATTTCAAAATTACAAACAATGGCCAATCTTCTTCTATATTAGATTTAGACAGACATAAAATTTTTCACCCGGAAGTTTCTGTTGTTAGTTCGATAAAATTAAAATCAAAAAGAATGGATACTCTTATTGAAGAAATCTCATTAAACATTGATAATTTTAATTTTATCAATCTTGATATTCAGGGTGTTGAGTTACTGGCTCTAAAAGGATTTGGTGATTTGCTAAATAAAATAGACTTTGTTTATACTGAAGTAAATGTAGGATATGTCTATAAAGACTGTGCTTTAATCACAGAAATAGATGAGTATCTAAGCAGTTTTGGATTCTCAAGAACAGAGACTCATCTCACAGAAATGGAATGGGGTGATGCTTTTTATGTAAAAAAATACAATAAATAAAACTTTAATAAACTACTATATTATAAAAAATAAAATAAATTATGCCACCATTAGAAAAAAATTTGATTGATAATTGTTTATCAAAAATATCTAAATCATATACGGATTTTCCTGTTTTTATTGAAACTGGAACTTTTATGGGAGAAACTACTCAATTAGCATTGGGTTTATTTGAAAAAACTTACACAATCGAACTTGAACCTAAATTATATGATAGAGCAGTATCGATATTTTCAAATACTTCTAAAGTAGATGTAATGTTTGGTGATACTATTAAAGTACTCCCAGAAATTTTGAAAGAAGAAAAAAGGAATATCATTTTTTGGCTTGATGGTCATAATTCAGGACCAGGAACCGCTGTTGGTGAAATCGACTTTCCTGCTTTACAAGAATGTGAAATTATAGATAATCAATTTAAAGGAGACTCAGGATTAGTTTTAATTGACGATGTTAGATTGTTTGGAGTCGGTCACTCTCCTCAGATAGATGACTCACTATTGACAATAACAATTGATAAAATCATAAATTCATTTAAAAATAAAAAAGTAGTTAATTATTGGATTTTACCAAGTTGTTTAGATCCTAATGATAGATTAGTTATTTATATCAATTAATATGAAATATGATTTTTTAATAGTTGGATCTGGATTCTTTGGCTCTATTTGTGCTCATGAATTGACAAAGAGAAATTTTAATTGCTTAGTAATTGAAAAGAGAAACCATATTGGTGGAAATTGTTATACTGAAAATAGAGATGGAATCAATATACACACGTATGGTCCTCATATCTTTCATACTTCAAATGGAACTGTTTGGAGCTGGATAAATCAATTTGTAAAGTTCAATAATTTTACACTAAGACCAGTTGCTAATTATAAAGATGAAATTTACTCTTTACCTTTTAATATGTGGACGTTTTCTAAGTTGTGGAATATAACTCACCCAGAACAAGCAAAAAAAATTATTGAAGAGCAATCTGCTGAAATTAATGAACCACAAAATTTAGAAGAACAAGCAATTAAACTAGTTGGTAAAGATGTCTATTATAAATTAATAAAAGGATACACAGAAAAACAATGGAGAAAGTCCGCAACTGAACTTCCTAAGGAGATTATAAAAAGACTACCTGTAAGATTTACTTATGATAATAACTATTTTAATGATAAGTATCAGGGAATTCCAATTGGTGGATATACTCAGATATTTGAAAAACTACTAGAAGGAGTAGAAGTAAAATTAGAAGTTGATTATTTAAAAGACAAAGATTATTGGAATTCAATTGCTAATAAAGTTATTTATACAGGACCAATAGATGCTTACTTTGATTATCAATTTGGTGAATTAGAGTATAAAACAACTGAGTTTGAACACAAAAAGATTGATACTTCAAATTATCAAGGTATAGCTATGATGAACTATACAGATATCGATGTTCCTTTTACTCGATGTATAGAACATAAACATTTTGAGGATATTATAACTGATTGTACTTGGATATCTTATGAATATCCGGTTGAATATAATAAATCAAAAGAACCTTATTATCCAGTGAATGATAATGTAAATAACTCTAAATATAATCAATATAAAAAACTTTCCGAATCTTCAGAAAATGTTTATTTTGGTGGAAGACTCGCAGAGTATAAGTATTATGATATGCACCAGGTAATTGAGAGTGCTTTAAATTTTGTATCTGTTATATCCTCTGAATAATAGTAGGAACTTCACTTAATTCAAGTACCTTACTTTGATTTAATAAGAACTCTATATCATAGAAATTGAAATGAAAGTTTAAAGTAAAATCTTTTGAAGAAACTTTTTGTTGTGAGTAATTAAAGGTGTTTTCACTAAGACCTTTAAGAATAATTTCGTAAAATCTTATAACATATATTGCATCACGGTGAATATCAACACAAGTAATAGTAAAAGGACTAATAAATGCATTTTCTGTATCTAAATAATGTTTTGTTATAATATCAAACATTAACCAATAATTCAAATCAGAATCTACACTTCGAAGAGTTACCGTTAAGTCGTGTGTTGTTGTGATATCTTGAACGTTTTTAGCGGGCTTGAATTGTCTTTCTTTACCTCTCATTGTAATTTGTTTTGGCATTTCAAATCCAATTCCAGGAAAATTAACACTTTTAATAGTAGAGTTAATATAGTCAATTACATTCTCATATTGAATCCAATTTTTTTCTAAAATAGGAGAATATGTATCAATAATTTCTGTAGGTAAGAAATCTGATGGTAGATTAAATATAAACTGGCTATTCTGACTACTTAACCTCATTTCTTAAATTTATTTTTTGACTTATCAAGCACTTCTTTAGCTTTAAGTTCTTGAGATTTTAATAAGTCTTTTGGTTTAGGATTAATTCCTTGTTTAATCAAGTCCTGTTTGTTAGTTGGTTTTGGAGTTGGTGCAACTTCTTGAGATATATTTGAATTATTTTGTGGTAGATTTGTTTGAGCAGCCTGAGCTAAAGCTTGTGAAACAGCAGCTGATGTTAAGTTACTCAAAAGAGATGGATCTAATTTTATCTCTTTAGCTAAATCTTCTTTAGAAGATTCTTTGATTGAGTCTTTAATACTTTGAGCATTAAGTTCTGCTAAATTCTTAGGACTATCATGTAATTTAAATAGACCTGAGTAAATTAGCGAGGAGTTTGCCCCAGTAGAACCAACTATATAAAATATGTTTGAATTTGAATTAAATATCTTTTTGATATCACCCATTCTATTTTCTGGTATTCTAAATACAACTTGTCCATTTTTTAAATTGACCTCATTAGATTGTGTGTATAGTGGAAAAGATGCTTCTAAGACATCATTTTTTATAACAAATTTTAACTCGGTAAATCCAGTCAAATCGTAAAATTCTGGACTTTCATTTGTTCCTTTTGCTATACTAAACTTTAATACATTATCAAATGGGTATAGGGTAATTGTCATTTTTGAATTGCCAAAATATTTGTTATTTCCAAAGTTTGCATTTTCACTTTTAGTAATAATATTAAACCTATCATATAATACAGGATAGGGAACATTGACCGTTTGAATTGAAACTTGTGGATTTGCTGGTTGAGTAGATGCAGAGCTCATTGATGATATATTTGATGGTGCATTTGAAACTAAACCATTATTAAGTGGATTGATATTATTATTTGAAATATTCACATCGTTTGTTAAAATCGAATTAGCCGAAGCCGGAGCAATTTGTCTTGGGGGAAGAGAAAGTCTATTTTTTCTAACTTTTATCATTCCCATTGAATTAGCCAAACCAACAAGTGATGGATCGATTGAATTCTTAATATTATAAATTTTTGGTTTAGATGCCTTTTGTAAATTTATTTTTATCAACTTTAATGAATATCTAGCAACCTCATCTTGTAACATACCGTAAGAACCTCTTCTTACTACATAAGTCTCATCAACAGCATCTATTAATCTCATTTCAACATCTATAATTGCGGTTGTCGTTGAGAATTTAATTATTGGTCTATATTCTATTGTTTCGTTGAAGTTATCTGTCACTATAGTTGTCAATGTTTTACCTCTTACGTTCTGTTCAAAAGTAGTAATTTGATATTCAACATAGTATCTATGACCTGCATAAACAGAGTCATCAATAAACTGTTTAAATCCACCAATTGTTCCGTTATATGTAGCGTAAATCTCAAAAAAATCACCATTGTTAGAGTGCTTAATCATAAGTCCTAAATCTTCTAGTTCTGGTGTTTGTGGAACTGTTGTTGAGATTTTAGGAGCTAAAATATAAGTTGAAATACCATTTACTGTTTGTATATTATTAATAAAATTAAAATCAATAAATACTGGAGAAGTTAAGCTAAAACCGGCATTGTTAGTTAGATTAGCATTTATACTATTTTCTTTTGGTCTATTATTTTGCCTTTGAAGAGCAATTGCCCCGAGTGCCGGAATATCAATTGTAATATTTTTACCCCAAAGTTTTTCTTGAAACAATAAAGGAGGAGATGAATAATTTAGTAAATAAGACTGACTCACATCACTCATATCAAAATAAAAATTACTCAAATCAAAAGATTGTTGTAATACTGTGTCAAATCCATAAACTCTTATATAAAACCCAAGATATTCTCCAAAAGTCCAATTGACTGGTAAGTGTATTCTAATTGTATCGTGTTTTATTGGAGCGGGTGCTGAATAATTTCTTAATTGTAAAAATGTATAGTATGATGGATCAATTTTACCATATCTATTAGAAATATTATCTAATCTAAAAAGAGAATTTCCTCTAGTGTTGTTAGTACCTGATGTAGAAGTAGCTAAATATGAGAATCTTTTTTCTTTAGAATTGACTAGTACTTCGTAAGCTTCTGATAAGTTATTCTCTGAATCATAAACATATTCTAGTAATATGTTTTTATCTAGTTTTACAAATTTAGAGATTTTCGACATTGATATATTTCAACTATTTTAAAGTATATATAAAAAAAATAACCTTTCATTACGAAAGGTTTTCTTTAATCAATCTTTGTCTGACATATTCTATTATATCATTTTCCGGAGTATCTGAATGTTTCAATTTGATGTTTCTCCAGAGCTCGGCTTCTTCTTGTCCTAGTTTTTCAATTTTTTCATTTAGAGGTTTTAAAGACTCTTCAAGTTTTTTTCCTTCTAATTCAGTACCATCTAAGACTTTAGTTATTTGTTTTAAAACTTCTTCAGAAGTTATGTCGGTTCGATTTTTCAAATTATTTTGAATTGTTGTGAGTTCATTTTGTAACTCTTCTAGTTTTGTCACCACATCACTAGCTTTTTTTCTATAAAAATTCATGCTATTGTTTAAACCAAGATATTCTCTTCTTATTTTTATAGCGGACTGAACTAAATTCTCATCTATCATTTTTCGTCTGATTCTTTTTTAGCTCTGGGTTTTCTAGTAGTTGTTTTTTTAGGAAGGTCTTTTGATAAAACCGGTTCTTTCTCAAAAGAAAGTGGTTCATTTTTTTCAACTTGAGTAACCGAATCGGTAATTTGATCATTTACTGTTTGAATATTTTTAGAATCTTTCTTTGTCTCTTTCTTCTCCTTATTTGTTGTATTGAAATTTGAGGATAGTGTGGTAGGGGCGCCATAAACAAGTTGTTTAATTTTACTTTTGATAGTTTCTCTTATAGTTGATGGATCTTGTAGAATTTTATTTGTAAATTCATCTGCTAAGAAATCAATCATTGAAATCTCATAAGAGTCTTCCATCATTTCAATAAAGTCTAATCTTGGAATTTTATCTGAAATTTCAACATTTATTTTAAATTCTACATTTCTTTTAGTTCGTTTAAACATTGTTAAAATAGGATCTTCTACAGAAGTTACCTGTTGAACTGGATTATAATTTTGTTCAGGAATATCTCTATTTATTTCAATTCTTTGAACTGGTTCATTAACTACTGGTCTGGCTATTGTCGGTAACTCATTTTCAGCATCCTCTCCTAACAATTTAGCAAATGCTTCGTTTTGTCTTGAGGTAGCCTCTATTGGATTTGGATTTACTCCATATTTTCTAGCAAGTTCTGCTTTTTCATCTTCTTCTGTAGTCATAATAATTGCGCTTTCATTTGAAACCGGACCAAAGCTATCATAAGTGGTTGATGGATTTACTTTTATATTTCCATCATCATCGTCATTTATATGATTCGTTGGTATAGTTTTTATTTTTTCAAAAAGAGAATTGTAAGCTCCTTGATTATTGAAAAATTGATTTGGATCTATTTGTTCAGTATATTGATTCGAATCCATAAGTGTTCTAACATCTATTTTTTGTTTATTTTCAAGTATTGCAATGTTTTCAAAAGAATCAATAACTTTGATTGTTTCACCAGTCTTATTATTTTTAAATGTTTTATTGGCTATACTCATAATAATATATTACATTTTTATCTTTATTTATATAAAAAAATTATTTTTAGTTTATATAAAACAAAAAAATCCCACAAAAAAATTGTGGGATTATAAAATTTTATTTGTTATTAGAGGTCACTAAAAAAGTCATCCTCGTCTTCTTCAACAGATGCTGATGAAGTAGATGCTGAGAAGTTATCTTCAAAGTCGAAATCATCAGAAGATGGTTTTGACTCAGTCTTAGCGTTTGAGTAAGAAGAAGAAGCTTTACCTGTTAAGAAATTAGTAATTTCTGTAATTTTAGATTGTTGTTCTTCGGTCAATTTCTTAGGAGAGTACTCTTCTAAGTCATGATCTCTTTCTAATAAAAATTCTCTGATTTTACCTTGAACAGATGCTTCAATTTTACCCTCATTAAGTGGTGCGTTTTTGAAAGCTCCTTTATCTTTAAAGTAAATAGGAAGAGAAGTTGTTTCTGGTTTAAACATACTCATTTTGTAATCAGGGTAAGTTTCATCACCAGTTTGGATTTCTTTAACTACTAATACAAAATCTTTACCAGCAGCCAAGTCAAAAACATTACAAGGAACTCCGGAGATTTCTCCGTTTTTCTCAGCCATGATTTTATCTTTGATTGTTTTACCATATTGGAAAATCATAATTTTACCAACGTTTTCTGGTTGTTGCTCATCTTCAAGAACTAAAACATAAGAGTAGTACTTCTTAGAATACTTCAATTGTTTTGATTTCTCAATAAGAATTGCATTTTTAGAATTTTGCATTGTGTAGTAAAGATCAGTCAAAGCGCATTTCTCATCGAAATTCTTTGGACTATCAAACCATCCACTCAACTCTCTAGGTTGTTTAATATCAACATAGTGAGTGATTTTCTCAATTGCTGATTGACCAACTTTACCATCTTTGGTCAAATTAGGAAGAAATCTCACTACAGATCTCCATCCTCTTTTTTTGTCCTTACATTTTGCAAGGTCAACACGGTAAATACCGTCGTTGTTTGTTGTTGTTTTTTGCTCATTTAAGAAGTCCATTTTGCTGTCTAAGCCTCCATTAAATAAATCATCAAAATCTGCCATAATTGCCTTTTATTTTTTTTTATTTCAGTCTATAAAACTGATAGTATTTATATTAAAATTTATTTGGAAAGTTTATAAATTTTTACTATAGTTCCAAACTTATTTTAACATAATATTATATGAAATGATTTGTTACTTGTTTATCCAGATTATGTTCATTGAATATATTAATAAGACTTTTATATTCTTCATCTGAACAATTTACTAAATATAAGTTTGAGTGTATAAAAGTTATCACATCACCGTTATTTTCATCTACATAATCTTCTTTCCAGAAGCCATAAAGTGGTCTAAAATCAGTTGATTCATAAACCATTTTCAGTCTTTCTATTACCTCATCTAAATGTTCGGGTAGAAATATATCAAATGTCATATAAATAAAAGGATAAGCTTTTACTACTCCTCTTTCAATATTTTCTACAAGTAATTCCTCAAAAGTTTTACCAGTAACTCCAGACTTTTCAAGGTTAGTCCTTTTTTCTTCTACATCATCTAAATGTAACCACTCAACATTTCTTCTAAGAATTCCTTTATTTAGGTTTTTGACTGGATCCATAAAAAAATCAGACCATTTATCTCCAAATAAATCATAAGGTTTTTCTTCATACCAATTTCTTTCTTTCCACGACATCTCGTGATAAAGGTCAGATTGAATAGTTCTATCCCATTTTTGTGGAAAGAAAAGATATCCACCGTCAATAAATTTACTCAAAGCTTCAGCACTATTATTATAGTTAAATTTAGTTATCCCATCATCTTCTAACTCTATGAAGAAATCATGTAACTCTGTATATGTTGGAAAGTGTATTTTACCAACAGACTCAAATAATTTATATGATTTTATATACTTCATTACATTTTCAATAATATTTTTAAAGTATAATCATATATCGGTCTTGAAGTGTCAAAATATCTTTCATCCCTTGAAAAGGGCCAAAGAACTTCTTCATAGTCTAATTCTGCTGTAATCAAGTCAATTCTATCATCTAATTCTTTTTCTAAGTCTAATAAACTCATTTGACCTGTTCTGTGAGAATCTACCGATGACCAACCACCAATGTCAATTACCACACCTGGTTGATACATACTAAGAACATTTTCAGGAGAATATAATTTTAATTTTCTCATCTCATATTCTTTAAGTTCAGTAAATTCTGAGAAGTCAAAATTCTGACATTGCCACTTTTTATCTGTAACAAATTCAGATTCTGGTGCTGTTCTAAAATTGACTTCAGTATCTATCAATCTTGAACAAGATACCGTTGGTCTTACAATTTCAAAAATTATATTATGTAAAATATAACTTTTTCTTTTCATATCATCTGATTCAAAAATAGGCATAGTTCCATTATACTTAAGCTCGTTAATATCATTTACTCTATCATAATCTCCATAAAGAACGGCACAATAAATATTCTTTTCTTTTTCATCAGGTAGAGTGTCATAGATTTCAAGCATCGCATCTTTTATATGATTCAAATCAACTTCTGAAAGTATTTGAAACATTCTATCAACATGAGACTTTATTTTCTGCCACCAACCATCTCCTACAAAATGGTCAGTCCATCTTTCTAATTGTGATATATCATTATTTGACCAGTGATTATTTCTAAGATAATCATAGAAATCAAAAATAGAATATTCTTTTTGAGACTCTAAAAAAGATTTATATGTTTCTAATTTTTTCATCTTAAAGTTTTTATTCTTTCTACTTGATATTTCATTATATCAACATCTTGATTTTGTTTAAGTAAATCAATTATCTTTTGATACATTTGTATTGTTATCCTACAGTCTGTAATGGCGTCGTGATAACCCATCATATTAACTCCTAAGACCGGTCCTATTTTAGCCATTGATGATGATATAAGTCCGTTATCTCTTGTAGATGTTCCTATAAAATCAATCATTTCTTTATATTTAGTATCTGTTTCAGCTAATGTTTGTAATAGAGGTAAGAAATATAACTGAATCAACATTTTAGTATCAAATACTTCGCTTTCAATTTTGTGACCGTATCTTCCACTTAGCATTGCCATATCAAAACTCGCATTTTGAGCAACTAATATATTTGGTGAGTAATTACTAACCCATCTGAAAAAGTCATCTACTATATCTTTTTCATTTTTATATTTATAATCACCTGATCCATAGTGATTAAACCCCAATACCCACTTAGTTTTATCCTCAGGTTGTAGAAACTTTGATTTAGTTTCATCTGTTAATTTTATCTTTTCATCAAATGTTCCTATTTCACTAAAATTGTTTGATTTGAAATCATACTGAGTTGCTATTGCAGATACTTGAGTTAATTGTTGTTGTTTTGGACCACCTAACCCAGTCGTTTCGGTGTCGCACCAGATAAACGGCAGTGTGGATTTAGATTCTAACCACTCTAATATTTCTGGTATAGTTTTATACCACATTTTATTTTCATTCAATCCTTCCTCTACCTTATCAAAATGTATATAAACTTGCTCAGATATCGTTCCTTCATTAAGTGTTTTAATTTTTGTTGAAAATCCTTCAGATTCTAAATAACTTATAGTTGCCTCAACAACAGGACTTATTTCATTCCAAAACTCATCGTGAGTTAGTCTTCTTTGATTTTTAATCCAAACATAAGGACCATGTAACCAATAGTGTTTTTTATCTTTCGGTCTTATTAAGTCAATAAATGAATTAAGTTTGGAAGGTGACTCTGTGAATCCACTGATATGTGGTCTGTATCCTAAATCTTCTAATTCTAAAAGAATATTTCTTAAATAAGATTCCAATTCCAATCTAATTGGACTAGTTGGTAGTTTCCACTCAGAGTCATATTCTATACCTTCATGTTTAATTGATTCATTTGTTTTATAGTCAAATTTAACTTTTTCACCCGATGGCATTGAGTAAGTAATCTTATCAACATTTTTTACTTCATATTTATAACCAGGATTGACATACTTTTTACCTGTTCCCTTTTTAACATAAGCAATTGTTATGTGTGGTTTGTAATCAGGATACTGATCTGAATTAGGAAACTTAGAAAGCTCATCGTGTAAGTATTGTAAAGCACCATCCGGTTTTACATTAAACTTAACAACATCAAACTTCTCATTCTCAAAGATATCTATACCATCTACTACTATGTTTATATTGTCTGTAAAGTTATCAAATACAGATTTTACCATATCTGGAGTTACCGTATCATGAAGACCATAGAGTAAAGTAAGGTGTGGGTTATTTTGAATTCCGTATGTTGAATCTCCTTCTTCTTCATAAATATCTTCCTCATCAATAGATGATGTTATCTCATTCCAGTTACTAACTGGGATTTCGACCATAACACATCCATATTGATAGCCTGATGACTCCTTAATAAATTGTATGTAGTTTTTGATTTTCATTAAAATGCTCTTCGTCGTTCTTTTTTATTTTTAAATATTTCGATAAATATATAATCTCTATATTCTGAAAATTGCAATTTATAATCAGGATATTTATCTGATAATCTTTTTAGACTAACTTTGACTTCTTGTAATAACTCGTTGTTAGTGTTATGATTTTCAATATGGTTATAAATAGAAGAATTTTGGTCACCAATAAGATTTGCTGTCTTAGCAGTTTTGTGGTCTATATCAACTATCGTTTTTAATGTAATAGTTATATATGGTTCTGTTTGATCACCCATCAACATGGAGACTGAATCTCTTTCTATTAATTTTATTTCAGCTCTCTCATCATCTAATAATTCGGCAAAACATTGATAAACATAATCATAATCTATGTAATCATTTTCACTTTCATTAAATCTTCTTAGCCTTTTCATTATATTTCTCCTATTTTATATAGTTTTTTATTTTCATTAAAATGGATATTGTTCTTTTTTCTCTTCACCACCAAATATGTTAATATGAATTGAATAACCAAATATGTCAAAATTAATTTTATAAGTTGGATATTCTTCTGATAATCTATTTAAAGCAACTTCAACTTCTTGTAACAATTCGCTATTTGATTTTACGCCGTTTATGTAGTCAAATAATTTAGACCTTTCAATAGTGACAGTTCCTCCGTTATCTCTTCTTTCTGGATTAGATTGATTAATTTTCAAATCTATGGTAATATACTTTTGATAATCATTTTCAAATTCTCTAATTTGTGCTTTATTATCATCTAACAATTCAGCGAAGCACTGATAAACATAATCATAATCTATATCAATTTTACTTTCATTAAATCTTCTTAGTCTTTTCATTATATTTCTTCTATTTTATATTTCATAAATCTCATAAACTTGTTATGTAATTCATTTCTATCCTCTACATTAAATACAAGGTTATTAACTTTCATGTAACTAACCATTCTTGGAAAATCATCTATTTTAGATATCTTATAACCTAAGTAGTCTAAACTATCTTCTAAGTGTTGATATTCTTCTGGATAAATCCTACTCAAATCTCCAGTTGTTTGTTTATAAACAAACATGTCAAATCCACTTTCATCTGGAACTAATTTTATTAAAAATAAAAAAGAACGTTCTTTTTCAGGTACACTATTTAAAAATTCATCTATGTCTAAATTAATAAAGAATATATCTTTACTATCATCATTTTTTATAACAGCTATCTTATAGTCGTCTATTTGATTCTCAAAACAAGAAAGAATGACTTCTTCTAATTCCTGTTTAGACTCAAATAATTTATATGATTTAAGAAACCTCATAATTGTATATATTAATTTGTCATCTTAAAAAGGATTATTATCTTTGTAGAAATAATTAAAAGATGGCAAGAGAAAAAGATATTATTAGATTAGAGAAAGAGATTAAAAGTAAAATGGCTCAGATTAAAAACAAAAAATTAGCACCATCTGAGTCTGGTATTGGAAAACTTATCAATCTAATGAAAACTTTTGATGAGCCTCTTTTTGATAAATTGATGTCTGATTATAAACAGATACTCAAAGATATAAAGTAATTATTTAACTTTAATCTTCATCTTAGTTCCGGTTGATATCTTTTCACAACTAAGTTCAAATCCGTGCTCTTTGATAATTGCTAAACAGATATTCAGACCAAGTCCGGCCTCTTCAATATCTTTGTGTTTAGCTTTAATAATCTTTTCAAATTGTCTTTCTGAAAGACCTCTACCATTGTCTTCTACAACTATGTTATCTTCTTCTAAATAAATCTTGACTAATTTATTCTCACTATCATTATATTTGAGACCATTTTTAATTAAGTTGTCAACAGCATTCCAGAAAAGTGTTTCATTTGCCTCTAAAGTTGTAAGTTCTCCTAATTCAACTTGCTGATGATAAGAAGTTTTAGAAATTGAATCTTCTAATAATTGTCTGATATCAACTTCTTTCTTTTCCAAAACAACATTTTGTTTTACTAAGTTTGTAAATTCATAAACACTCTTATAAACTTTTTGAGTGTGATTTAAACCTTCTCTAATCATTTTAACTGATCCGTCAATCTTTAGATTTTTTAACTCATCTGGAGTAATTCTTTTTTCCAAAGATGAAATTCCTCTTGGTATATAAGTATTGATTCCTGAATGCATATCGTGTCTGATTATTCTAGCAGCATGTTCTAAATAAGTATTCTTTTTATTTATGTCTTCTAATTGTCTTTCAATTTCTTTATCTTGAACTTTAATAGTTCTTCTTTGTAAAAGTGCTAATACAGAAAGTATAAGAACGGTGATTGCTAAAATAGCACCCCATAGCCAATTTTTGATAACTTGTTTCTCTTCCTTTAATGTTTCTTTGTCAATATTCAAATCAATTACTTGTTTCTCTTTCTTTAAGGATTTGATATTAACATCTTTAGCATCAATTAGGTCTTGACTGCCATTGTTATCTATTAATTGCTTTTTTTCTTTTTGGATTTTTTCAATTTGATTATCAATTTGTTTAGAAAGATTTTCTAAATCTTCTTTTGATAAACTATTAAATGTTTGTGGAAGATTTTTAAGAAAATCTGCATCTTTTTTAAGACTTTGTAATTCAGAAATACTCAATTCTGTTTTAGATTCTTCAGTTTTTTTCTCCAATTTATATTCTTTTTCTAACTCATTTCTAATTTCCTTTCTAATTTGAGAAATATTATTATAGTATGAGCTATCTCTAAAAACGTCTTTTAGTCTAACTCCTTTTTTTTCAGAAAATCTTTTAATTTTAGAAAGGTAAAAGTCAGCTTCTTGATAAAGGCCTTTATTATAAAACTCTACTCCTAACTCTCTATAAAGTCTTGCTTGTTCAGTAGTTATTTTATTTACATCTTCTAATGAAGCTGGATTTAATTTATAAATTAATTCCATTATAGTCTCATCTTCCGGCAAGATAGGAACACCTTGGTCATAAACTGCCTCATATTCATTTATCTTATTGTAAATAACATTTTCAGACTTATTTTTTAATGTGTCAATATATTGATTAAAATTTATTTGAGAAAATAAATTGCATGAGAATAAAGTTATTAAAGTTAAAAGTAGTGGTTTCATAAATCTATATATTAATAAAAAATATTAATAGAAAGTATTTTTCAACTCAAATTCAATGTCATCATCATCACTTTTTTCAAAATCAAAATCGAATCCCATATTTACAATATATGATGCGACACAATCAACCATCATTGGATCCGCTCCTCTTTCTTCCATGTATTTCATATAGTCTTGAATAGTGAAACTACCTTTCTCATTTTTTAGTTTTTGTAATTTAGGTAAAATGTCTTTAGCGATATCTTCATGAATATCAGAGTCTAATTTTCCGTAAGATTCAAAAGTTTTTAAATGTCTCATATCTATATTTTTTTTACATTTCTTCTACCCAAGGTTTCTTACCTCTTCTTTCAAGTTTCTCACACATATCTTTCCACTCATTAGGCTCAAATTTAAGTGCATTTTCTTTTAAGAATTGTCCTACTTGTTTTTTTAAGTCACCATTTGGAAGTTTTCTTGTATGACCCATCCAAGCAAAAGCATCAACAAATCCAGATTTACAACCTTTTGACATTTGGTCATTTATAATATCCATTCTACCATATTCAGCAGCCCATTTAACTACAAAGTTTTTACCAGCTTCTTCTGATTTAACTCCATATTTTAATAACATTTGGTATCCAGCAAAATAAGATTCTCCAATCTCTGTAAGACTTTTCCAAGATCCTTTACAAACTTTTCTGATTGGAAGATTTGAATTAAAGTTAGCATCAGCTCCTGCTTTTAAACAGAATTCTAAAGCATCTTCATCACAAACAATGTTATTAAATACATCACCTGTAAGAACCGCGTGATTAGAAACTAACAACTTAATCATTTCCATATCTTTAGCTTTAGCAATTGCTGAATCAGCTCCTTTTTGTAAGTTAGGTGTTCCACCCAACGCAAAAATCATTTTAACTCTTTCTATATCATTATCTTCAACAGCATTGATAAGAGCTTTTCCATTATCTCTATTTATGTCAGCTCCAAATTCTTTAACATATCCTTGTAAATCAGCCGCTGTAATAGTCCTTTCTCTACCAGTTTCTGGGTCCGGAATAGTTTTCTTAATAATAAATCTTTCAGCGTCTTTTGCTCTCTTTCTTCTGTCAATTTCTTCTTGACTAAGAGGTTGTAAGATATCAAAAAGACTATCACCAATCTCGTATTCATTCTCCCATTGTTTTAAGAGTGATTTAAACTCACCACCTATATAATTATTATTCACTGTTTGACAAGCACCATTATCCCAACTTCTATTCGGTTTCATTGTAATTCCAATAGTCCATCTAGTATTTGTAGATGAAAGATTAAAATTATAAATGTAGTATTGAATATTATACTCACCTAAATAACTATTCCAGTGAGACTCGGTATTCACAATACAGTGTGAGCAGTGAGAGTTTAGCATTTTGTTAGCCGCGTAAGAATTGACCTCTACTATCATAATACCAGATACATTGTAAATAACTTTACATCCTTTAACACCAAGTAAGTCATTTACTTTATTAATCTTTTCAATTCTATCAGAGTATCCTTCTGTTCCAGAGGCGTCTAAGTGTTGTTTTGCAGCTCTGATAAACTCAACAAGTGGATTTTCCTCATTATTAAATCTAGCTAATCTACTTCTCCAAACTAATTTTCCAAAATTTGGATTTGGTTTTCCATCTCTTGTTGTCTCCCAATTATCAACAAGCATTTCGCCAAAGAAAGTTTTCCAAATAATTTCTTTTTTATCATCTGGAGTGATACTTTCAAAACCAACAGCTATTTCTATTAGTTGTTCCATTTGAAGTTCAGTTGCTGAGTTAGCAGCTTTTTTCAATTTTGGAGGAAGAGTATCAATAATTTTTTTAACCTTTCTATAGTCTCCTAATTTATCTAATTCATCCGAAAGAATCTCAGCATTTGTATGATTGTTAGATGGATTTGGAATTGACTCATCTATAAAGTTAATATCAAATTTCTTTGGAAGTTTATCTAACAAGTCTTTATATTCTATAAGAAGACCATAAAGTCTTTCAACTTCTTCATAAGATATTCCTTCAATGAAATACATATAAACAAAATTATAAAGATATCCGATGTTTGGTTGAAAAAGGTCTCTTAGCTTAACAAACTCTTCATTGCGTTCAAGATTTCTAACTTGTTCATCTGTTAATCTAACATCTCTCATTTTCATTCTGATTTCGTTAAATTGTTCCGGTGTAAAGTCATTTTTAGAAAGACCTTTCTTTTCACCATTTCTTAATTGGTAATCTAACTCAGAATCAACAAATTTTAAATCAGTAGCCAACTTTTTTATAACAAATTGGTCTTTCAAAAACTTTTTTGATTTATCAAGATTCTCATTAAGAGGATGTAAATTAGTAAATTGGTTATATCTAAATAACTTCATAAATTTATTTTTTCTTTTTTGATTCTCCAGCAAACGGACTTAATAAATGTTTTAGATTCCAAGATGGAATAAATTTCTTATTATGTTTTTCATAGTCTTCGTATGATTCAATTCCTGAATCTACAACATTTTGATAGTATTGGATATTAGCACCTTGTTTATTTAAGTCGGATATTCTATCTCCAATGTCAATTCCTTTGGTCATTTTTCTTAACTTATTCCATTGATCGACCGTTTGTTGTCTTGGAAGAGATTCGTTTACATAATCTACAAAGTTTAAAATCTTAGACTCAGATAACTGACCTTTAGACATTTCAATCACCTCTTTTGATGTTGTTGTGAAATAAAGACCGTCTTTTATAAACTCATTTCTGTTTGCAATTGAAACTCCATTTTTACCAGGAAAAGCCGTTATAACAGAAAGAACTACTTTATCTCCTAATTTACCTAATTTAGCTCCAATAAAACTTAAAAAGGTAGTTTTTTCACCTTCACCCTGTTTTACTTTAATATTAAATTCATTACCTCTAGAATCTTTGTATGTATAAACATTCATAGATTTAAATTCATCTGAATTAGCATCTAACTGATGGACATTTTCAACACCAACATCTGTTTTAGAATCTAAACCTAACCATTTAAACTTTTCAGCTTCATCTGGATTTGTAACTTTTGTTTCACTTGGACCAAACCCTTTGGTCATTTCAGTTGGTTTATTATTTTTAACTAACTCAACGATTGCTTTCTTTAAATCAACTCCTTTATCAAATTTAGAACCTGGTATAGTTTCTTCAACATGTGAATCTGTTATATGAGATAAATCTCCTAATAATAGAATAAAGTCACCGGATTCATAAACTGTATCTTTATTTGCCTCAACTTTTCCTTTCAGAAATTGATTATTATCAATCATCGATTGAATTTGAGAGTATATTAATTCTTCCCCATCTTCTACATTTTCAAATAATCTTATGTGTTTCATTGTTGTAATAATTCTTTTATATCATTCAAAAGTTCAGATACATCATCAAATGAACCAGAGAAAGCATATCCGTCTCCACCACAACTAAATTCAAAAATAACTTTTGAGTTGTATTTATTTTTACCTTCAGTTCTTCTTTCATACATATCAAATTCATCTGGAATGCTTTCGTAAGTATTATCCATGTTCATTCTTACAAAATCATCAGCAATACTTTCAGATTCTTGTTCTGATTTACCTGCTGATATAAGGCTATTGTAAACTAATGTGTTTATAATATTTTCTAATGTACTTTCAGAACCATAACTGTAACGGGCTTCAACCTTTTCGTTTAGATGGTCCTCAAATTGTTCAAGTGTTGTTTCATCAGTCACTACGAATTCTTCATCTTCGTTAGATTCAAATAACTTAAATGATTTAATATATTTCATATTAAAAATTAATTTTTAGTATATATTAAAAGTAAAAAACCCACTTTTTAAAAGTGGGTTAAAAACAAAAAAAGAAAAAAACAAACGATTAGAAATCATCATCTAAGTTATCAAAGTCGATAGCTTTGTCAGATGCCTTTTGATATTCAGAAACCCTCTTCTCAAAAAAGTTAGACTTGTTTTGAAGTGATAACATTTCCATAAAATCAAATGGATTTTCCACACCGTAAACTTTTGAACAACCAAGTTCAGTTAGCCAAAAGTCAGCAACATACTCAATATATTGTTGCATAAGTTTAGAATTCATACCAATCAGTGCCACTGGCAGTGAATCTGTAATAAATTCTTTCTCAATCTCAACTGCTTCACATATAATTTGTTTAATTCTATCTTCAGTGACTTTATTTTGGACATATTTACTGTGTAGCATACAAGCAAACATACAGTGAAGTCCTTCATCTCTTGAGATTAACTCATTTGAAAAAGTAAGACCCGGCATAAGACCTCTCTTTTTTAACCAGAAAATTGAACAAAAAGATCCAGAAAAGAAAATACCTTCAACAGCTGCAAATGCAATAAGTCTTTCAGCAAATGATTCTGATGAAATCCATTTAAGAGCCCAATCAGCCTTCTTTTTAACCGCAGGTACTGTTTGAATAGCATTAAAAAGATAATCTCTTTCCTGTGAGTTTTTGATGTAAGTGTCAATTAAAAGAGAATAAGTTTCAGAGTGAATATTTTCAATTGCTATTTGAAATCCATAAAAACATTTTGCTTCTGGATATTGTACTTCTTTTAAAAAGTTTTCAGCTAAATTCTCATTTACAATTCCGTCAGATGCTGCAAAGAAAGCCAAAACATGTTTAATGTAATGTCTTTCATCATCATTTAATTTTTCATTCCAATCCGTAAGATCTTGCGCCAAGTCAATTTCTTCAGCAGTCCAGAATGAATGTTCAGCAGTTTTGTACAATTCCCAAATATCATTGTATTTCAATGGGAAAAGAACAAATCGATTAGGGTTTTCTGTTAATATGTGTTCGTTCATAAATTTTATTTTGATTTAGATTATATATTGAAAAAAGACACTGTTGTTTATATTAATTTTGTAAATTATGAAAAGAAAAAATATTTAAAAACGAAAAGGGGAAGTAGCGAATTTCCCCTTTTCTATTAGCATAACTAATACCGGTCCTAAAGATGGGACTTTCGTCCTCCGGTTCATACCTTATATATTATTTTCTCATTTCGGTTGGTAGTGGTAAATCAGCTCTTAGTCCTAAAGTTATTACTGCTTGATTTCCACTAAATCCTAATATGTTATATTTTTTACCGAAATTTGTTAAATCAATTTGACCATAGAATTTACTAACTTCTAATCTTGAAGAAAGTTTTAAACCATTAAATCCAAGAGCATCGGTTCCCAAAAATTCTTTTCTTAATTCGGAATTTTGATTTAAACCATAATCTCCACCTAATCTTCTAGTAACAAAACCACCAGATATTAATAGTCTAATTTTTTCATTTGATCTATTCAACATATTTACATCTAGTAATCTTAAAACTATATCTCCCGAAAAAGATGATATAGTTACTGGTAATTCAATAGATGATTTTTGCCAAGTCGTATTATTCACTCTATAATCAATTTGTATTCCAACTGATCTAATTAATTTTTGCCTAATTGTTCTTTTAATATAAATAGAATCTTTTTTATAAAAACTTTCTAGCCCAGCTATGAATTGAAAGTTAGATATATTTGAAGAAGAGTTTTGAGGAAGCAATAAGTTAGTTCCAAATAATTTAGTCTCTGATAAATTATCAGTTGTTATTTGTTCATTTTGAGAATGCACAGTGAATGTAGAAGAGCAATAAACTCTATCTACTTCAAATAAAACTCCAAGTGTTCCAACCGCTGATTGAGATTCTTTTCTTGTATCAGAAGCTGATGAAGCATACTTTATATCAGTGTTTAAATAAACTCTTAAATCGTTTGTATCCTTTTGAGAAAGAGATATAAATGGTAGTAAAAATATAATAACTTTTAAGATTTTCATCTTTAATTTTTATTTTTATATATCAAAAATATCATTGTCGTATTTAAACTTTCTGTTTTATTATCATAGAAACTTAGTAATTTGTAATTAAAAATAAAATGGTTAAACACGAAATTAGAGTGGAATTAGAAAAGTCAAATGAGATTTTATCATTAATTGAAAAGGCTTATTTTGAAGAAGGACTCGGTGGTAAAATTTTAGGTAAAGAACACTACCTTACAATTGATAAAGAAGATGAAATCAATTGGACAATATTCAGTGGTCTTCATAATACAACTGTTAAAATATCCAACACAGATGTTATTGATGGAACTATGAGATTTGTAATAGATGAAAGTGAGGAAGAAATTAAACTTTATCCAATTTCAATTTATTGCATCAAAGAAGACGATAGATATATCTTTTATTAAAAAATAAAAATTATTATGAAACTAGATTGGAATGACATTTCTATAATACCAGAATGTTTGAGCTCAATTTCTTCAAGAAAAGAAATTAATTCAAGTTACGTCGGAAAACTACCATTATTTACCGCACCGATGGACAAAGTAGTTGATGAGACTAATGTTGATGATTTTGTAAATAATAATATTAATGTTTGCTTACCCCGTCATGTCAAATATGAAGTGGTAAAAAATGATGATTATTTCTACTCTTATGGATTGGATGAAATAATTGATCTTTTAAATAAAAAATCACAACTCCCTAAACGAGTATTGATTGATGTAGCTAACGGTCATATGAAAAAGCTTTATGATACTGCTAAACTAATTAAAGAAACTTTTGGTAATAATATTGAATTAATGGTCGGGAATATCGCCAATCCTGACACTTACCGAAAGTATTGTGAAATTGGCGTCGATTATATAAGAGTTGGAATTGGCGGAGGCAGCGCATGTACTACCTCTGCCAATGTTTCCATCCATTATCCGATGGCATCATTAATAGAAGAATGTGCTTACTATAAAGGAGTATATGATAACCCAACTAAAATAGTTGCTGATGGTGGCTTTAGAAATTTCTCTGACATTATTAAAGCTCTTGCTTTAGGAGCTGACTATGTAATGTTAGGTGGTGTATTTAATAAATGTTTAGAAAGTTGTGGTGATAATTTCCTAAAAGATGCAAATGGTATTTATCATACAATTGAACCAGAAATAGCAACTTTGAATTTTAATACTGGGATTGATGTCTATAAATATTATAGAGGTATGTCTACTAAAGAAGTTCAAAAGTCTTGGAATAAATCTGAGTTAAAAACTGGAGAAGGTATAACTAAATACAATAAGGTTGATTATACTTTAGAAGGTTGGTGTGAGAACTTTACAGATTACTTAAAATCCGCTATGTCATATACAGATAGTAGAGAACTTAAAGATTTCATAGGTCAAGTCAGATGGGAAGTTATTAGTCAAAACTCATTTAATCGATTCAACAAGTAAGAGATCTTGACTCTTAAAAATCAAGTGGTGTTCCGTGTGAGCAAAAAACCCAGTCGATGACTGGGTTTTTTTATTTTTTTACCATAAAAAAGAAACTTGACGTTGATTGACCTTTGATTTCCTCTTCGACTTCTTTAACTTCTTCTTTACCTTGAGTAACCAAGTCTGCTGCTTGAATTTTAACACCGCCTGGTAGAGTAAAGTCATATCGACCAACTAAATTTCCAAGTTGTTGTTTTGAATATCCCACTACATATTTAAAAAATAAATCATCTCTAAAAAGATTTTCCTGTGGAATATTCGCATAAGCTTCCATAATTACATCATACTTAACATTTGTCAAAATATGTATTCTGTGATTTAGTTGATTAAATTGATATTTTAAAGTATATTTGTTAAAAACATTTAACATATCAGACATTGAATCTAATATTGTTTTATAAACTCCTAATTCTCCAATAGTTGTTACATATGAAGAAAGATATGGTTGATTTGTAACCCCTAGATTAACTGATAAGTTTGGCGTATTTATACCTAATTGATATAAACTATCTCCTCTAACTTCATAAAGATATGTTACCGATTGAATCTCACAAGGAACATTAACAAAATTATATTTGGTAAATTCTTCTGCAAAAAATGCTTCTTTTCTAATTAAAAAATACATTTTTTGTACAGCAAATTGGTAACTACGATAAAACCAAGGAAGAGCTCTGGTCTCAATAATTTGTCTAATGTTTGCGTCAGGTAAAGTTTTAGGTAATGAACATGATATTGTTAATTCGTTCTGAACAAAATCAATTAATTCATCTATAGTATAACCACCTTGATATGGTATATATGTATCCCCTAATCCGTTAGTAGCCATATAGTATTATTATTTTTTTTATATATTAAATTGAGAATTTCATTAATTATGCTTATATTTGTATTATGAAAAAGGGTAAAATACACTTAGGAACTTTTACTAAATTAGACTCATTGAAAGCATCTAAGAAGGCTTCTCGTGAGATGGAATTACAAAATTCTACTGGATGGATTGCAAAACATAAAGTGCATAAATCTGTTAAAGATTATACTCGAAAGTTAAAACACAAAAATGAAACTTTTTAAAGAATTTATATCTTATTTTAATAATCCTTTTGTTAGGCCAAAAATAAAATTTTATATTGGTAAGGTTGCTGTTGGAACTCCTTATTTTTTTCCAAGAAAAACTATCAAAGATCCTGATAAACCAAAATATCTAAAATTTATTCCAAAAAAAATTGGATTTGACATTGTTTCTTTAGGTTGGAAAACAAAATGGTCTCAATTTAGATTTGAGTGGGCTCCTGTAGTTTCTTTTGTTTTCTTTAAATGGCAAATTGCTATAACCATTGTAGCTCCTGAACAAGACCATTACTGGGAAAGTTGGCTTTACTATCAGTATGAAACTGATAAAAAAAAGTCTAAATTAGAAAGAGCTATACAGTGTCAAAAAGAATATCCTCAAAATTGGAAATCAACAAGAAATGGTGTTGAAACAAAAATAAACTTCTATGACATTATTTTAAAAAAGAAATATCGTATAAAAAATATTGATGAAATAAGAGAAGATAAATTAAACTCTTTATTTAAATAAAAAAACCTGTTCTTAATTGAACAGGTTTTTTATCTTTATCTTTCTTTTAAAATTCTTATGATATGATCCTGATAAGTATTCGGTATATGAAATATTTCTATCTATTTGTTCTGCTACATATTCACTATAAGCAATAGATTCAAATAACTTCTCTTTAAGATACTCTTGATATTCTATCATACTGTGAAATTATTTGAGTTTTTTAGTTTTTCTAAAACGAATTTCTCTTCAAGTGAAATGTTTTTAGGAATTTTAATTTCAATTTTCACTAATAAATCACCAAGACCTAAATTTAGATCAGGAATTCCTTTACCAGATATTCTGATTATCTTACCCGGTTCTGTTCCTGGTTCAATAGTAAGTGGTAAATCACCGTGTGGTGTTTTTACTTTTAAGTGAGATCCAATAATTGCATCTAAAACAGAAATTTGTTTTTCAACAATCAAGTTATTATTATCTCTTTTGAAATAAAACTCCACAATTTCATCAATAACAATCTGTAAGTCACCAGGAGTTCCATCTTTAACATGATTACCATAACCGTTAAGAGTGAAAATCATATTTTTACTAACACCTGCTGGAATATCCACATCAACAACTTGTTCTTTAATTATTGTACCTTCTCCTTTGCAATCTTTACAAAGGTTATTAATTACTTTACCACTACCTTGGCAATCTGGACAACCAGTCTCTTGTCTAATCTGACCAAATGGAGTATTTTGAACAACTGTTCTTCGACCTGAACCATTACACGGTAGGCAATTTCTTGAATCAGATCCACCTTTACCGCTACAACTTTGACAAGTTTCCTGTCTTTTGTATTTTAATTTTTTAGAGCATCCCTTTAAAACTTCTTCAATAGTCAAACTAACTTTCAGTCTTAAATCACCTCCCCTTCTTTTTTGGTTTCTCCAACGTCCTCCATTTTGATTTCCAAAGTTTCCAAAGATATCTCCAAATTGAGAAAAAATATCATCCATTGAAAAGCCATGACCAAATCCGCTATTTCCAAATGGATTTCCTCCACCAAATGGATTAGAATCAGATGTACCGAATCTATCATAATTATTTCTCTTTTGAGAATCACTCAGTACATCATAAGCTTCTGCTGCCTCTTTAAACTTTGACTCAGCTTCGGGATTATCAGGATTTTTGTCAGGATGATACTGCATGGCCATCTTACGGTAAGCTTTTTTAATCTCATCTTCCGATGATTCTTTATTAACTCCTAAAATGTTGTAATAATCTTTGCTCATAATTTATTAAATATTTTTTCTAATTTAATATCTCTATATATCTGTTTAGTTGTATCTGTTAGCTTTATATCAACCCATCTGTTGTATTTAATTACAAACTCTTCTCCGTAAATATTTGCTCTCATTATTGGTAACTCTTCAATTATTTCTGAAAAAATAACCTCAATGTCTTCTAATTTATAATCATTAATTTCTGATAATCTTTTGCAAAAATAATTCATACATGGTGATGCAGTTTTTATAACATTATTTAAATAATTATCTCCTTTAAAATTTTCCGGAGCTGCCTCGGATATTTCAACGTACCAATCAATCATTTTACCAAATTTTTAATTTTTAAATCTCTAATATCTTCTTTTATATCATTAGACTCTAAAACTAATTTAACAAGTTTTCCGATATAGTTATCAACAATTATTTCTAAAGTTGTAGATGTTTTATCAATGTATTGAAACTTTTCTAAACAATTCCTAGATGAAATAAGGTAATCAATTAGATATTCTATAAACTCATCAATATTATAGTGTAATTGAAAAAGTTCTAATCTACCATCCGGAACATATCCTTTAATTGCTTTTATTTCGGGTAACGTTTGAAATATTTTAGGTGGATCAATAAAAACTTTAGCAAAAACTCTTCTAACCGATGGTAGTATTAAGTCTAATATTTCATCTTCGCTTTCATACATAGAACCCTCAAATTCTGGCGTATCAAATAAATGATATTTTTCTTCAATAATATAATTTAAAGTCATTTCATAATACTCTAAATATTCATCTGGTATTCCTCCAGTTAGAGCATCAATGAGAGCATTTTTATAATTTTCATCTTTATGAATGGTAAAGAAGTTAGGTTTATCCATTTTTACCTAAAATAATTTTTGGATATCTAAACGGTCTTCCATTTAAAGTATATCCTTTACTGACAACATCAACCACTTTTGTTTCATCCATTGGAATAACACTTATTACTTCATGTAGTTCATCATCGTAAGTTTCGGTTTGAATTGTTTCGATACCTTGTGACTTTAAAAAAGTATCAAGTTTAGAAAGAATTAAAGAGGTGCCTTCTGATACTTCACCAGATGATTTAATTGCAAAACTTAAATCATTGTCCATATCTAAAATAGATTGTAAAAGTTTTACCTTAGTATTAGTAAGTAGTTCTTCTTTATCTTTAATTACTCTTTTTTTATAGTTTTCAAAGTCCGCATAAAGAAGAAGATACTTTTTTTCTGATTCTTCAAGTTGTTGTTTTAGTGAATCTTCTAAACTAATTTCAACATTTTCTTGTTCTAATTGTTCATTTTTATTCTCTTCCATATTCTTAATAGTTAAATTTTAAAAGCTTCTTTATATTATTTGAGTTATAAAACTCATAAGTTACATTTTTATCAACGATTTTATGAATTTCTAATTTTTCCAATTCATCTTTCATTTCATTTATACAAACAACTAAATCTTTTAACGAGTTTGTCCAATTCACGGTTGGTTCCCAGTAATCAGGAAACTTATCTAAGAACTTATCAACTGCTGTATCAAAAGTTTTCTTTCTAATTAGAAGTCCATCTTTTTGAGGAGAATGAATAGATTTATTTGTTAATATTTCAACTACATAAGTGTTGAATTTGTGAATTAGATTATCTGTCTCAATGACTTTCAAGAGACCTATGATAAGAGCATCTCTTTCAGTCAATCTTATTGGACTATTCTCTTTTAGTATTTTCTCAGCTTCTTTTTCAGAACCTAATACATAATACACATAGTTGTCCCACACGCACATTTTTATAACTTCTTCTGGGTAAATTTCAATTAGCATAAATTAAATTATATTTTTGATTTATAGTCAGATTGTGACATAAAGTTTTTTATTTTAGATATTGACAATTTTATAAATATAATTATATTTGTAAAAAATAATAACTGAACATGGAAATTTCAGAAAAAATCGAACTTAATAAACAACTAAAATCTTACAAAGGAGATAACTCTTTTGCTCTTTCATTACAAAAACAATTAAAGACTTCTAAATACTTAGATAAAGTTGAAGTCAATGGTAAGATGGTTAAAGTATTGAGTGAAAAACAATATGAAGCCGCTAAAACAGTTTTAGATTAATTTAAAAATTAAACTAAAAGATAATCCAAAAAGAATTCGAGCAATTAAAAAATAAATAGCTGTTAAGAAAATTGTTCCACAACCAACTGCTATAAAAAATAAACCTAAAAATATAGTAAAGTTGTGAATCAATTTAAAAAGATGCCAAGCATCAGTAAAACCAACAAAGATGGTTGATGATCCTAAAAATTTCTCACCATTCTTAGGATTACCATCTTTCCATTTATTCATCCATGAAAATCCTGGATACCAAAATCTTTGATTTTTAAACTTTTTAAAAATAGAAGTATCATAATGAAACTGCAAAGTATCCATTATGGCTTCTGTCATTCCAGATAGGATAATTAAAAACAATCCAATTAAAATCACTTCTTTGAATCCTTCTTATTTTTAATTAACCAGATAATGTTTGCTACCAATCCACCATAAATAGCAACAAAAGATCCAATAAGAGGATACCATTCGTCTAAATAACCATCTCTTAACCAAAATGGCCATAATACTGCAGCTGTTCCCAACAAAGCTATTGAAATCCAACTTGTAAATCCGTCAAAAAATCTCATAATATAATTATTTTTTTACATTTCACCGAATCTTTTGATTCTAAAAATAGATCCGATGTTATTTAATTTAGCCTTTATCTCATTTAAGAGCAAAAGGTGTGTTCTGTTAAATTGTCTATGTTTCTCAATATCATCAACTATTCTCCAAGTTTCTTCAAAGTATTTGTTTCTGAATCTTTCATTGGCTGTAAAAGCATCTGATATGTTTTGTAGTCTATCTGCTAATTTGATAATAAGAGCATCATCAGACATTTCTATCATTTTATCTGACAAGTAAGCCGCTTTATCATTTTGATAAACCTTTTCTATTTCTTCTTTTGAAGAAGTTAATTCAGCAACTAATCCACCAACTCTACTTCCAAAAATCTCAGAGATTTCATGTAAGCCTACTTCTAAGTCGTCGTAACAATCTTCTGCAACATCATGTAAGATGGATGCACAAAGAATATCTTCATCTGTTGTATGTTGTTTAACAATAGCATTTACTTTTTTAACATGTGCATCAAAATAAGGAAGTCCGATAAATCTCCTTACTTGTCCTTTATGTGCTGATTTGGCAAACTTCCAAGCCTCGGTTTCTTTTCTTGTTATTGGTCTATTTGGCATATAAACTATATATAAACTTTACAAAATTAAAGATGTATAATATAAAAAATAAATTATTATGATGGATGAAGTAATGTCAGAAAGACCAAGCTACCGTTGGGATAACAAAGAGTATCTTGTAGAGGTTATGATGAAGCAATTAGGTATCACAGAAGAAGATTTAGAAAATGATCCTTCTTGGATGAAAGCTAAAGTTCGTGAAATGAATATCGAAAGAGTTTTAGAAAACGAAAATTAAAAATTAACCTCACTTAGTTGAGGTTTTTTTATGCTTTTTCCTTATCTTTGTATTATGATAACAAGAGAGAAAGTCCTACAGGTTCAAAATAAAATCAAAGAAGCAATTGCTCAAATTGAAAAAGATGAAAATGTTAAAATTGATTTTGGTTCATTAAGCTTTAATCCACAAAAGTATTCAACTTCTATGACGGTATCAACTTTAGAGAAATCTGAAAGAGTTGAGTCTGTTCTTGAAAGAACTTGTCGAGCAATTGGTTTTACTCAAAATGTTATTGGAATGACTTTTGATTTTCGTGGTGATAAATATGAAATCACTGATATCAAAACTAAAAACAGAAAGTATCCTGTTATTGCTACTGAAATTAGAACTAAAAAAGGTTATAAATTTGCAGTAGAGACTATCAGAAAAGCATTGGGTGGTGATGCTCAAATTAATAGAAATAAGAATTTAGATAAATTGGTTGATTAATGTATCTTTACATAGGTGATAAAAATTACTGGTTAGACTTTGGATGTTTTCCTGAGAAAATATCTCGCCTAAAAAAATTGAATCAAATTAAATTTAAAATAAATTTATATGATTATGACAACGTGAAATCAACGTCTGCTGGATCTCAAATTGAATTTGCTAATAAATTTACTTTTTTAAAATCATTAAAAACACTTCCCCAAACAATTTATGCTTCAAAAAGCGACCACTACTGGTGGTCATTTGATGGATGTCAACTTTTAGATAAAAAGATATATCAAGATAAAGACTACTATGATTATGATGGTAGAGATATAAAAAAATGGAATATTGAATTAACAATATCTTATAAAGATGTGTATGGTTCTAATAAAAAACAAGTCTTAGAAAGAGATATAAAATTAAAGAAACTATTTAATGAGTAATATATCAAATAGAGTTTCAGAAACTAGACTTTTCAAAGAAAGAAGGAGTTTAGGAATTGAATTTTGCTGGGAAACAGCAACTGAAGCTGTATTTTCCAGACCAGAAGATGATTTAGATATATTAGGTGAATATTACTTAATTGAATCTTTTTCAACCGGTGTTATTTCAGTCACTGACATAAAAGGAAATGTCTTAGATAAAACTGATAGAATCTTAAATTTATTTAGACTTGGTGTTTGATTTTTCCGATTTATAGCTCTCAATAACTCTCATTCTTAATTCAGTTGTAGAAAATGAATGTTTTCTTGAGTTATAATACATTTCAATATGTTCTAACTCTTTTCCTGTAAAATCTTTATCCTTATACTCTTCTCCTACAACTCTTATATTTATTGGATATGAATGTAGAATATCTAATAAATCTTTTTCAGTTGCATAGACTACAACCTCATCTACATATTTACAAGCTTCTAATTGAATAAACCTTTCAACAACAGATTGAATTGGTTTGTTTTTTTCAGGTCTATCAATAGTAGGGTCAGTTTGTAATCCTACAATTAGATAATCACAAACCGACTTTGATTCCTTTAACATCATAATATGACCTGCATGAAATAGGTCAAAACATGAGCAAGTAAATCCTACTTTTTTCATAGTGACTTTTTAATTTGTTTTGGTAGTTGTTCATTTGATAACTCAAATTCTCTAATACCACTTCTAGTATTACTCACCATTAAAAATTTAAAATTGAAACTATCATTAGTTTTTGTTCTAACATGATAGTATTCGTCAATTGATCCACTTGTGTGAATTGTTCCTAAATGTTTTTTATCTGTATTCATATCTTTTTTATGATAATTTTTACAAAAGTTTTCACTATATTTGCAGAATATATAACTCTATGAAGTTATTCAGATATATGGAATTTATAAAAGAAAGCGTTACTCAATACTCTATACCTTCTTATGAAGAGGCGGTTGAGATGTGCTCTAAACCAGATGCTGCTTTTTATGAATCAAAAACTGAAGTTGATGGTTTTCCAATAAGCATCTTCAATTATAGACTTGCTCAATTTAGTGATTTTAATCTACCATTGGAGAATAAACCAGAAGTTAAAGCTTTTGAAATGAGAGGTCTTACTTTTGTTTTTAATAAAGATGGTTCTCTTTATAAAAGATTTGTGCTACTTGAAAAGTTCTTTAACTTGAATCAAGTTCCTAATTCTATGTATTCTGTTGTTAAAGATTACAAAATTCGTTATGTTAATAACAAAGAAGATGGTTCTATTGCTTCATTTATTCAATTACCAAATGGAAAGATTATAGGTCGTTCTAAAATGGGGTTTGATAATGACCAAGCAAATGGTATAAACAAAATCTATAAAACAAATGCGGATATAAATCAATTTGTTAATTGGTGTTTATCACAAGACATAACTCCGATATTCGAGTATGTCGCGCCCCACAACCGTGTAGTTTTAAGATACTCACAAGAAGAGCTGATACTTTTAAGACTAAGAGATAACAAGACCGGAAAACATATCGATATCAAAGACCATTTAGATAAAATTGGTTCAATTAAGATTGCACCTTTTGAGGATGACCACACTTTGGATGACCTAATTGAAAAGTCAAAAACTGAAGCAGAGAGAGAAGGATGGATTGTTCAGTTTGATAATGATCACATGCTTAAAATCAAAACTGATTGGTATTGCCAAAGACACGGACTTTTAACAAATGACATTTATAGAGAACATATTATTATAGGATATATCTTAGATGATAAGATTGATGATATTTTAGGTCAAATTCCTGAGGATGAAAAAGAAGCACACGAAAGAATACAAAAGATAATTTCAATTGTTAAAAGAGAAATTAACAATTTAGTTTCACAGATGAATTCTGCTTACTCGGAATTTGTTAAGTCAGGTGCTGATAAAAGAGATTATGCTATTAATCATAGAGTTGGAAATCCTAACTTTCATTTTGTTATGAGTATGGATAAATATGATAAATTAAAATCTATGTCTAAAGAAGATATATTAGAGTATTATGATTCAGTTGAAGCTTGGGAAAAGGCAATTGAAAAATATCAACCTTATAACTTAGCTGTTGAGACAATAAGAGATAAAACTAAGAGATTGGAAATAGCCAGAGAATGGTTAGAATCAAAAGATCCTGGATTATTTTTTAGAGATCCAGAAGAGTCAGAGGAGAATTAAGAGAGGTTTTTAACCTCTCTTTTTTTATATATACTTTTATGAAAATAAAGAAATACATAGAATTCATATCTGAAGAGATTTTTAACCTGACATCATGGCCTTCTTTATTTGATGATGAGAAAAACGGATATGTTCTTCCTATGTTATTGTGGTCTGTTGATATTTCTGATGGTTCTTTTAGAGAAGGTGATTATGAAACACCTGTAGCATCTTCGGGTGTCAAATTAGTTAAGAGTTGGAATTTAGAAAATAATTTAGTTGGTTCTTACTTTGAATTTATCGGACAAAAAAGAGGAGTAATATTTACACATATTAAAGAAGTTAATTTGGAATTTTGCGACTCTAAAGAAAAAGGTTATACGCTTCCGAAAAATTTAAGTGAAAGAGTAAATAATTTATATAACCAGTATGGTTTAGGAACACCTATTTTTGCAACAGTTGTTAAAGGGTTTGAAGATGGTGTAAAGGTTGTGACCACTGGTTCTAACTGGCACTTAGTTTCTAAATTAGGTATTAAAAAACTAGGAACAACTACATATAGAGGATTTGTTAGAGAAACAAAAATTCCACTTTATAGTGATGATACTCAAACGCCGGAATCAAAAGAAGCTATTTGGAAAAAACTTTTACAGGATGAAAGTTGTGAAATAACTATTTGGTCTCAAAATATGAAGAAAGAATTTCCAATTCAAATGGTTGATGGAAATCCTTACTACAATGGAAATATACCTGTTTATTTTGGAGATAAAGAAATAAACCAACAAGTTTTAGATTTAGCTGGTGAAGACGAAGAGAAGTATAAAAAGATGAAATCTCTAACAAAAAACTTAAAATTGAAATCAGTCAAATGAAATATCTAAAAACATATACTCTCTTCGAGAGAGTCTCTAATGAGACTAAATTATTTGAAGCATTAGTAGAAGATATTACTTTTATTAGAATGTCTCATACCGATATGTTAAATGGTAGAGAAGCAGGTTGGTATCAACCAAAACAAAGAAGAATGATAGGTCCTGATACTTTTAATGACTCTTTGGTAAAAGCTGGATTCCCTGATAAACAAAGTTGTGTTCATTTTATGTCGGAGTCATCTTACGATGTTGGGTACTCTTATATTTATGGTAAAAATTTATTTCAAGTGGTAATAGATGATAAATCTAAATTAGGATGGTCATTTGTTGCTCCAATAAATGATTGGTTTTATAAAGGAAATTCTATTCAAAACTCACTTAGAAGTGGAAATGAATTGGTGTCTGATATTATGAAAAGTACATTTAATAAGATATATGCTGATTCTCAAACTGGTGAGGGTGTTGATGAGTCATTAAATTATTTGTTAGATTTTAAAGCTATAGGAACAGGAACAATTGAAGATTTAAAAAGGTCACCACACTTTGGGAAATATAATTTATATGTTTGGACAACTGATAAAGTATATCTTAAAAGATATGTTAAAGAAAGTGAGATAAAGGAAAAAGAACCAAAACCTTATAAAAATCAACCAGTTTTAGATACTGAAGATTTTACTGAAAGAGGAATTAAACCAGAGGAAATTGGTAATTTTTATCAATCTGAGTGGGGAAGAAGATTTAAAAGACTTCAACCTACTGCAGATTACAATTTAAGAAGAGAAGAAGCTCTAAAACTTTTAGATGAATGGATAAAAACAAGATGAGATACTTAAAAACATACAAATTATTTGAATCCAACTGGTATGATATGAAAGACCATATCAAAGTCCTTTCAGATATGTCACTTTCACTATGGGATAGAGATTTTAATGTTCAGGTCGCTGATGAGATTATAAGTAGAGAACACCAATGTGTAGTTGTCAATATAGTTAAAAAAGGTTCTACTAAATTTACTTTTCCAGTAATTAAAGAAGAGTTATTAGAAATGGTGGATTATATGGATAGTGAAGGTTGGGAAGTTTTAAATATTGAATTGAGTGATTTATCTTCTGGTTACTTTTATTGTTATTTAGAAGGAGATAAATTACTTGCTCTTCATACAGATAGAGAAATCACGGAAGAATTTGACCAACTCATAGTTAAGTTTGTTGAAAAACGAGAAGTTAAAACAAACGAATCTACTGAAGAAGATGTTCATAGAGAGATGATGATTAAAAAGTATGGTTTAGAAGAAATAGAGGAGTGTGATGAGGTTATTAGAAATATTAGTGATATGGGTTTAGAAGTCGAAGACTTAGGTATAACTGTATTAGTTGGTTATAGTCCTATGACTTATATGTCTGCTGAATCAACTCCTAAAATTTCAGTTAGTGTTATTGCTGATGCAATACTTTTTGCGGGAAATATTGCTGATATAGATATTTTCACAGATACATTATTGAGTTATGTAAAATCATTAGGTTTTTCAACAGGTAAAAACACTTTTACAACAGACCGAAAAATGACAAGGCAAATTCTAATACAAAAATGAGAAAGTTAAAAACATATCAAAATTTTAATGAATCTACTGAAGAAGATGTTCATAGAGAAATGATGATTAAAAAGTATGGATCAGAAGAAATAGAAGAGTGCGACTCAGTTATAAGTGATGTAAAAGATATGTTATTAGAATTAAATGATTTAGAAATTTTTACAATTATAGATTATACATCAATGACATATATGTGTTTTGAAAAGACATCACCTAAGTTATTTCTAAATATTAAGTGTGGTAGTAAATTATGGGATTCTAATGAGAGTTTAATTGATGGTGTGATTTCCACAATAAAAGAATTTGTTAGAAGTTATGGATATAGTATCGGAACCAATGTTAAAAAAGAAGAAAAACGGCAAGTTACTATTCCAATTACTGACATATTTGAGGTTGAATATCAAATGTTAATACAAAAATGAAAAAGTTAAAAACATATAAGAGATTTTTAGAATCTAATTCTGAAGACATTAGTGAAGTTATGAGTGTCTTAAATGACATGTCATTGGAATTAAGAGACAAAGGCTTTTTTGTTGAACAACAATCTTTATCATATGGAAAAATGGGAGTAATAAAGGGGTTTAGAATTGTCGTTGTAAAATCAAATGATGGTGGTGGTTTTATGTGGCATAATACAAAAAAATTTTACTTTCAGGACATTAAAGAAAATATATTAGAAATGACAGAATATTTAGAATCTGAAGGATTTTCTATAGATACAATTGATTTTATTGATGATTCTGGTGTTGTTGATGGTATTTTAAAAGATGGTAATTTATATAACAATTTTTCAAAAGAAGAGGTAAATCACCTGACAGATGGCTTTATAATTAGGTTCATTAAATCAGATAAAACTAATGAATCTTCTGACAAACCAAGACAGACGGAATCTGATAATCTTAATTTAACGAATAAATTTAATTTTGTTATTGGTAAAGAATATTCATTTGATGAATTACCACAAAATATAAAAGATGATATTTATATACAATTTGACGAATACTCTGATTTACAACCCGAAGACTATTACTATGTTGCTAAATTATTAAAACCAGAAGAAACAGAAGAATATTTACATAATCAATTTGGTGAATATAACATTCAAGACGCACTTGAAGAACCGTATATGAAAAAAATTATTAGAGATATCCAAATAAATGGTTTAGATTATCCAGCTGTTGGAATAGAAGGAAATCATAGAGCATTGGCTTTTTTGTATTTGAAAAAAGACTTACCATATTTAGAAATGATTGAGATTGCTAAATTGGATAAAACTAACGAATCATCTTCGGAAAGATGGTCAAACACACAACAACAACTTAGAGAAGATAGTAATTTTATTTCTGACACTTGTTTAGAATTAGATGATAAAGGATTTAAAACTTGTGGAGCTCGAACTCAAACAAATAAAATTAATGTCGTTCAATTTGGTCAGAGTCCAGTGTTGAAAATTAATGAAACTACACCTTATTTTATTATTGGACATCCTGTAGGTAGATACTTCAAATTCTCGGAGATAAAAGATGAGCTTCTACAAATCAAATCTTATTTGGGTGATAGATGGATAAAATGTGGCGTTCTGTATGAGTTTTCACATGAGAGAATAGAGGTCTTTATAGATGAAAAAGATTATGACCATTTAGATGATTGGTTTCAAACTTCAGCTGCAGGAATTATAAATCTGGTTGTGTTCTTTAATATATAGTTTATGAAATTTTTAAAACCATATACTAAGTTCAACGAAGGTTTATCTGATTATCAAATCGAACAACTTGAAGAGGATAAAAATTTCATTTCAGATACACTTTTAGAATTGAAAGATAAAGAATTCCGTATAAATGTAGAGCATAATGTGAATTCTATAATAGGTAAGGTATTTATTGATTCTTTATCAATAACTGAACCTATGCCTATATTAATAATAGGTGCTCCTGAAAATTCTCAATTTCAATTTTCAGATGTAAAAGACGAACTTCTACAAATTAAATCTTATTTGGATGATAGATGGTATAAGTGTGGTGTTATGTTTAACTCGGAAATAATTGATGTTTTAATAGATGAAAAAGATTATGACAATCTAGATGATAAAACTTCAGCGGGTGGAATATTTTATTTGGCTGTATTTTTTAATATATAGTTAATGAGACATTTAAAATCATACAAATTATTTGAATCAGTATCTGAGCAAACAGTAAGAGACATATTATTAGAGATAACTGATGATAGTAATTTCAATGTTGAAATCAAAGAAGTAGATAATCATTTAGAAGTTTATATAACGAGAGGATCTTTTTTAGATGGAAGAAAAACGAGAGAAATACCAGGAGCTCCTACTCCTCCAGGTAGTGGATATCCAGCTAATTTATTTTTATGGTTTGAAATAAAAGACACTATTATAAGATTATGTGAGTATGTTTATTCAGAAACTGATTTAGAACCGATTGAGAATAAACCATTTCAACAATGGTATTTACAACAGGGACATTTTGCAAAATCACCATTTAGAATGAAAAATGGTGGAACCGAGTTTGGTATAGGATGGCACAAAGCAGAAGATTTTACTTTAGGTGATTTTATTTCTTTTACTGGTCTAAAATTAATAATTAAGTTGTGAAATACTTAAGAAGAATAAATGAAAGTTTGAATTCTAAAACTCTAACTAAACAAGAAGTTATTGAGTTATTGGAAAGAAACTGCCAAAAGTTTTTAAGTTATCCTAATAAAAATCAATCCAATCTCATATTCAGAAAAGATGAGGACCGTGGAGATTTTGCCTTAGTTAATCCTAAGTTATCAACTTCTAAAAGAATTGCTCCTTATGCTCCAACAAATGTTCATAATTTACTTATTTCCAATTTAGATTCTTGGAAAGGTTGGCCTCGTAGAAATAAATCTTTGATTTTTGCTTCTGATAAAGCGGCACTCTATCATAGCTCTGAGAATGAAGATTTGATTGTTGATTATGTTGTAATTCCATTTGATAGTACAAAAATAGCAACCGGAGATAGAAGTGATTTTTGGGATTGTTTTGGAAAAATTCCAAACAGAAAGCAATTTCACAAAGATTTTTCACCAGACAACTATCCGAGACCTAGTATTGCTTGGTATATCCGGAATTTAATGTTCGATTTAGAAATTAAAGAAGAATACCCAGAGACTGATTGGCAAAAAATAAAAACATTATTAGAAGAGGCCGAACTTGTTGACCAAACACTTATTAAAAAATACTTTGAGATCGAAGGAGAAATTGTTTGGAATCCTAATATGAATCTTTTGGAAAACCTGAATCATATTTTAGATCCAATTTATAACGATTTTAAATTAGGTGATGTTACTTCAACTATGGACTTATACTCACAATTAAATCCTAATGATTCTGACTATCTTAAAACTGCTTTAGAATCTTGGTCTGAAGATGAGGTCATACTTATAAAGTATAATATGTTAAATGAAATTTTAAATGAATTAGAATCATGAAAAGAATAAAGACATATACTCTATTTGAGAGAGTCTCTAATGAGACTAAATTATTTGAGTCTGCTCAAAACTGGATAGAGATTGATGGAAAACTTTGTAGAGATTTCGAGTTTTCTGACTTCAATCAGGCTTTACAATTCATAAATAAAATCTCACAAATTTGTGAATCAGAAAATCACCACCCAGAAATAAATTGGGTTTATAATGAGATAACTCTAAAATTATCAACTCATGATGCTGGTGATATTATTACTGAGAAAGATATAAAATTAGCTGAATTGATAGATGAAGTGGCTTAAGACATATGAGACATTTAGACCATTAAATTATCCAATTGGTGTTTTTGATTCTGGATATGGAGGACTTACAATACTAAATCGCTTAAAAAATGACTACCCGGATTGGAATATAATTTATTTAGGAGATAATCTAACTGCACCATATGGAAATATGAGTGATTCAGAGGTTGTTTTAAACACAAAAAAGTGTTTAGATTTTCTTAACAGTAAAGGTTGTAAAAAAATAATTTTAGCCTGTAACACAGCTTCTTCAAAATCAGAATTAATTAATAATGATACTATAGATATAATTTCACCTACCAAAGAATTTATTAAAAATTCATCATCCAATATTGGTTTAGTTGCTACTAAAAGTACTGTTAATTCTGAAGTTTATAATAGTTCTAATGTCACTCAACTTGCTTGTCCTGACTGGGTTAGAATAGTTGAAGAAGCAAACTTTTCAAATGAGTCTGTAAATATAATTAAATCTGATTTAGAAAAATTATTTGAATTGAATTCAGAAATTGAAACTATAATTTTAGCTTGCACTCATTTTAATGTTTTAAAAAATATAATTAATAGAATAATACCAAGTATTGAAATTATTAGCCAAGATTCTCTTCTGAGTAACTATTTAAAAACTATAAAGATGAGTCCAAGTTATGGTGGTCAAGTGGAATATTATACAACTGGTGATAGTCATGAATTCTCAACCGAAACTATGAATATATTCGGAGAATCAATTTTAGCAAAATCAATTAGTTTAACAAATATATAAGTTATGAGATATTTGAAGAAATATAAAGTATTTGAAAATTATAATAAATTTGGAACTAAAACTCTAACTGAAGTAGAGTTTGACCAAATCAGAAAAGAAAATTGTAAAAACTGGACTAAAGTTGAAACTGAACTTTATAGAGGTATGCCTGATTTAGGAGACTATTTGATTGTGGATCCCCTAAAAGGTGACTTCAGAAGTTCAATTGAAAATACTAACATTCACTTAGACTTACTTTCAAATTTACCAAGTTGGAAAGATTATCCTAAATATGAAAGATGTGTAATAGGAGGAACTCGTGGATCAGCGACTGGTACTTATGGAGAAACTGTCTATGAAATGATACCATTTGACGGTGTTAAAATAGCAGTTTGTCCAGAATCAACCATCTGGGAATCATTCGGGAATGATGATGATGAATTTGGTGGTGATATTAATTTAGTTGATGGATTCTTATATATATATCCTATAGTTTCAGCTCCAGGTGAAACACTAGAAGAGAGATTAAAATCTTTAGGAAAAATTGTCGAAATACCTCATATAGATGGATATCCAGGTGTTAATGAATTTCTAATGAGACATGCCGAATTTAGTTGGAAAAAACCAAATGAAATTACTGGTGAAGATTGTTTTAATTTTATTAACAACAGTCTTTTTAATCCAAAAGTTAGAGGTTTTCAATTATTAAACTATGACCAAAATTTCAAAACTCAAACTGGAAAACAAATTTGGACTGAAGGACCAGTTTTACTTATCAAATCACATTTAGTTTAGAAACTTCTAAAGTCTTTTACACCTCCAATATTCATTAACTTAGGTGCCATATTTTTAATTCCAGATTGTGGTGAAATAGAAGTTATATTTTTAAAATCAATTTTATCATACATTAAATCAGGATTTTCTGTAAAATAGTTTGTTAAAAAATCCATATTTTCTTCTTCAGATTTATCTTTATCCCATAAATGAAGTAATCTAGTTTTATTCTTTTCAATAAAATCTACAACATCTTTATTTAAAATAGGATTCCAATTTTCAAATTTTTTTAAAAATTTCATAATGTATATATAAACTTTTTTGAATAGAATTGTATAAAATAAGTGTTTGTCATTAAGACTGTCATTCTGTCAGTAAAAAACTAATGGCACACCATTTGACAAAGTATAACTAAAAAATAAATAAAATATGGCAAAAGATGTAATTATAGGAATTGACTTAGGCACAACTAACTCTTGTGTTGCTGTGGTAGAAGGTGGAGAACCAATCGTTATCACAAACGCTGAGGGTAAAAGAACAACACCATCAGTGGTTGGTTTTACCGACAAAGACAGAAAGATTGGTGATCCTGCTAAAAGACAAGCAGTAACTAATCCAAACAAAACCGTTTATTCTATCAAAAGATTTATCGGTAAAGATTTTTCAGTTTGTAAGGATGAGGTAACTCGTGTTCCTTATGAAGTTACTAACACTGGAACTAATGTTCCTGGTGTGAAAATCGATGATAGAGTTTATACTCCACAAGAAATTTCAGCAATGATCCTTCAGAAGATGAAAAAAACTGCTGAAGACTATTTAGGTTATGAAGTAAAAAGAGCAGTTATCACTGTCCCGGCTTACTTTGGAGATGCTGAAAGAACCGCTACTATTGAAGCTGGTGAAATCGCTGGTCTAAAAGTAGAGAGAATTATCAACGAACCAACAGCTGCGGCACTGGCTTATGGTTTAGATAAGAAAAACACAGACTCTAAAATCTTAGTATTTGACTGTGGTGGTGGAACTCATGACGTATCTGTTCTTGAAATCGGTGATGGCGTATTTGAAGTAAAATCTACCGATGGTGATACTCACTTAGGTGGTGACGACTTTGATAACGCAATTATCGAGTGGATGGTTAATGAATTTAAATCAGATAATTCAATTGACCTATCTAAAGACCCTATGGCTCTCCAGAGATTGAAAGAAGCAGCTGAGAAAGCAAAGATTGAATTATCTTCTACTTCTCAGTCTGAAATCAATCTACCTTACATTACTGCAAGAGATAACATGCCACTTCACTTTGTTAAGTCTTTAACAAAATCTCAGTTTGACCAAATGACCGCATCTTTGGTTGATAGAGCTGTGAAGTGTGCAAAAAGTGCCCTTAAAAATGCTGGTCTTAAACCATCTGACATTGATGAAGTAATCTTAGTCGGTGGTTCAACAAGAATTCCAGCAGTTCAGGAGGCAGTAGAAAAGTTCATTGGTAAGAAACCAAACAAATCAGTTAATCCTGATGAAGTAGTTGCTTTAGGAGCCGCTATTCAAGGAGCTGTTTTAAGTGGTGGAATTACTGATGTTCTTCTTTTAGATGTAACTCCTCTTTCACTTGGTATTGAAACAATGGGTTCAGTTATGACTAAGTTAATCGAAGCTAATACAACAATTCCGACCCGTAAGTCAGAAACGTTCTCAACAGCTTCTGATAATCAACCGTCTGTTGAAATTCACGTTTTACAAGGTGAAAGACCGATGGCTCGTGATAACCGCTCACTTGGTCGTTTTCACTTAGATGGAATCATGCCAGCTCCGAGAGGTATCCCTCAAGTTGAAGTAACATTAGACATTGATGCCAACGGTATACTTTCAGTTTCAGCTAAAGATAAAGCTACTGGTAAAGAAAATCAGATTCGTATTGAAGGTGGTTCTCAATTATCTAAAGAAGAAATTGAAAGAATGAAAGCAGAGGCTGAAGCAAATGCTGAGGCTGATGCTAAAGAAAGAGAAATGGTTGATAAGCTAAATGCAGCAGACTCAATGATTTTCCAAACGGAAAAACAAATTAAAGAGTTTGATGAGAAATTATCAGCTGAAGATAAGACAACTTTAAATGAGAAGTTGGCTAACTTGAAATCAGCTCATTCTGAGAAGAACTTAGAAAAGATTGACGAATCTACAGCTAGTTTAAACGAAGCTTGGTCTCAAATTTCTACTAAGTTATATCAGCAGTCACAGGAAGCCCCAACCAATTCAGATAACAATTCTGATCCTAGCGATGAAGTTCAGGATGCGGATTTTGAAGAAGTTCCTTAAAAATTAAAAGGGTCTCAATTGAGACCCTTTTTTATTTCATCAATTATTTGATAATTTTTATCAATTATAAATGTGAATTCATATCCTTCATTTAAACAAGTTTTCATTTTTACTAAATTTAAATCAATATATCTTTCATAATAGTATTTTGACTTTATCTCACAAATTAAATTATAATAAGGTAGGTAAAAGTCTGAGTGATACGTTCTATTTTTATTTTTATGATTATATTTTATAGATGGTCCATTTTCTATTAAAATATTATTTCTTTCACAATAAAGTATAAAATCTAACTCATAACTACCTCGGTAGTAAAGATTATTGTGTTTTTTTAATTTATACCCAGATGTTTGTTGTTTATTGAAAAATTCTGACTTATGTTGAGAGTTTTCAACCCCATATTTGGAAATCATAGTTTCTTTTGCTTTACTTCTATTATTGTAACTCGCACTTCCATACTTTAGATATTTTGTATTTTTAACTTTTGATTGTGATATTTTTGATATGTTATCAATTCCATATTTAGACTCTAACGTCGATATCCTTTTTAATTTAACATCTTCTAAAGATAAAGTGTGTTCGGTTCCATATTTTGATAGATTTAATTTTTTTACTTTCTCATATGAACAATTTGAACAATAATAATTGCCATCAAAACTGATACACCTATTATAAATATAATATTTTAGATTTTTCTCATTAAAACAAATATCACATATAACCGAAACAACACTATGAGATCCTTTTGCTAAATCTTCTATTTTGACTTCAATTATTTCATTAACTTTACAATCATATCCCAAGTCTCTATATCTTTCAATATGATTACCTATCATTTTGACTTTAACACTTTTTGTTGTAATCATAAACTTATTATAATTTTTACTATATATATTAAAAATAAAATACCTATTTTAGACATTTTAGACATTTTAGACATGAAGAAAAGAACAACAAGAACATATACAATTGATGATGAAATCTATAAAGATTTTGAAAAAATTATCAAAGAAAAATCACTAAACAGATCTCGATTGATAGAGTCTCTTATAATAAAATTCATAAAAGAGAATGATGTTAAGTAATATCTACTTTTAGGTCGTAAGTCAGGAAAAGGAACGGAGACGAGTATGATTAAGTTGCATATAGTGAAAGATAGCCTGATGTTTTGACCCCGTTCAAGTTAAGGATATGAAAAACAAAAAACCCAGTCTAAGACTGGGTTTTTTTATTTTATTGAATCTAAAAATTTATCATAGTCAAATTTTATATCTTCTCTTTTAAATTGAGAAATCATATCTTTTGCTATTTCCATTCTATTTTCTTTATCTTTTACTTTTTTAAGTATATCTATAATACCAGAAACCATTTGGTAGTCATTACCTTTTAACTCTGATTTTATTTCCTTTTTTGATTCTGTTATGTTACTAAATTTTCTCATTCTAATTATTTTATTGTTCATCCATTCCTCTTGGAAATTCATCCGGGTCTTCTACTTCCATATTTCTATCGTAAGGATTATCATCATTGTCCTGAATAGTATCATTGTGTTGAATATGACAAGAAATCTGAAATTGACTTTGATCATTAAAGTTGAATTCAATCTCATAACCAACTGTGTATTCCATACTATTCAAAGTTTCTTTAGCCGATTGTAAGGCATCTAAAACCTTACTTATATCTACTTTCATAGGTTCTAAATTAGAGACACCATAAGCATAATCATTTTCAATATAGTCATATTTACTATTAGCGGTTTTCTTTAAATCAATAAAATACTTAGCGCCTTTATCTTTACTAGCTCGGTATCCATCAATAAATGTAAGTGTGAAATCCATATCAATTAAATCAATAAAAATATCATTGATAGTTTTCTCATCAATATATTCATTACTTTCTTTAATGAATTCTTGGTATGTCTTTTTTATCTTCATAATTAATAATCACTATACCATTCACCTTCAGTTGAGCGAAGGACTCTCATAGAACCGTCTTCATCATCCTGTGTGTTTCTTAATTCATTAGAACCTGTATAACAAAAACACATAGTATCAACATAAGGATAATATTCACAATCAGAGTTATCGACTTTTACAATAATTTCAGGCCTTGAAATAAGTGTCCCGTTTGTAATGTTTTCTCTTGGTGACATGGATTGAGAGTCTTTATAAAACCAACCATTCTTTTGAGCAAATTGTTTAAATAAATCTACATCAGAATCATAAGTAGTATAGATTCTATCCATAAACATTTCTTTTTGTCCATTTATTTCAGCATCCCAAAGAATAGCTCTACCTTTAATTTTAGTTGATGTGTATTTTTCCTCTTGAACTTGTCCATTATCATCATAAAGTATTACAAGAGATACTTGTTTGTTTGAAGTGTATATCTCAAAATAATCTGAATCAACTTCAGCCATACAAGAGTTGTTAAGTGTTCCACCACCATCAACATATTTTCCATAGTCATACCAATAGGCAATAGTACTGCCTTTAACAATATCAAATTGTTTTAAAACGTCTGCAGCGAAATCATATGTTGCTTTCCATTGATTGGTGAATTCTTCAACATCTCTGTCTGTTACAGTAACTCCAGCGGATCTGAGCAATGGTCTTACAAGTCTTCCGATTCTAATTGGGTTACGAGATGTTTTCCAAATTCCTGAATCATCAAAATCTGCTAATGTTAGGCAATCTTTATTTAAAACAGCATGTCTTTTTTCATCTTCATCGGTAAGTTCTTCAAAAAGAACAAAAACTTTTCCAGAAGTTGGACTAACAACTTCTGATTTAATTAATCCTTTTTGTCCATCATTAGGTGTCCAGTATTCTTTAGACTTATCATATCCTAAAGCTTCGAATAATTTATCATTTGAATCACTATGTGTTAATTGACGACGAGTTCCAACTTTATAAACTTCTGGTCTCCCAGCTGTTAATTCTTGTACTTTTCTATCAGGTGTAAAAGAAACTTCTTCTTTATTATCAGTAATATCAATATAATTGTGTTGAATATTAAAATCTTTTGAGTAGATATTTAACAAATCAGAGGCTATTTTATTTGTTCTCATTCTATTTAGAAGATTCAAAAACTTTTTTGAAAAAATAACTTTGGATTCTAAAAGTAACTCTTCTATCTTACTTTCAGTTAAAAAATCGGAATATTTAAAAACTTTCATACTTATATATATTAATTTTAAAAAATTCAAATGTTATTTTTTTAATCATAAAAAAATAAAAATATATACTTAGTTATGGATGTGATATTCAATAAAGTATTAAAGAATAAGATTATTAAATTGATTAAAATCTATTCAATTGATGTGGATGAATTAGTAATTGATTTTCCTTTATCTATTGGATTCTATCATACAATAGAATACGACAAAATCACAAATGAAATAATACTACATATGTTTGATTTTGACTTTGATTATCCATATCTTTTTGAGGATTTGTCCGAAGACGATAAATTAAGAGTCTATCAAATTTTAAAGGGAATTGAGCATCTGGATTAACTCTACTTGTGGAAAAAGGTCAAATTTATCTTTTCTCACTTGTGTGTGTGTTCTTAGACCACCTAAACTAAACCACTTATCATCATACTCAAACCAATCTTCATTGTAGATTCCCTTTTCTATTTCTATGTTCCATCTGTCTTTCAAATAAAGAATTAGATTTCTTGTTGAGTTTAGTTGTAAATCTGTATATCTTTCCCAATATTTATATCCCCTAAAAGGATTCGATAACTCAACCACATCTGAATCATTAATTGGTTTATTAACATAGTTATAAAATCTGCCGTCTTTTCCTTGAGTGAGTTGTCCGTAATTACAAATTTCTATTGAAATTGACTTCGAGTTAAGTTCTTGTGACTTTTTTGTTATTCCTAAGTGATATGCCCAATTTCTATCATCTATAGCTCTTAACACTTTACCATCCCATATTGTTTCAAATGTGGATGATGATTTTCTACCAATAACAAAATGAGTTCCGACTTTTAAAGGCTTAGGAGTTCCATTAGTATCTAATGTAGGATTTCCATCAGAGTCTTTTTGAAAGTCCTTTTCCCAGGAACCAATAGTCCAGTCTGGTCTTGATCCACCAGCAGTGTGATGTAACCATATTGTATTTTTTTGAGTCTCTGATTCGTAGTATTCTTCTTTAGATAAAAGATTGTCAAATATTCTTAACCCACCTTCTCCAATGTAGAAAACATTTTGAGGAATTTCAACTACGTTACTTACCGGAATTGGATCCATATTTCTTGGTTTCCCGTCATATGCCATTAGTTGGTACCAAGTTTGTGATCCAACGACTCCATCTGCTTTTATTCCAATTTTTCTTTGAAAAGTAGTAACCGCAACAAGAGTGTTTTGACCAAAATGTCCATCGATTTTCTCTTTTAGAAATCCAAATTCCTTCAGTTTAATTTGTAACTGTCTAACGTCATCACCTGACATCTTTAAAGTTATAACTCTTTTTAGTTTCATTGGTTCTCTAAATTTTTATATCTAAGTTGATTTTTTTGTTCCATATAAGCTTTTAAGTCTTCATATGTTACATTACCTGGATTTGCAAACAATTTTTGAGGATCAGCTGGTTTTTTATCTTCAATTTTCTTTAATTCATCATTCCTTTTCTTTTCATCATAAGCTTCTTCTGCTTGTTTCAAAAGATGACCAATATAGAATTCTATTCCCTTTTCTTTAACTAAATCTCTGTCAAAAGTATTTATAAATTCTTCAAAGGTTTCACCAACATAGACACCAAAGTTATCATCTCTTACAAAATGGTCAATATAAAACTTTATATCACCGATTGATCCTTGTGCATAAATTGTTGTTTTATATTGAGAAGTGTAATAATATGAAAATCTATCTTTTTCATTTAGCATCCTTTGACCATTCTTTTCAACTGTTGATACTAATCCTAAACTATGTCTGTAATGCCTACATTTTTTGAATTCATTACAGATTGAAGTGCTACAAACTATATTTACTGACATAAAACTATTTATTAAAAATCGCAGTCTCTGTTTCTATTCTGTTTCAATTTCAAATTCTTCTTCATCTGAACCAAACTCTTCATCTAGTTCTAATTTTAAATCAATAATAAATTCTTCGTCTAGTTTTTTAACTTCGACATTTTTAGAAATTTGACCAATAATATCAAAAGAGTTAATATCATATTTTTTGAATTTAACATAACATTTCTTTATATCGGAAATCTTAAAATCTTTTGTCGCGTCTTTAGGAAGAGCTTCTTTCAAATCGATCATAATAATTAAGGCATATGTTGCTAACTCATCAGAAAATTTAACAGTAAGAGAATCATATAATTTAGAATATTTAGACAATTCATTACTCTCTAATCTTAATCCTAAGTCTTTAAAACTCATTTTGGATTTGTCCTTAAAGTCTCTTTTTGCTTGTTGAGGTGTTTTTTCTTCTGTGGAATTTTCATCCGGAACCTCATAGTCAAACATCCTATCTACATCTCTTTTTAACTTTGTAAGAGCCATTGCGACATAATTTTCTGGAGTATCGTTTAACTCTTCGTTAATAAATTGAAAAAATTTTCTAATCTTCATAAAGTATATATTATTTTTCAATTTCCGTTATTTGGAAAATAGAATAAACAATATATAATTTGATAAGTATAATAAAAAAAAAGAAATTCAAATGAGTCTATTAAACACAATCAAAAAAGATTTCGTTCAAACTGAAAAAGATTTATCAATAAAGGATTATTTAGAACTTTGTAAAAATGATAAATCAATTTACACTTCACCTGCTGAAAGAATGCTTCAAGCAATTGGAGAGCCTGAAGTCATTGATACTAAATTCGACGAGAGATTAAGTCGTATTTATTCTAACCGAGTTATTAAAAGATATCCAGCCTTTGCTGAGTTTTTTGGAATGGAAGATACAATCGAACAAATAGTATCTTTCTTCAAACACGCTGCACAGGGATTAGAAGAAAAGAAACAAATTATTTATCTACTCGGTCCAGTTGGTGGTGGTAAATCATCTTTAGCAGAAAGGTTAAAACAATTAATGGAAAAAAGCTATATCTATGTTCTTATAGCTGACGGAGAGGTTTCTCCTGTTTGGGAAAATCCACTTGGACTTTTTTCAAATTATAGAACTGAACTAGAAGATGAATATGGTATTCATAGAAGATACGTTCCTTCTTGTCCTTCTCCTTGGGCTACAAAAAGATTAGCTGAATTTGAAGGTGACATTTCTAAGTTCAAAGTTCGTAGATTGAAATGTTCTATCTCATCACAAATAGGTATTTCTAAAGTAGAACCAGGAGATGAGAACAATCAGGATATCTCAGCGCTTGTTGGAAAAGTTGATATTAGAAAACTGGCTGAGTTTCCACAAAATGACGCAGATGCTTACTCTTACTCAGGTTCTCTTTGTAAATCTAATCAAGGACTTATGGAATTTGTTGAGATGTTTAAAGCTCCGATTAAATTACTTCACCCATTATTAACAGCTACTCAAGAAGGTAACTTTAATGGAACTGAAAACTTACCAGCTATTCCATTCCAGGGTATTCTTTTAGCTCACTCTAATGAGTCTGAGTGGGAAACCTTCTCTAATGATAAAAAGAATGAAGCTTTCTTAGACCGTGTTTATATTGTAAGAGTTCCTTACTGTTTGAGAATCGACGAAGAAGTAGAAATTTATCAAAAACTTCTTAAAGGTTCTTCTCTTTCTCAAGCACCTTGCGCTCCTAAAACATTGGAAATGCTCGCTCAGTTTTGTGTAATGACAAGACTTAAAAGACCAGAAAATTCACTTATGTATTCTAAAATGAGAATTTATAATGGTGAGAACTTAAAAGAGTCTGATCCAAAGGCTAAATCATTACAGGAATATAAAGACGATGCCGGAATTACTGAAGGAATGAACGGAATCTCTACCCGTTTTGCTTTTAAAGTTCTTTCTAAAGTATTCAACCATGATTCAGAAGAAGTTGCGGCAAATCCAGTTCATCTTTTCTATGTTTTAGAACAGGAAATCGTTAAAGCTCAAATGAATAAAGAAGTTGAAGAGTATTACTTAAATATTCTTAAATCAACAATGACTAACAAATATGCTGAGTTCATCGGTGATGAAATTCAAAAAGCTTACGTTGATTCTTATCAAGAATATGGTCAAAACTTATTTGAGAGATATATTACTTATGCTGATCATTGGTGTCAAGATAATGATTATAGAGATCCTGAAACTGGTCAGCAATTTGATAGAGGTGCTCTTAACGAAGAGTTAGAAAAAATTGAAAAGCCGGCTGGTATTGCAAATCCAAAAGATTTCAGAAATGATATAGTTCAATTTTATCTAAGACACAAAGCTAAGAATAGTAAATCTCCATCATGGGATTCTTATGAGAAAATTAAGAATGTTATTGAAAAAAGAATATTCTCTAAAACTGAAGATCTTATACCAGTCATATCATTCACTGGTAAAACTTCTAAAGACGAAGAGAAGAAACATTCTGAATTTGTCAATAGAATGAAAGATAGAGGATATACTAATAAACAAATAAAACTTTTGACAGACTGGTACCTCAGAATTAGGAAATCATCTTAATGAGACCTGTTAAAGACTTATTTACAAAAGAATACTATCGTATTAATCGTATTAAAAGGGTAGTTGTGCGCAAACTAAAAATAGAAAGAATATTCAATGTCAATAAACATAGTAGATAGAAGAAAAAATCCAAAAGGGAAATCCTCTGATAATCGTCAGAGGTTTCTAAAAAGGATCGAAGGTCAAATAAAAAAGGCCTTACCTGACATTGTTAAAGGTACTGGTATAAAAGATATCACATCATCAGGTGGTAAAGTAAAAGTTCCTGTTAAAGGAATATCTGAGCCACAATTTACATATGATAAAGATTCTGGTGATAAAAAATATGTTCATCCAGGAAATAAAGAATATGTTCCCGGTGATAAAATAAAAAAACCTCAAGGTGGTCAAGGTAAAGGATCAGGTAAACAAGGATCAAACGATCCTTCAACCGGAGAAGATGAGTTCTCAGTTACAATTAGTAGAGATGAGTTCTTAGATTACTTTTTTTCTGATTTAGAACTTCCAGATATGGTTAAAAAACATCTTAACACTATTGTTGATTGGAAACAAAAAAGAGCTGGATTCTCTAATTATGGTAATCCAAGTAGGTTAAATGTTGTTAAATCATTTAAAAACTCAATGGCTCGTAGAATGGCTCTTGGATTCTTTTTTGATAAAAAAATCAAAGATGTTGAGGAGTTATTAAAAGATGATACTTTAACTAAAGAAAGAAGATTAGAGTTAGAATTTGAATTAGACAAACTTAAGAAAATGAAACTTAGTGTTTCATTTATGGAGGAAGTCGACCTTCAATATAATAACTTTGAAAAAGTTGCTGTTCCTACTACTTGTGCTGTTATGTTCTGTATAATGGATATCTCTGGTTCAATGGGTGAAAAGGAAAAGGATATTTCAAAAAGATTCTTTATGTTACTTTATATGTTTCTTACAAAACAATATGAAAAAATTGAAATTGTTTTTATTAGACATCACACAGAAGCAAAGGAAGTTAGTGAAGAAGAATTCTTTAATAGTAAAGAAACAGGTGGAACAGTTGTTACTCCTGCACTTGAACTAATGAATAAGATTATAAAAGAAAGATACTCAAAAGATTGGAATATCTATGCTGCGCAAGCTTCAGATGGTGATGTTTGGAATCGTTCAGATGCTGATGATTGTTATAAAATATTAGACACTGATATATTAAATAAAATTCAATATATGATTTATATTGAAGTTTGTAGAGATAATGATGGTGACCTTTGGAGTAATTATAAATTACTTTCTGAAAAGAGAAATAATTTCGAGATTGGAAAAATTCACGAAGTAGGTGAGATATGGACTGTATTTCAAGACTTCTTTAAAAAGAAAACCGTCTAAAATATTACTGTGTTGTAAATTGATAAACCTTTCCCGAACTACCATAGTCAACTATCTTAGCAGCTACAAACTTTGCACCTTCTGCTGCATATTGTGACCAAGATTCATCAGAATATTTATTTGTATTTTGCTCAACAAACGTCAACGCATTATTAGCAATTTTTACAGCTTGACTAGAATACTCAGAAACACTTTTTCCGTCTCTTAGATTAATCAAATAAACCATTACTTCAGAAGTTAATTTGGATTTTTCAAAATCCATTTCTTCTGCAGCACTATCCGAAATAGCTTCCATTACTCCTATTGCTTTATTTATAGTTTCTGGTGATGGTTTTCCTCCACTAGCCGCGGCAGAAGTAAGTACAAAAAGTATAACAAGTAGGACTATAGTTATAATTATAGTTCTGTATAATACTGGATGTTTTTCTTTAAAATTTTTAATCTTATCCAAAATCCATTTTATAAATTTCTCAACAATTGATGCTGACTTTACACCTAATTCATACATCTTAAGACTTATACTTTCTAAATTTTCATTGAATTTTTTAAAGAAACTTTCAATAGTATCTAAACCTTTACCAATTGTTGCTAATAACTCATTAAAATTGGCTCCGGTGACACCAAATTTACCCAAGTGGTCCCAGATTGATCTGTATTCTTTCTGATCTATATCACTCATTTCACTATTGATATAATCTTTAAGATTTGGCTTACCTTTAGAAATTAATAAATTATTTATCTGTGCAATTTCATTCTTACTCTTTATTCTCTTAATTATTTTTAAAGCTGATTCTTCATCCGTACCGTCATAATCACCTTTAAATGATTTAATTAAATCATCTACTATAGATTTTACCGAATTATCAACTTTGTCATTTTTTTTACTTTCTATATTATTCCAATCTATGTCATTGAAAACACTATCATCTAATTTATGACCTATCATAGTATAAAGACCTATTTCTTTTAATGCATCCGGATTTGTCTTTATTATTTTTTCTAATTGACGAACTTTACCATCAACTATTTTGATACCGAATTTTTTATCAGAATTATTTGTTAAATCTTCTAATCTTTTATTTAGTTCGATTTTATTTATTTTCTTTGATTTGTATGATGATATTAGTTCATACATTTTATCAAGTGGTAATCTCATTTGTACACTAAATTCATGTCCTGAGAATGGTACAATTTCATTTTTTGAGGATTTTAAAAACCATTTGGCTAGTGGTGTGTTTGTCACAACAATGTCATATCTTAAATACCAAACATTTTGTTTCTTACCTATAGAAATGTATGGATCATCTTCGACTTCGACTTCATCTTTGATTTTTTCTGTTTGATAGTTCAATACAAAATCTAAAACTGGACTATCATCTTTATTTGGATCTGCAAAATAGTCAGAAAGATTTCCTTTTTCATATTCGTCTTTGTTCCAAAACCATTCCTCATTAATTGCACATCTAAAAGATTCGTATGTTTTGATATACTTCATGTTGAAAATAACTTTCTATTATATATAAATTATTATAAACAATAAACTAAAAATAGACTAAAAATAAAAACAAAATTATATGAAGAAAAAAGATATCAAAAACTTATTCTCAAAATCAGATTGGAATGAAGAAACTATTCAAGTTTTTTCTGAAATAATTGATAAAATGTCTATAGACTTACTTGGACTTGATGTTTATGTAAATCAATTTGAAATTGTATCTTCTGAACAATTACTAGATGCTTACGCACTTATAGGACTTCCACTTTCATATAACCATTGGAAATTTGGAAAAGATTATGTAGTAAATACAAATAATTATAAAAAAGGAAGAATGGGTCTAAGCTACGAAATGGTAATTAACAGCTCGCCCTGCATCTCTTACAACTTAGAGGACAATGATACTTGTCTTATGTTATTAGTTTATGCACATGTTCAGGGCCATAATCACTTCTTTAAGAACAATTATCTTTTTAAACAATGGACTCAAGCTGATTCCATTATCGATTATATGTTATTTGCTAAAAACTTTATTGCCAAATGTGAAGAGAAGTATGGATATGAAGAAGTTGAAATGGTTTTAGATGCTTGTCACGCACTTATGAACTATGGTGTTGATAAATATAAAAAACCGGCTAAATTATCACCTAAAGAAGAGCATGACAGATTAAAAAAGAAGATTGAAGACGATAGAATTTTACTTGATGACATCTGGAGAACCCTTCCTAAGGATGATCAGAAAAGAAAAAGAAAAGAAAGATTTCCGGCTCAACCTGAAGAAAATATTCTTTACTTTATCGAAAAAAATTCACCAAAACTAAAAGCTTGGCAAAGAGAAATTGTTAGAATTGTTAGAAAGGTATCTCAATACTTTTACCCACAGGGTCAAACTAAAGTTATCAATGAGGGATGTGCGACTTTTACACACTATGAGATAGTAAATAAAATGTTTGAAGAAGGATATTTAGATGATGGATTTATGTTAGAATTTATGCACCATCATTCTAATGTTATTTTTCAACCGGGATTTGATTCTAAATTCTATTCAGGTTTGAATCCATATACTTTAGGCTTTAATATCTTTTCTGATTTAAAAAGAATGTCATTAGATCCAACTCCAGAGGATTTACAATGGTTTCCTGAAATTGCTGGAAAAGGAGATTGGAAAGAACAATTTTTATATATTGTTGAAAATTTCAAAGATGAAACATTTGTTCTTCAATATCTTTCTCCAAAAGTTATGCGTGATATGAGATTATTTGAGATATCAGATGAATCAACTTCTAACTTTTATAAAGTTAGTTCAATTCATAATGAAAAGGGATATAAAAAAGTTAGACAATCACTTTCTGAATTTTATAACAGAAGTAGATATGTTCCAGATATTCAAGTTTATAATGTTGATGTTTATGGAAATAGAAGTCTTACTTTAGAATACACTCCTTTAGATGGTAGAGATTTAGATTCAAATGAAGTTGATAAGGTTCTTCCACATGTTAAATACTTATGGGGATTTCCAGTTAAGATGGTTCAAAGAGGTCAAGAAAAATTGACAGTTATTTCTTCTTTGGAATAATTTTCACTATATTTGTAATATGAAAAATATTGGATACTGTTGCATCCCAATGGGTTGTAATGTAGGTAAGAAAAAGAAAGAACATATTACCGTAAATAGAGGAATGGTTCGTAAAACATTTGATGATAAAGGATTGCCTTATGTATCTGAATTGGTTATTGAAAATCTCAAAGACACACTTAAAGTATTAGACTATAATCTATCTGTTGGTATTTATATCTACAGATTATCATCCGACTCTTTTCCGTGGATGTCAGAGTATGAGTTCTCTGATTTACCAAACTTTGATATGATACAAAAGCTTATGGCTCAAATCGGTGATAAAATAAAATCTAATAACATTAGAGTGAGCTATCATCCAGGACCATTCAACGTTTTGGCAAGTGAGAGCCCTTCTGTTGTAGAGAAAACAATCAAAGAGTTAAATAAACATGCAGAACTTATGGATTTAATGGGATTGGATAAATCACATTATTATCCTATCAATATTCACATCAATACGACTAAGCCTACAAGAGAAGAAGCTGCTCAACGATTTGTTGATAATTTTTCACTTCTTTCTGAGTCTTGTAAGAGTAGATTAACATTAGAGAATGATGATAGTCCGAATCAATACTCTGTTAAAATATTACACGACTTTGTTTATACCAAAACTAATATTCCAATTGTATTCGATCAACATCACTTCAACTATGGTGAACAAGACCAAACTATGGAAGAAGCATTGCGATTAGCACATTCTACTTGGAATGTTAGACCAATGACTCATATGAGTTCACCAAAAACATTAGAAGATAATTCAGGTAAACAAACAGCACATGCAGATTACATTTATGAAGAAATTAAAACATTTGGTCTTGACTTTGATACAGAAATTGAAGCGAAAGCCAAAGATCTCGCTGTGTTAAAATACCGGAAACAGTTTCAATTAATTAAGTCATAAATATTTGGTAGATTTAAAATAAAGTATTATCTTTGTAAAACAAAGGAAAACAATATGAAGATAGAGCTTAAAAATGTAAAGATTAACAAAATGTTTAGCGAAGAAACTACTTGTTTCATGGCTGATGTTTTTATAAATGGTAAAAAAACAGCATACGCTAAAAACGACGGACGTGGAGGTAATACAAATATCCAACCATATGCGGGTATGTCTTTAGATGAGGTTTATAACTATTGTAAAACTTTACCCAAAGAGTTTGGTTACCCACAAACACTTGATTCAGTTATTGATGATATTCTATTCGAGAAAGAAAAAGAAAAAGAGCAAAAGAAAATTGACAAGTTGTGTTTAACTAACATTGTTTGGGGTTTAGAAAATGGAACGTCTTATTCTAAGATTGGTTTTAAAGGTAGTCCTAAATTTGAGGACCTTAAAAAAACAACTGGAGGTAAGACTGCTTTGAAATCTTTGATTGAGAAAGTAAAAAATCAATACGTGAAAGAAGGTGAAATTATTTTCAATAAAAATTTAGTAGGTTAAAATGTAAAGAGAGTCTAATGACTCTCTTTTTTCTTTTTCTTAACAACTGCTAACTCTTCTGGTGTCAATAATCCTCTACCATAAAGTTTTACTCTTTCATCATATCTCGTCTTAACTCTTTCAGATATCGGAACTGGTTGTCCTTCATCATCAATTCTAACAAAAACAACTTTTGTTGAACAAACGATTTTTTCTTCACCAGTATAAACACTGTGTTTTCTGGCTTCCATTTTAAGAGTGATGGAGGTTGTTCCAATTTTTTCTACTTCTCCATAGATTTTGATAATGTTGCCAACTTTTACGGGATTATCAAAAACGACTTCTTCCATTTTTTTAGTTACCATTCTTGGTGTGTCGCATATTTGACAAGCGTAAGCCGCAGCTGCTTCGTCAATAAAACACATCATATTTCCTCCGAAGAGATTACCATGTACACCAATATCGAGTGCCATACAAATTTTTGTTGTTATTAGTTCCATAATTTATCTTTTTTTATATATGAAAAAACTCATTTTTTTAAAATCAAACCAACTTACATCTAAAAAGATAGTTTCTATTACTTCGTCATTTGTTACATAACATGAGATATAGTAGCAGTCTTTTGGAATTTTTTCTAATATTAAATTTCTTAAATCATCACTAAACATAATATCATCCATAAAAATAAAATTGGCATCGGAGATATCAACATTTAAAATATCATCACAAATAAAAATAACTCTTTCTTGATTTAAAGTTTTATTTATTTCGATTGCATAATCGATTCTTGTTTTAGATATTTCCACTCCTACATATTTATCAAAATTGGAAATAAGTGAGAGATGTAATAATAATCTGCCATTACCACATCCAATATCATAAAATACTCCTTTATAATTATTTAAGTAGTTTGATAATTCTTTAACCCCTTTTTTTGTGATTTCGCCATAAACTAAATTCTCAGGTAAATCAGTTGATTCTCTTAGATATTCTGATTGTTGTTCATTGGTTAGATTATCCCATTTACCCAGATATTTTAAGATATCACTCTCAGACATTAAGTCGAACCTATAAACTTCTTCTATTTTTATTGCTTTTAGAAAATCATCCATATTTCACTATTTCAATTCCAGTAGTTTCTAAAAAATTAATACCCGACCCATCTCTATATTCATCTACATAGACCAATCTTTTTATTCCTGATTGTAGAATCAGTTTTGAACAATCTTTACATGGTGAGTGAGTTAAATAAAGAGTAGCTCCATCGCAAGATTGACCTCTACGGGCACATTTAAGTATAGCGTTTGCTTCACCATGAATTACATACCAATGTGTGGTATCAGGATCCAATTCACATTGATTATCAAATCCAGTTGGTGTTCCGTTATATCCATCTGATATAATCATATCATCTTTTACAATTAAGGCCCCAACTTTCATTCTTGAGCAATGAGAAAGATTAGACCACTCTTTAGCCATATTTAAATATGTTTTATCATATTTTTGTTGCTTGTATCTGGATTTAATCTCATCGATAAAATTTGTGATTTTATCAGGACCATCTATATTCTTTTCTTTACCGGACTTATCTTTGATTATCATTCTTATCGCATTTTTATCTGATTTATCAAACACTTCCATTTTAATAACCATAGGACTCATATCATCATAAATATAATCCTGTGATTCAATCATTTCTTTTGTAATTCCTTTTAAATATACAGTATCAAAATCACTCTTCATCCCTAAATAACTTATTTATTTTGGATTTTCTATATTCTGATTTCGTATCAAATCCTAAAATATTTTTTAATGCCCAATTTACATCTAAATGACCTGTGATCATTAACTCTTTTAAAAGTTCATATTTTTTGTTTTTATCAGACATTAAATAATCTTTTGATTTTTTTCTTTCTAATCTTTGGTCTATCTATTTTATAGATAATGTCAGTAATAGTTGAATTGACTGTTATATAATTACCAGAACCTCTGGTTGATTTATTATTTATCAACGCAGAGGCTTGTAGTAATTTATCAACTAAACTTTTATTAGTCATTGTGTTTTTCAATCTGAAGAGCACTTAACTCAACAAGATTTTTTCTACCAAAAATCATAACTTCAACCTTGACTTTTTGGTCTTTAATACTTTCTACTGTTCCTGTAAATCCTGTAAAAGGACCATCAAGAACTTTAACAGATTCACCGGAAATGAAGTGGTCAAATTGTTCGGCTACTACTTCTTTTTCTTTTTGAATACCAAGCATTCTATCAACTTCTCCTTGTGTTAGAGACTGAATAGTTTTATCTCGTGATGTAAGAAATCCTGTAGCACCATTTACACCTTTTAAATAATATTTCAATTCACCAACAGCATTTGTTTCAACAAAAATATATCCTGGATACATTACTTTTTCACGTTGAACTTTTTTACCATTCTTTAAATGAAAAGATTTTTCAGTTGGAACAATTACTCTACCTATTTTACCCATTAAGTCACCAGTTTCACCATCTTTGACAATTCTTTCCGAAACAGATCTTTCTCTGTTTGATTGCGCTCTAACGATATACCATTTCATTGTTTTAACATTTTCTAAAGTTTCCATATTAATTTAATTTATTGTTTTTCTAATTTTTTATAATAATTTAATTCTTCTTTTACAAAATCAAAGTGATTTTCTATTAAATAGTCTAAGTCAATATCTTTAATTTTTAATCTAAGTAAAAGAAGTTTGTAGTCATTATCGGGTATAAGTGGCTTTTCCTTTTCACTTTTTGACCAAATCCAACTAGGATAAGGTTTTGATTTCATAAAGTGATACCATAAATCTAAACCCGATACTTTATCTATTGCTTTAAGATTCAAAAGTTGAGCTTTATCAGGAAATCTTTTAGAAAGAATTCGGTTAATGATGAAAAAAAATTCACTTTTTTGTTCATCACTAACCCACTTCCAATTTTCTTTCTCTTTAAACATCGCATTTGTTAATGCAAGTAAGTGATTTTCAATTATCATTTTCCTTCAAATTTGCTTTCCATTTTATCAATAATTTCTTGAGGTAAGTTTTCTAATCTCAAATCTATTAATTTAACATTACCTTGAATGTTTTCTACAATAGTTTCAATTTGTGTTTTACTCAATTTCTTTTTCTCACAAATCAAATCAGCTATATTCTCATATAGATCAGGATCTTCTAAACTAATCTCACCAAATTCTAAAAGATAATTATCATAGATTGTTTTGGCACCTTTGGCTCCAATTCCTCTCTTTTTGCCGTTTTTAACTTGAGACCAAACAGATCCAATATTATCAGATTGGTCTCCTGAAATTATCTTAACCACTAATGATTCCATAGGATCAATTTCAACAATTTCATATTTAGTTAAGAATCTATTAAGTAAAGTCAAATAATCAGAGTTATCATTTAGATTAAAAATATCATCATTTGGTAAATTTTTAACTTCTGAGATAAAAATCTGATAATTTTTTGGCATAAAAAGTTTTTCTTTATTATACATTTCATTTGTCATAATATTAATCCAAAGTGGATCGATTGAATACCCAACAATTTGTTTGATATCATGGTCATTAGAAACAATAATTGTAGATCGACCTTCTTCATTTGCTTTAGTTGTTAAAAATGAAATCCAATCATCTCCTTCAACATGAGGTGCTTCTAAAATTTTCACTAATCCAGACATTGATTGTTTGAATTCATCATAAGCATTATAAACAAAAGACCAATCAATATCATTATCTTTTTTTCGATTAGCTTTATAAGCTTTTGTTAGTTGTTTTCTCCAAGATTTTTCTTTAGAGTCTGATACAAGATAAACATTAGCAAACGGATACCACTTTCTATAGTTGTTAATCGCGTTTTCTAATGATTTATGTAGTGCGCCGTACAGTAAGTTGTTTTTGTGAAGTGTGAAAACCAATCTTGACAAGATATAATTTCCATCTATTACTAAGTCACATATCATTAAAATATAATTATTTTTTAATTATATCTATTAATCTGGACTTAGTTTATAATATCATCTATCTTTTTGTCCCTTTCTAACCACTTAAACTTTTTCTCTAAATAGTCTTCAATTTCAGATGGAAAGAAAGTATTATTTTTATGTAATTCATCTAAAAAAGGTTTTCCTAAAACATTAAGTATAGCAATATTAGTTATTAAATTCGAATCTCTATAGTGACCGTTATTTGACACTTCAACATCTTCACCTAAAATATGATAAGTTATTTTTGAAGCTCCTATTGTAAATGATGAACCATTATAAACCAAACTTGTCCCAGAAACCGTAGTCGATGTATTTGAGGATGAGCCAGTAATTGCAAAGATACCGGGAGGTATTTGTAGATTGGTTTGTTTTTTAGCCATATCCATTCTATCTAAAATCAGATAAAAGTTTATTTAACTATTGTGTGTGGTGCTGACCAATCCGACTCTGATTTAGCAAATCTGATAATTGATGATACTATGTGATTTCTATCATCTTCTGGTAGTCTTTCTACAAAATCTGTAAAGAAAATAGCTTGAAGTCTTGAGTTTATAGCAGAATCTTTTTCTTTTGTGAGATCGTTATAGAATATAGTCTTCAATTCAGCTTTAGTAAATTCATAGTTTTGATCCATATACTCTTTAAGATTTTCTAAGTCTTTTGATTTTCTAATATATGTCAGTATAGTATATGGGTTTATTGAGACATCTTTTCCAGTTATTTGTATTGTGAAGTTTTTATTTAATTCAAATTTGATAAGAGCTCCTGCTTTTCCAGACATATGCTCTGCTTTTGAAGAACCTTTAACCTCTAAAGAAATGGCTTGCTCTAATCCAGTCACAAAAGTCCTAACATCAATTTCTCCAGCTCCTTTAATTTGTGGCTCAACTTTTTCCTCAGCCCCGTCTTCAATTAATTGACCAAGCAAAGCATAGTCATAATAAATCTTAGTTCCAGTTGTATTAGGACTTGCTTTGTATTTATTATACATATGTACGAATTTAGAAGCAGTGTCTGTATTAACTGGGAAAAATCCTGATTGTCTTTTAGTTTGTTGTTTTAGTGATACACCAACAACTCCAGTTGCATTCTTAATTGATTCTCCTAAAAAGTCATTTAGTTCCTGTAAAGAAGTCACACCTAATCTTTTAAATCTTTTTTCAACAGAATTTGTACTTAAATCTCTACAAGTCCATTCATACCCTTTAAATACTAACCAACAATCCGATGGATTCCATTTTGCAATATTTATTCTATCTGGAAGTGATGTGAATGATGAAATACCTTTTGATATTTTTTCTTTTTCTTCTTTAAGTGTATTTAAGAAAAAAGTATTAACAGAATATTTTGAAGAGTTTTTATAAATTCCAGATAAATCACTGATACTGTCTTTATAAACATCAATAATCGACTGACATTGTTTTAACATACCTTCAACAATATTTACATTATCTTCTTCGTATTTTTCAAATTTTTGTTTAATATCATTTCTGTATTTACCAATAGTCGCTTTTCTATAACCATCAATACCTTGACCAAATTCAATTGGTACTCTACCATCGTGATTGTAACATTCGATTGCAATTCCATAATCTTCCCACAATTTGAAAGTAAAAAGTATAACAAATACAGTTTCTCTAAAGTAATCACCTCTGGCTGATGCTCCTTTTCTATCTAACTGTTTAATCATAACAGTTTTGATTCCTTTTTTAGCTACAGCAAATGGAAATTTTAATGAAGTTGTTTTATAGATAAATAATTCAGACTTAGGATCTTTGATGTCATTTATTTTAAGCACATCTGAAAAAGTAAGTATCTTTAAAGAAGCAGGTCTTATATTGATGACTTTTTCTTCTAAATTAGGTAATTCTTCAGTATAGAATAACTGAAGTTTTGTTGTTACTTCAACATCATCTTCTTTAACTTCGGTCTTACCATCTCTTGAAAGAGCATAGTTTATATTCCTTTTATTATCATCTAAAGTAGCCTCAAATAACGACTTAATATACTTCATATAGAGTATATATTAATTTTTACTTACAAAATCTTATTTATTTGGATTTCTCTCCAAAGAGTTCTAAATTCTTCTCTTATTTCAAAATCATAATCGTAGCAATCCTTTTGTTGATAATAATCGTAATAGCTTTTCTGAATTTTCTTATTTATCTCTTCGTACTTTGGTTTTACAAGATACCAAGCATCATTTTTCTCTGACCAATCTATTAGATTTTTAATTAAGTCAAAGTTTATTTTTTTAAATCCATTAAGGAATTTAGGATTAGCCCACGAATAAAAGTAACTTCTTATTATCTCATTCTTGAAATCAAAAAATCCAGATGGATTGGTAGATAGTGGTGTAGTGAAGTAAAACTCTTCACAACTCCTCATAAGTATTTTAGTTAATTCTATTACTTTTTTAGGTAATTTATTTTCTAAAATAATATGAGGCACATCATCTATTAAAATACAAATTGGAATCTTTTGAATTTTTTTGAAATATATTATTCCTTTTGAAAAGGACCAATCTTCATTACTCGGTAGTATTTTATTTAAGTCCATTTTCTTTTAGTATTTTAAAAAACAAAACCTTATTATATTCTCTAAGCTCAAATTTTCTTTTTCCGTCTCTATAATATGGTTTATTCCTATTTGGTGAGTATTTCACTTTACTTTTTGAATCCCACATAGATGTAGTAATTGTTTTAGAATGAAAATAATCTTGCTTTTCTAAAAAATCAACTATAAGAATTTTTTTAAAGTAATTTTTATTAGCATCTTCAGAATACCAATATCTATAACCTTGTGTGTGTCTTTTTAAACGACTCACAATTACTCTTTCTTCTATATGTCTCCGCCAGGCACGACCTCTCATAATCGCAAATATAAGATTTATTTTAGAATTTCAGAAATCTTCTCATCTCTATCTATTGAATAAGTATCTATAATGAAAATTGGACTACCATCTATTCTTGACCTACTTATAAACTTAGCCCAGTATTTCTGACCAAAGTATTTTTTATCAATAAGGTTTTTTCTTACCGTTTCATCTTCAGAACTCCAATCGTATCGATGATTTAAGTCATCAATAATTTCAAAAGATTTGTCGAAACAAATAAGTTGGTCTTTGGATTCTAAACCAATTTTTTTTATTAGAATTGTCATTTCAGTAATTCTACTTTTCTTAAGTCTGAATTCTTTCCAAACCAAGTTTCAAGTGATGATTTTGAAGCCTCATCTTTTGTAATCATTGTCATTCTTGGCGAATTAATGATATCTTGATACTCATCATCGACAAGAGCTGCCAAACCTTTCTTATACTTAATCTCGTATTGTTTTGGATCATTCTTACTTTCCCATTCATTGTATTCGGTCTGTGAGTAAAAAAGAATTTTCTTTTTACCCTTTTGTTTTGGAATGGCAACAACAATCGGAGTTTCTACTTTCCAAATCATTTTCCTGTCAAACATATCTGGCCAATATTTATGAAAGAAGTTAATAAGAAGTCCCGCGATGGAATTCCCATCGACATCAGCATCTACATAAAAAAGTATTCGACCATATCTTAAAGATTTTAAATCAATTTCTTGACCTAACTTCAGTCCAATTGCCGCCATCAAATTAACCACTTCATCATTTCCAACCAGTTTTTGATTAGTCATCTCAGATACATTAACAAACTTTCCTTTAAGTGCAAAAGCACCCATCGTCTCCGGAGTCCTGTATTTTCTAAAAGCTGAAATAGCGGAGTCTCCCTCGAATAATCCAATGGAACATTTCCAACGATCTTTTCCTTTAGCATCAATTAGTTTTTCAACTTTGATTTTAGATAACTTTTTATTTAATTCTCTTTGAAGTTTTGAGTCTTCAGCACTTTTCTTTTGTTGAATCCAGTCTAAAATAGAATTGACAATCTCAGATTTAAGAATAGATTGGATTAATTTATTTGGAACCTCATAAGTTGAACCAAAGTCTTTAACTTCTGTAATTAGTTTCTCTTTTGTTTGAGAAGAAAATGATGGATTAATTATAGTAGAATCTAAGAAAAGAAACATATGTTGTTTTAACTCTGAGGGTTTAACATCAACTTTGTGTTTTTTCATAAAGAATTCTCTTAGAGATACTACTATTTGATTCATAATATAATCAACGTGTGTTCCTCCATCATAAGTTTCTGTTGAGTTAGCAAAACTAACTTGTTGAAATCCATTTTCGGAAAGAGCAATTGCAAATGACCAGTTTTTATCTTTTGATGTTTCATAGAAATAATCTTTGACATATAATTTTATGTAATCTTCAAATGAATTGAAATTTATCAAATTCCCATTAAATGTGAATTTGATACTTGGGTTTGTTCCTGCTAAATCATAAACTCTTTTCTCTAACATTTTGAAATGATCATTATCTATTTTAGACAATCCAAACTGAGATAGGTCTGGTTTATATTTTATTTCTGTGTGATTTGACTTTGACTTTTTAACAATTGGATTATTCCTATCTCTCATATTGTTTTTGAATGTTTGTGTAAAATGATTCTTACCATCACATGTAGAGATAGTGAATTCGACAGAGAAGACATTAGTAAGCTTTGCGCCTAGTCCATTTAAACCAGCTACTGTTCTCTCATCACTGTCATCATAATTACTACCCGACATTAAATTACCAAATATAACTTCTGGGACATATTGATCATGTTCTTTGTGAATCACAACCGGTATCCCTCCATTATCTTTAACCGTTATCAAATTATTTTCAGTATCAACAACAACATCTATTTTATTTAAACTTTTGTTTCTTTTGTGTTCATCAACTGAATTTGTAACAACTTCGTCAAATATTTTAACAAATGATGGTATATATGTTATTTCTCTTTGTAAGATTTTATTATCATCTATTATGTTTTTAACAGAGGTATTGGGTTTATTCGAACCAACATATGTCTGTGGTCTGAGTAAGATATGTGTTATTTGATCTAATACTTTATACTTATCTTCTATTTTTTTCACTTTTAAAAATTTCTTTTTTAATTATTTCTATTAATTCTGTTTGTTTTGTTTTTAAATCATCATCACTATATACATGAAAATATTTAAATCCAGCACTTTCCGCTATTTCTTTTTTTAATCTATCAATTTTTATTTTTTCATCATAACTCATACCATATGCACCCACCCAATCTAAATCATTTTCTTTAGGATGAAAAGAAATACCATGATATTCAATTATTATTTTTAATGGTTTGATAGTAAAGTCATAAAAAAATAAACATTTATCTAAGTTTATAAACCACTCTTTTGATGACCCAACTCCCCAATAAATATCATTTTTATCAATTCCATTATTTCTAATATATTTATATATCTCTTTTAAAAAATAGTATGCTTCTTTAGATGATTTGTTTATACCAACAACTCTTTTTGATGTTATTTGATTAAATATCTTATTTCCTTCTTCTAATCCATATTTATCTATATAAAATTTTCTCGAAGAGGTATATGATAATTGATTTAATCTATTATTATATTTAATCAATCCTTCCTCATCACCATATCTATTCACAAAAGACTCCAATGAATTAGTATTTTGTCTTTCATTTAGTTTTTTTATAGATTCTTCTTCGCTAAATCCTCTTTTTAACCAATATTGTAATTGTGTCTCGGTTCTATCAATATATTTTTCCGGATATTCTATTGCTTTTTTAATAAATTTTTCTGAGTTTTCTTTCTGAAATTCTTTTACTTTATTTTCAGAGTCTATATTATTATATCCTCTTTCTATCCAGTATTCTATATTACATTTTCTAAAAGATCTTATTTTAAATAATGCCTCTTCTTCTGTATAAAAATTTCCAGTTTTTTCATTTATTTTATTTTTCCAATTTTCAACTTTCATTGGAGATGATGGCATTTTTTTAACTACTCTTTTTAGATTTGTTTCTTCTTCTGACCATCCTCTTTTAATCCAATATATTTTTTTATCAGATCCCACTGGTGGTAAGTCAAGCATTTTTCTAACAAATTGTAAAATTTTATATTTACATTTGATATCAGTTTTTAAAATAGCATCTATAACTTTCTTCTCAACTTCTGGATGGAGATTTTTAACTTTATTATCTATAACTTCTTTTACTTTATCAATCACAACTAATGGTTCCGTTTTTACTTATATATTAAATAAAAAAGATATAATTTATCCATAGTAGATTTAGTTTGTGATTGAAAGAAAGTATTTGTTTATTTCCTACATTGATTCAACATCATCCCAATTATCTTCTCCTTTTAAAGGAATACGAGGATTTACATCAAAATTTTGATTTAAAAATTGCTTTAATTCATTTTCGATATAATTATCTGGAACAACCATATCTGGATTTTCCAAACTCATTTTTTTAGACAATTCAAATGAGAATTGTTGAAGAACTTCTGGTCTAATTGCAGCTACTAATCTATCCGATACAACAAATGCTCTTGTGAATCTATCTTTAACAGGTATTTCTCCTTCAGCCACTTTCATTGAGCTATCTATAAAGCTTTTTAGAAAACCCTCATAACTATGTGATGAATCTTGTAAAATAGGTGCTAATATTTTATTAAAAGCTCTTGTAGATCCAAAAATCATTCCAAATATTGCTGCTATTGGAAAGAATGGAGCAAGAGCCATTGGAACTATTCTATGAATAGCTTTAACTATTCCAACTTTCAAGTCTGTTCTCTTTTTAGCTGTTTGTGCATCTAGGAATAAAGCTCTTAGCATCCCAAATTTAATTTGTTTATCTTGTGTTTTTAAATAATCAGCCAAGTGACCTCTGTGTGCAAAATAAAGATGACGATTGATTTCATCTTCGTCAGTTATGCCAAGTCTTTGTAATTCGGCTTTGAAATTATCATCAAATTTCTCTAATATAAGGAACTGATTATACCTATTAATTTTTTTCATTAATCTATATATTAATTATTTAATATTAATTTAACATTTTAAAACCTTTTATAATTTGATTTTTTAATTGATTTTTAAACTAAGGTAATTTTTTATAGAATAAATAAGATATGAAAATTCTATATGGAATTCAACTTAACGGAAATGGTCATATAACAAGATCTATAGAACTAATCAATAAATTAAAGTCAGTTGGATATGAGGTTGATGTTATATCTTCTGGTAATAACTCTAATTTAGAATTACCATTTGAACATAATCATTTTGATGGGTTATCAATATTTTGTAATGACTCTGGATCAATTGATTGGAGAAAAACAATAAAACAAGCTAATATTATAAAATTAATAAAAGATTCAATGCTAGATGTAAGTGGATATGACTTAGTTATATCTGACTTTGAGCCTATATCTGCTTGGTCTGCCAAAAGATGTGGTGTTAAATCATTAGGAATTGCTAATCAATATTCTTTAATGTCAAATAAGACACCTAAGATTAAAAGTTTATTCTCATTACAGTTTATAAGAAATTTTGCATCTTGTAGTGAATACATCGCACTTAGTTATGAAAAATTTGATGATTTTATTTATCAGCCATTTATATCTGATTACTTTTTAAAAAGTGAAGTAAATGATAAGAAATTCTTTTTAATTTATTTACCATCTTATAATTTAGATTATATACTAAACCAATTATCTGAATTTAAACAATATAAATGGAGAGTTTACTCCAATGAAGAACATTCAAATGAATTGAAAAATATAAAAGTTATAAAACTAAATAAAGATAAATTTCAAAAAGACTTAACTAATTGTAGTGGTGTTATAACCGCATCTGGTTTTTCAACAACATCAGAGGCTCTGATACTAAACAAAAAACTATGGTCAATTCCTATTCAAAGTCAGTATGAGCAATTATCTAATTCTTTACTATTGCAAAATATGGGTGTTTTTACTGATAATTTAAACAGTGATAACTTAAAAAATTGGCTAGATAATTATCAAAAAGTTGATTACAAATGGGAAAATCCAATAGAAGACATTCTATTAAAAATTAAAAACATATATGAAGGTTAAAACATTATTTATATCTGATGTGCATTTAGGAACATCGAAATGTCAAGCAGATAAATTACTAAATGTACTTAGAGACTACGATTATCAAGAATTAGTGATTGTTGGTGACTTTATAGATCTTACTTCACTTAAAAGAAAGTTTTACTGGAAAGCAGATCACTCAACTGTTATACAAAAGATTTTGAGAGCATCCAGAAAAGGAACTAAAGTTACATATATCTTAGGAAATCACGATTACTTCTTAAGAGGTTTGATAAAAGAAGATAATATAAATTTAGGAGATATTCTTATTTGTGATGAGTATTTCTATAAAACATCAAAAGGTGAGACAATTTATATTTGCCACGGTGACCAATTTGATGGTTTTATTAGGCTACACCCTTTCTTATATGTTTTAGGTGACTGGGCTTATGAGATAAGTTTTAGAATTAATAAATGGTATAATAAAATCAGAAGATTTTTTGGATTAGAATATTGGTCTTTATCACAATATCTTAAATCAAAAGTTAAGAATGCTATTTCATTTATTAATGATTTTAAGATTTTATCAATGAAAAGACTGGAAGAAGTTGAATGTGATTCAATTATGATAGGTCATATTCACACACCAGCAATTGAAAAAATAGGTGAAAAAACTTACTATAATACCGGTGACTTCTGTGAAAGTTGCTCATTTTTATATGAAGATTTAAGTGGTGATATCAAACTTGTTATATTGGATTAGATAAAAACAAAAATAAGTTTTTACTATATACGAGTTATGATGACAGAAAAAAGTATATCACAGTTCTTATCCGATGAATATAAAGAGTTTGCAATGTATGTAATCGAAGGAAGAGCTATTCCTTCTGTAATTGACGGTTTTAAACCAACTCAAAGAAAGATTATTCATATTGCAAATCAAATCTGGAAAACAGGTAATGAAAAAACACTTAAAGTGTTTCAATTAAGTGGTAAAGTAGCCAGTGATTGTTTTTATCATCATGGAGATGCCAGCCTTTCTAACGCCATCATTACGATGGCTCAAAGGTTTAAAAACAATGCACCTCTTTTAGAAGAAGAAGGTCAATTCGGATCACTTCGTTCTCCACAACCTGGAGCACCTCGTTATATTGGAACTAAATTGTCTGAAAATTTCAAATTAATTTATAAAGATTTTGACCTACTAAAATTTAAAGAAGAAGAAGGTGAAGTTATTGAACCACATTATTTCCTACCAATTGTTCCTACTGTTTTATTGAATGGATCATCTGGAATTGCGGTAGGATTTGCTTCAAATATTCTTAACAGAGACATTAAAACTATAATTGATGCTTGTTTAAGAGTTATTAATGGAAAAGAACCAGGTGAAATTAGTCCTTCCCTTAATGGATTTACAGGTGAATATATTCAAGATACTGAAAACAAAAAAAGATGGATAATACGTGGAAAATTTGTAAGAGCCAATACATCAACTGTTAAAATAACAGAACTTCCTCCATCAATGACATATGAGAAGTATGAGGACATCTTAGATAAGTTAGTTGATGATAAAGTTATTGTTTCTTATGATGATAATTGCAAAGATAATATCGATTATACAATTAAATTTACAAGATCTGATTTGGAAAAGTTAGATGATGAAAAGTTAATTAAACTATTAAAGTTAGAGGAATCATCGACTGAAATATTTTCAACTTTAGATGAAGGTGGTAAGTTAATGATATTTGAATGCACACAAGAAATTATTAAATATTTTGTAAATTTCAGATTAGAATATTATCATAAACGAAAAGCTTATTTACTTGAAAGAATGAATAGAGATTTAAAAATTCTTTCAAACAGAGGTAAGTTCATCAAAGCAATATTAGATGAAAAACTAAAAGTTAATAATGTTCTCAAAATTGAAATTATCAAAGGAATAGAAGAGATGGGATTGGAAAAGATTGATGATTCTTTTGATTATCTTTTAAGAATGCCAATCTACTCATTAACAAAAGAGGTATTTGATAAATTAAAAGCTGACTTTGTTGAGAAGAAAGCTGAAATCCAAAAGATGGAACAAACAGATCCAAAAGATATGTATGTTGATGATTTAAATGAATTGAAGAAAAAGTTTAAATAATCAGATTTTATTATTATATTTGTCTAAAATATATTTTAATGGTTACAAAAGAAATTAAACAATTTGTTATTACTCAGATGAAAGAGGCTGATTGGGAGGTTGAGAAATTCGATGGCTTAAATGAATACAAATCTAAACATATCAACATACAACAAGACACTACTATTAGTCAAAAGGTTACTTTTCTAATAAAGATACCCAATGGTCATGGTAGCTATCAAAATCTTAAATTAAACCGTAAGGAGTTAGGAATAAATTATCTACGATACAGATTTTTATTAAAAGGTGTAAAGAGGTCTTGTAAATTAGTTGATAATCGTAGAAGAGAAGCTGAGATTTCTCGCAATTGGAAAAAATTCTTAGAAAAAAATAAAGATCTTAATAGGGATAATAAAATAAACCAAATTATAGATTAATGAAACAGGAATTATTTAATCTTATTGAACAAAAATCACCAGGTGCTAAACCGCTATATCTTGTTGTTCGTGGTTCTCATGCTTATGGAACTAACATTGAAACTTCAGATACTGATTACGCTGGAGTTTTTATTCAGTCTCAAAATGATATTTTAGGAAATACTTACAAAGAACAAATAAATGATGATAATAATGATATTGTTATTTATGAAATTCGTAGATTTTTAGAACTTTTAGGATCAAACAATCCAACTGTTTTAGAACTTCTTAATACACCAGAAGATTGTGTGGTTTATAAAGACCCTATCTTTGATATGGTTTTAGAAAACCGTGATAATTTCATCACTAAGATTTGTGCTAAGTCTTTTGGTGGTTATGCAAAACAACAGATAAGTAAGGCACGAGGTCAAGATAAAAAACAAAACTGGGAGAAAGATAAAGTTACTCGCAAAACTCCTTTAGATTTCTGCTATATTCACCGTGGTGAAAAATCAATTCCACTTGTGAGCTTTATGGAAGAAAAAGGCATGGATCAGAGATTTTGTGGTTTATCTAATGTTCCACATAGTAGAGATACTTATGCTCTTTTCTATGACTTTAAAGAAGAAGAAACTGATGGTGAAATTAAAAATTTAGGATTTAAAGGTATCGCATTTGAAGATTCTAATCAAGTTAGATTATCATCCATTCCTATAGATACTCCTAAAAACTATTTTATCGGACACGTTTCTTATAACAAAGATGGATATTCACAACATTGTAAAGATTATAAATCTTATCAAGAATGGTTAGAAAATCGTAACTTATCACGTTGGGTAGATGTTCAATCTCATGGTCAAAAAATTGACGGTAAGAATATGATGCACTGTAAACGTCTAATGGAAATGGCAAAAGAGATTGGACAAGGAAAAGGTATTATTGTAAGACGACCAAATGCACAAGAACTCATTGCAATTCGAAAAGGTGATGTTGATCTACAAACTTTAATTGATTCTGTTGAAGACGAAATAAAAGAAGTTGATAAAATTTTTGAAGACTCAAATCTTCCTGATAAAATTGATGAAAATTTTATAAATAATCTGATTATTAAAATAAGAAAACAAATATATAAGATATGATATTATACTTAATTTTAGTATTTTTAATTGGTGTGTCTGTTGGTGGATATTTATCAAAAAAACTAGCTATTAAAGCACTTAAGTTAGAAAATGAACGACACAACTTAGAGAAAAAAAATCAATTTTTAGAAGTTCTGTCTAAAATTAAAACTGGAAAATCTAAATTCAAAACTAGAGTTAATGATACAGTTTATATCGAAGTTGAATTAGAAAATTTAGGACAAATTGATGTAATTTATCTTATGGATAAAAATGATATTGCTCTTTTTAAAGAAGCTAAGTGTTTAAATACGTCTGATAGCATTCAATCGGAAATTATTACAGAAATAATCGCAAATATTTACAGAATTTATAATCAAAAAATTAATGACATTGTTGAAATACTTGGTTTTACTTTTTACAGAGAAGAGTTTGAAAGAACTTTTAGAGTGAAAGCTGATGATCTAAAAAAAGTATTCGATCCAGTTATTGAATCCGAAGTTGATCAAATAAATATCGAAAACCAAAAGAAATTTGACATAGATGATATCTTAGATAAAATATCAGCAACTGGAATTGCATCACTTACAATAGAAGAAAGAATTTTTCTAGATAATTACTCAAATGAAAAGAGAAATTAACGTTAGTCCCTGGAAACACATAACCACTACTCATAAAATTGAACATCACACACTTGATGAAATATTCACCATTCTAATTGAAAAGGATGGTGAATATTCTTTTATTGTTGAGGAATGTCAAAAGGTGTTTGATGTTTCACAAATGCCAATTTATATTAAAGAAGATTGGATAAAATATAATAAAAAATCCGTATCTTTGTCATTACTTAATGAACAGATTAAAAAATTGACAAATGATTTTGATCAATTTGAAGAAGAGTTGAATTTGTTAAAATCGTTAAGAAGAGATTTAATAATTAAAGGAATAATATGAAAGATTTATTTAAAAGAAAACCACGTAAGATAGAAGATGATTTTGCTCCGGTTGGAACAAAGGATTGTGAAATGAAATGTGAGAGAGGTGTTATTATGACCAAAGAAGGACACGTAATTGTATGTCATGGTTGTAAAAGAATTATTATGGACAATCGTGATAAAAATGAACTGTGTTAAAAAAATAATAATTATTAATTTAGCGGTTTTTGGTGTATGTCATATCTTCAATTTTTGGGGATTACATTTGGAAAATCTGTTTGCTCTTTATCCTGTTAATACAGGATATTTTAGTTTTTATCAGTTAGTAACGCATCTTTTTATACATGCAAATCCTGAACATCTATTTTTTAATATGTTGTTTTTTTTAATTGCTGGCATTGAAGTTGAAGAATATTTTGGTAAGAAATTTTTAAGTTTTTATTTACTATCTGGGATTTTTAGTTCTGGTTTATATTGCTTAGGATCTAATGGTGGTATTATTGGGGCATCTGGTGCTGTTTTTTCAGTTTTAACAGTTTTTACTATTCTTACTATTAGAAATGAAAATTTCAAACATTCAATTCATTTAAAAATAAAATCATTTTTTTATATTTTTTTTATCTTAATTGAACTTTATAATGCTGTTTCATTTCCAAATGATAATATTGGTCACTGGTCTCATATATTTGGTGTTATATTTGGTACAATTTTCTACATACATCATAAAAAAAGTCTCTCTTAAAAAAGAGAGACTTTAAAAAATACTATTAAGGGTGTTAAGTATTTTTTACCATGGTCTAACTAAACTGTAACCAATCATCGTAAAAGCTAAAGTGGTTATTATTATCAGACTGATTAATATTAAATCGATTTTTATATTTTTTTGCATTTTTATTGAATTATTATTTTTATAGTTTTATTTTGATTTATTAAGTAATACTGACCCGGAGTACTGATACTAACAATTATATCATTTGATCTAATTTCTGTAACTAAACTTCCGACACTATCAAATATTTTTGAATCTGATGGTAAATTTGCTATATTAAAAATGCCATTGTTAGGATTCGGATATACACTAAATTCAGAGTCACTTAAAGTATTAAAATGATTACCGTTATTACCCTGTCCATTGCCATTATTAGAATTAGAATTATTATTGATTACTCCGTTTTGACTTCCTAATTGTGAATTGTCATACCCTGGATTAGAAGGATCGAATCCGTCGCTATTTCCGTGTCCATTATTATTGTCATTATCTATAACCAAAGTCATTTCATAAGCAATTCTTACTGCTTCTGCTGAGTTTAATCTACCAGAACCCAACTTTCCTAAATATTGTGGATTTATTGAATAAATATCCACAGCTGTTATTCTAAGAATAGAATCAATTTCTGAATTTGTAATATTTGGATTCACTGATAACATAAGAGCAATTGTACCAGATACATAAGGAGCAGCAAAAGAGGTTCCGGATGAATATGAATACCAACCCGGTGCAGCACTTAGTGGAACATTGTAACCAGGTGCGCAAATATCCACAGTTGAATTATGTTGATGTGTTGATCCATTTTGAGAAATATGACTATCATTTTGACCAACACTAGTAACTGAAAAAACGTGGTTGTAAGCGGCTGGATAAACTAAGTTATCAGGTCCACCACAAGTTGAGCCATTGCCAGCAGATGCTACTATAAATGTTCCGTTATTCCATACTTCGTCTATTGCTAATTGAGCGTAATAGTTATATGTGCAACCAGAAGCCCAACTCAGATTTATTACTTTATAACCATTATAAGATGCTTTTAACATATCATTATAATTCATTCTAAAAAGACCAAGTGAAGAATTATATCCAATTGAACTTATTCCTGTTGAGTTATTAGTATTCCCAGCAGCTGTAATTGCAACAGCTGTTCCGTGTGTTTTTGTAGATGTATTTGTAACATCATAGTATTTTACTTTTCCTACTAATTCTTCGTGATTTTGATAGAAGTTTTGGTCTGAAATAGCTATTCTAACAGATGTATCACCGGTAGTATAAGACCAGGCGCCTTCGGCATTTATTAAACTAAGTGCCCAGTTATTAGAGAAAGAAGATGTGTAATCGTTAGGAAGTTCTAAAGTCTCAAATTTAGGAGCGATTTCAACCTTAGAGACTACAGTCGATTTGTTTGTAAGATTTTGTAATAATTCTACTTCATTACAGTTACAATCTATTTGATAAACATTTTGTAATTTTTGATTTTTAGAGTCAGGAAATACTTTTTGAACATTTGTAATTTGGTATGTTTCTAAAACAGAGTTTAATTCTTGATTTTGAGAATACAATTTATCACCTCTCATTTGTGGTACATTTTGGGACTCATTAATTGTCATCCAAACTGAATTTTGAGCCATTAAGTTTACACTTACTATTAAGATTGATGTGATAAGTAGAATTAATTTTTTCATAACATTTTTTGTTTTTTTGTTTTATAATTTATATAGTTAGATACTACTGAAAAAGACACTGATTTTGACAGTTCCGAATGTAATTTACACATTCACTTATAGTAAGACATACATATAGATACTTACTAATATAAGTAATACTACTTAGTTAAATTTTTTTGATCATTGGATATACTAAAATGCTCAAATCATTAGGTTTTACTGAATCTTTGTATTAAATATAAATATATACTATAGGGATTAAAAATTATTTTTCAATTATGATAAAGTTTTATTTATTTTTATTATCAACCATTTTATTGGTCACAAATTCGTTATCACAAATAAATGAGGGTTTTGAGAGTGGTCTACCCGCTAGCTATACAACTACGACATCTTATACACTAAGTTCCGGAACTTGGACTGGTCAAGCAAGTGGTGTTATTGGAAACACAACTGCAACTTGGATTAAAAGTGGCACTAGATCCTGCCAGCTTAGGTCACAGGTTGGATCACAGATAACCACTCCGACTATTACTCAAACAGTTGGCACAGTAACGTTTTGGGCATCAAGAACATCAGGTAGTGGAAGTTCTTTACAAGTAAATTACTCTACAGATGGTGGGACTACTTGGGTAGCTGCTACCGGATCACCCTTTAGTCTAAACACAACAGTAAGTCAATACACAGCTACTGTAAATACGACGAGTGTGAATGTCAAATTACAGTTTTATAGAACAGCAGGAACCGTTAATATAGACGATGTTGTTATTAATAAAAATAATAATTCCGTATGTTCAACAGTAACAACACTTTCTTTACCATCAACCGTTGGATCAACGACGACTACAGGAACACAGACAACTTGTGGAAAAGTAAATGATTTTCCGGCTGGTTCTTTTGGATCCTCACTTTACGGTGATGGTCAAGATGCTGTTTGGCAAATTGATGTTCCGGTTAGTGGAGGTAATTATAAATTCGATATAGGAGGTGCTGGAACTTATAAAATATTATCTTTACACTCTTCTTGTTCCCCAACAAGTGGAAACGCTTTAAATTGGATCACAACTTCATCAGGAACAACTGGTAATTTCTCACAAAATCTTACAACGGGAACATACTATCTATGGGTAGATACGTGGCCATCTCCTGATTGTGGTCAGTACTCCATAACCATTACAAGATTAGCAAATCCACCAGCTCCAAGTTGTATTTCATCACCGACATCTCCAACTAACGGTCAAACAGATGTCAGTACAGCCCCAACGTTATCATGGCCAACCGCATCTAACGCTACAAGTTATGATGTATATTTTGGGTCTACTTTACCGATCACACCAACGATTAACGTTACTACAACATCTTATACTCCAAGTTCATTATCAATCACTACAACATATTATTGGAAAATAGTACCTAAAAATTCTTCGGGTGAGCCTACAGGGTGTTCAACATGGTCTTTTACTACTTTAACACCAATTACTAATGACGACCCTTCAGGATCAACAACTTTAATTGTTAATGATCCTTTAGGTTATAAAACTTTTACGAATGTTGGATCATCAAATACGACAACAGAATCTTCACCTACATGTGCATCATATAATGGTGAGGATGTTTGGTTTAAGGTAGTTGTACCGAATGGGATAACAACGCTTGATTTTGATACTCAAACAGGTGGTATAACTGATGGTGGTATGTCTATTTACAGAGGAACTATTGGTTCTTTAACTCAAATTGAATGTGATGATGATGATGCATTAGATGGTCTAATGTCTTGGATATATCGAGAAGATTTTACTCCCGGTGAAACAATTTATATCAGATTTTGGGAATATGGTGGTGGTACAGGAACATTTAAGATTTATGTTAGTACTCCTCAAGCACTACCAGTTGAACTAATTAGTTTTAATGCAACTTGTTCCGATGAAGGTATATTAATTAACTGGAAAACCGCTTCTGAACATAATAGTTCCCACTTTACACTTGAGAAGTCAAGAGATGGCGAAGATTGGTCTCAAATTTATACCGAACAAGCAGCTGGTAATAGCAATCAAATTATTACTTATAGTTTCACAGATAAAAACACTATTAACGGTATTAATTACTATAGATTGAACCAATATGATATAGATGGTGTTTATGAACAATACGGACCTATTTCTGCAAATTGTTTAGAAAAAACAAAAGGATATTTTTCTACTTTTCCGAATCCAAGTTTTTCAACATTTAATATTACTGTCAATAATGAAAGTATTATCGGTGAATCTATTATAGAAATAGTAGATGATATTGGTAGAAAAATAACAAATAAAAATGTCACTGTAAGTCCTGGAATAAACCTTTTCAACTTAAATATAGATATCGAACCAGGTATTTATTACATAAACATTCATAATGATTATTTTTCTACCGATGTAATAAAACAAATTATAAGGTAATTAAAAAAACGAGTTATTTAAATAACTCGTTTTTTTTGCTCATTAGTCTGTATATAATGCTCAATTTGTATTTTTTATAGCTAAACTTGATTGACTAAATTGATATATAGGGTATGAGAATTATATTTAAACATAATTTATTATTTCTATTTTGTTTATTGACAAACTTTTTACTTGCACAACCAGCAAATGATAATTGTTCTGGTGCTCAAAATTTAGGAAATTTACCAACACCTGCATCTTGCCCAAGTGGTATTGGAACATCAGTAAATGTCACAGGAACCACAGTTGGAGCAACACCTACAAATCCATATAACTACCTTTTAGGTTGTCAAACTGGTGGAAATCAACCAGCACCAGCTAATGACGTTTGGTATAGATTTGTCGCAACCGGAAATCAAGTAAATATAAATATAACAGCAGGATCTCCGGTATTAGCAAATCCAGCAATAACACTTTGGACAGGAACTTGCGGTAATCTAACCGGAGTTGGATGTGATAATAATGGAACAAATGCTGGTGCTAATTCTGCAATTTTTGAGCCTTTAACATCTGGTCAAACTTATTATATTCAAGTATCTGGCTCTACATCAACGGCTACTGGTAACTTTAACCTTTCTGTAAATTCACAAAATGATTGTTCAGATTGTCTTCAAGGTTCTTATATAACTGCTACTCCTGCTCCAACAAATGGAACTTATCCACCAAATACTCAAGTGACTTTTTGTTATACAATCACTTCTTTTAATCAGGTAAGTGCAAACTGGATACATGGAGTGATACCTTCTTTTGGTGCTGGTTGGAATCCAACAACTTTACAATCAGTGAGTGCTCCAAATGCTTCCGCGGGATATGTTTGGACTTGGACTAATGGACCACTGGGTTTAGGTTGGTATGTTGATTATGATCCAGTAGGACCAACCGGTCCAGATGGAAATGTCACTAATAACTATGGAACTTCTAATATAAATGGAACGGGAACTTGGACTTTTTGTTGGAGAATTACAACTGATCCAAATTGCACCGGTGGAACTGACCTTTCGGTAGATGTCAATACAACGTCTGATGGGGAGACCGGTAACTGGACTTCTGTTGCTTGTCAAGACGACCCAGTTTATCAATTTTCATCCACATTAATATGTTGCACAAATCCAACTGTAACATTATCCAATCAAACTATTTGTCAGGGTCAAAGCGTGACTCTAACTCCTACGGTTAGTCCTGGTGGTGGAACTTACTCTTGGTCATCTGGTCAAATAACTTCTTCTATTACGGTTACACCTTCAACAACTACATCCTATACCGTTACATATGCGACCGGTTCTTGTTTTTCAACTGCGACTGCTACGGTAACTGTTAATACACAAACTACACCAACATTTACACAATTAGGACCTTTCTGTTCAGGAACTTCATTTACCTTACCAACAACATCAAATAATGGAATCACCGGTTCTTGGTCACCTGCTATTAACAATACATCAACAACAACTTATACATTCACTCCAACTGCTGGTCAATGTGCTTCAACTGCAACAATGACAGTTACAATAAATCCACAAACAGTTCCAACATTTACGCAAGTAGGACCTTTTTGTTCTGGAACTTCATTTACTTTACCAACAACATCAAATAATGGAATAACAGGAACTTGGTCTCCTGTAATCAATAATACCTCAACAACAACTTATACATTTACACCAACTGTCGGTCAATGTGCTCAATCAACTACGATTACAATAACAATAAGCCCTCAAGTTACTGCTACTGTCACCGGAACAAATCCAACTTGCGACAACGCCTGTGATGGAACAGCAACTACCACACCACTTACCGGAACTCCCCCTTACACTTATGTATGGACTCCTTCTGGTGGTACACAAACCATCACAAATTTATGTGAAGGAACTTATAATGTAACTATCACTGACTCTTTTGGATGTCAAACAACAGGAAGTGTAACCCTAACAGACCCGGTTGCACCAGTGTTGGGTCCAATTAGTCATGACTAAAAATAAAAAAAAGAAAAATGAAAAAACTATTAACTTCTCTAGTTGTTTTGTTTGTGAGTGTTGTTTCCTACTCTCAAACTTTTACAACTACTCAACCAGACACGGTGTGTTTTGGTTCGACAACTCCTTCAACTTATCAAGTTGCTAACATTGGTTCAGGAACTTATACTTGGACCATTCCTGCTTGCGCATCTATTGTATCTGGGCAAGGAACAAATCAAATTCAAGTCAATTGGTCTAACTGTCCAGCTGGTTTAATTCCTAATGCTGTTTCTGTTACATATGCATCTCCAGCTCCAGCTAACTGTCCCGCTCTTCCAGTTGATATGGATGTTTTAATTTATCAAGTTGTACCGACAATCACAGCTTTAGGTCCATTTTGTGAATCTGATCCTTGTGTGACTTTAGTTGGAACTCCAGCGGGTGGAACATGGACTGGATTAGGTGTTTCAGGAAACCAATTCTGTCCTGATAACGTAGCTAATGGAACTAACGCTACATCAACAGTTACTTATACACTTACAAATGGTGGATGTACATTTACTACATCGGTAGTTGTTCCGGTTTATGGAACTCCTACACTTTCACCTATACAACACGATTAAAAATAATATAAAGTAAAATGTTGAGATTATTAAGTTTCATATTTATAATGATGTGTTTTGGTTTGTTTTCACAACAAACTTTACAAATATGCCCTGGTGAAAGCGAGACAGTTACTTATTGGACTGAAACTACAACACCGGGAGAGATAGTGTGGTCTGTAAATGGAACATCTTATTATAGTGATCAACTTGTTATGAACTGGACACAACCTGGAACTTATAATATATCAGTCACTCAAACAAATGGAATTTGTGAAGATAGTAAATACTTTACAGTTATTATAAGTTCTTGTGATGATTTAATTTATTATGTTCCTAATTCATTCACACCGGATGATGATAATTTTAACAACATATTTCAACCTGTATTCACAGAAGGATTTGATCCATTTGATTTTCATTTAACTATATTTGATAGATGGGGTGAGATTATATTTGAGTCATATGATGCCTCAAAAGGATGGAATGGATATTATGGAAACAAAAAGTGTCAAGATGGGGTATATACCTGGAAAATCGAATTTGGAAGACCTGGTATAGATGATAGAGAAGTTATAGTAGGACACGTAGTTTTAATAAGATAAAAAAATCCATCAGAAATGATGGATTTTTTGTTTTTATCCTTATATTTGCATTATGGATAAGTCGAGAATTAATGATATGGTTGATAGAAAAATAATACAGTCTTTTCAAGAAGGATTTTCTATTGGTTCTATTCAATCAGATCTTAAAGTCAGAATAAGAAATTTCACTAACACTATTGGAAAGGATAGTAGTGTGAATTATATGCAGTTATATGATACTAAATTTGAAGATATTCCAAACATTCGTCATAGATATGGTATAACCTACATAAAACAGTGTCAAAAAAGATTACAGGATTTAGATTGGATTATTGAGAAGAAATCAAAATTTAGTAATATGACTTATTCTAAGGTATTTAAATTAATTCAGTTTAGAGAAAAACTCGAATCTACTGCAAAAATTTATCCATTCAAATAGTTTGTAAATTTTAATATTTTCCTTATATTTGTTGTATGAAAATCAATAAAGGAAACCTCTGGACAATTCTTGAAAAATATGACTCAAAAGACTACGATGGTCTTTGTAATGGTCTTTCTCGTATAATTCAAGGTAAATCTACTTCTGGTGATCTGCTTGATGTTTTCACTTACATGGAAAAAATTCAAAAAGAAGATAGAGACATTATCGAAAACGAAATCGGAAACGATATCACGAATGTACTTTTCTGTATCTAATTTTCATGTAACATCATGATGATATAACTATATTATATGTTATGGTTTTTTAAAGTTTAATGATAGTGGATTTTTTATAGTCTAATCCATTCTTTAAACCTCAATAAAGATTCTTTTAATGTTTCTACAAAATCAAAATCAATCAAGAATTGACCGAACTCTTCAACATATTTTTCTTTTGACTCATCGTTGGGGTTTTTTAGAAACTGCCAATTAAATGATAATTGAGTAGGTGTTTTAAATCCAAAGAAACTAAGAACTTCTTTTTCTAATTTGACAGCTTCTGAACCATTCCAGTTATGACCAACTGCAATTACTCCGGCTTCTTTATTTTTAAGTAGATTACTTTCACCAAGTGTTGTGTGTCTGTTTTCAAGCCAAGTCAATCTTTCAATAAGTGATGTATAAATAGCATTCATTTTACCCCATCTTATTGATCCAAAAAAGATAACTATATCAGCGTCAAAAATAGCATTTGCTACTTTATACATTTCATCTGATTTGTTGTTAAGTGATGCCCAACATCTTATATGACCTGTTGGATTCTTTTCTTTATCTTTAAGAATGGCATCTTTTAATCCACAAGTATTTCCTCTTTTAGTTGAAACATTACCTTCACAAGAAAATATTTTAAGCTTTGCAACATTTATTATTTGACATCTATCGCTTCCTAATTTTTTCATAATCTCCTCAGCAATGATAGAAGACTTCGGAAGCTCTTTATCACCAGACCATCTATTCGATGTGGTTAAGAAAAGAATTTTCTTTTTGTTATTCTTCTTTAGATAATTGTAAAGTCTTTTTAACTCGGTCATGTTTTATATATTAAAAGTTTTGAATACAATTTTTTATTAAATATAAAATTACTTAAAAGTCTTTGATAAAAAAAAGGACTCTAAGTCCTTTTTTTTATCCGTGTCTTAACGTCTCTATACCAGGAAACTTAGCTTTTAAATCTTCACTAACAGTTTCAGTAATTACTGATGGAGGAAGTGTATTTCTTTGAAACTTCCAATGTAGTGCTTCCCAATCTTTAATTTCTTGGTCTAATTTCATTAAAGATGATTCTTCTAAATTAACTTCTTCTATTTTTATTTGAATAATTTTTTCAGCTTCTTCTACATCAGATTCTCTTTGTAAAAGTTCTTCTTCTTTTCTTTTCAACTCTTTTGAAAGTACTTCTAAATCTTTTTCTTTTTCAGTGACTAATCTCAAATCTTTGTCAATTTTTGTTTGAAGATCGGCATATTTAACATCTAAATCTTTTGCTGATTCTAAAATACTTCTATCAAAGTTTCTTTCCTTTTCATTAAGGTCTTGAATTTTATCTTCTAAATCAATTTGTTTTTCAGTAAGGTCTCTAGATCTTTGTCTTAACTCATCTTCTTTTTTATCAAGCGATTTGAGCTCCAGTTTATGATCTTCTTCTCTTTTTTCAACTCTCTTTAAACGAATATCAATCTCTTCTTCTTTATCTTTAATTCTTCTTTCTCTATTGTTTAGGTCAATTTCTTTCCATTCAACTTCTCTTATTTTACTCTCATCAATATTAGAAACTGGTCCAGAATTATGTTGAATTGAAGAAAGTACCATTTCTTCAATAAAGGGAATTAGTTTTTTATGAAATTGAGAAGGAGTTGGAAACTTTTGAGCTTTCATGTGAGTCAGTAACTCGCTTTTCCAGTCAATGACTTCAAAAAATTCTGGATTATTATCAATGATATCTTTATCAATTGGTATTATCTCTGATTTAACAGTGTAGTTATACTCTTGTAAGATAGTTCCAACTTTAAGTATAAAGATTTTTTTATCAGGGCTTAAATACTGAAACTCCTTAATAACCTTATGCTTAATTTTCATTTTAAAAAATATATTTTAAGTTATATATAAAAAACCAGTTTTTTAGTTTATATTTGTGAAATGGAATCTTTAGATAGGGAGTATAATCAAATTGTTAATCTTACTAAATTCAATGTTAATTTCAGTAAGTATGTGGATAGCTGCGATCTTTTAAAACAAAGTCCTGACTATATTCTTGAGAAATATAATCACTGGATTGGTTTTGGACCAACAGTTGAAAAGAAGTTATATACACCAGGTGATATGACAGATTTTTTCAATAAATATTGTAAAATTTGGAAAATAGACACAGAGAGTTACCATAAATTAAAAAATATACTGATGTATTTACATTATACTCAAAATTTGAACATCTTAAGGATGTCTGAAAAATTTGAAGAATATATCGGACCAATGACGATGATATCAGATACCTCAGATAAACCAGGATTACATCATAAAACAAATGATTTCGTTAATAATATTTTAGAAGGAAATAAAAACAATATTAAAGTTATTTTAAGAAATATGAAAATTGATAATATAGTGCGATGAAATATAAAGACAAATCATTTTTAAAGTATCAAGAAAAACAACGTGATGGTGAAGTTGGGTATTGGTCTAATAGGTCTGAAAGACAAATTCGTAGAGAAAGAGAACACAGATTTTCAACTTTTTATCAAAAGTTTCTTATTGGAAAAATTGACAAGTATTGGTGGAAAAACCTAAGAGATTCTGATAAAGAAAAAATTATATCACTTCACTATATACAAGTAGATGCTATTTCATCGAAAGATTTAGATAGATGGTATTCTGATCCTGTATTTGATACTTGGTCTGAGTGGTTTGATTATATCAAGACAACTTTTAAACCAAATAAAATATCATTAAGAGAGGATAAACTCAAAGTTTTGGGTATATAATAAGTAACAATAAAAAACAAAATAAAAATGAAAACAATTAAATTTATCTTTTTGGCCATAGTAGCCGCAATTTCAATGACTTCTTGTACTGAGAATTACTCTAATGGTGAGCGTATCGGTATGATTACAAAATTCTCTCAAAAAGGACTTGTATGGAATTCTTGGGAAGGAACACTCAACACAACTCAAACTGGTATGAACAGTGCAACTCCTTTCGAATTCTCTGTTGATAATGATGTGAACGATCCTAAAGTTATCGCTACTTTAGATTCGGCTGCAACAAATGGTTGGAAAGTCAAAATCAAATATCACGAAACTTTTGGAAAGAATTGGCTCTCTAACAGAGGTGAAACTAACTACTTTGTTAAAGAGGTTCAAGTCTTAGATAGAGATCCAATTGGTAATCTTTTCGGTGACTCTTCAAAAAATAACAAATCAAATTGTGATTGTAAAACCGGTGGAAAAGTCATTGATACTATTTATGTTGTAATTGATAGAACTAAATAACTATGAGAAAGGGAGACAAACTTATTTGCAGAGAGACAGTTAATAATGTCTTTGGAATGCCTCTTTTTGAAAAGGGTAAAGAATATGAAGTTCTTTACATTGATAATGAAAAAACAGAGGTCATGGTTATATTAAACCACAACCTTTATGCAAACGAATATATGGAATATCCATTAGTATGGGTTAGTAAAAAATTTAAATCAAAATGTTAAAAGATAGAATTATAGAAATCGTTAAGACACTAACAGAAGTGACTAATTCAAATATTTTGAAGTGGAACGAAGATGATCCTAAGTCAGTATCAAGAAATTATAGAAGAAAAATGATTTCCAATGGAGAGGATGGTACAAAGTATGAAATGGAAATAAAATTCATACTTAAAAATGATAATTGGCAAATTGAAGAGGATGCAAGCCTTTGGTTAAGAAATAAATTACTACCAGATGGTATATTTTATATAACAAGTTTTAAATCAGACGGTGAGACTTCACATCTTAGAGATTCAATTTTAAATAATTTTTGTAAAGATATGAATCCGTCTATAGAAGATATTGAAAATACATTGAGCGATATCGCTCGTGGAATTAGTATCTCTGAGTTCAGAGAAGGAAGACTAAATAAAATTTTAAACTAAAAAGATATGTATATTATTAACACTAACTTAGAAGAAGTAACTAAAGAATTTGATTTTATAAATAGCTGGATTGACACACTTTGTGATAACATTCTACATAAAGACAGGAAAAATTGCAAAATAACAATGTTTTATAATTATGGATATTTTGTACCAAAAGGTAAAGGTGTAAATCCTGAACAATTTGATATGTTTTTTGAAGATAGATTAAAATATGAGTTATCAAAAGTCAGAGTCAATGTTACTATAAAAATCAATGAACTGATGATAACAAATCGTTTAAAGAAAGGAATGGTACCGGATGTAATTAAATCAATGGTTACTGAAATAACTAAGTATAAAATGTCAATTGAGTGTGAGTTTCATCAAAATGAAGATATCAAAAATTCTATTCCTGAATTTGATGAGTCAGTTGTATCAATTGAAGTTATTAAACAAGAAATCGGAACTGATAAAATTGAAGAAGATTATTTTGATTTAGATGATATCTTAGATAAAATTGCAAAAAGTGGAATAGATTCTCTAACAGATGGAGAGAAGTCATTTTTAGATAAAAAAAGTAAAGAAATGTAATGGATATAAATCAAATATATCAAGGTGATTGTTTAGATTTACTCAAACAGTTAGATGATAACTCTATTGACTTGGTTATCACAAGTCCACCATATGCGGATTTGAAGGTTTATATTGATAATCCTGGAATACTTGCTGGTGATTATGTTGAATGGTTTTTACCAATATGTAATGAAATCTGTCGAGTTATAAAACCGACAGGTTCTTTTATTTTAAATATAAATGATAAAGTAGAAGAAGGATTTAGACATCCTTATGTTTATGATCTTATTTCCGAAATTCATAAAAGAACGGAATTAAAAATGTTTGAGCGTCTTTTTTGGAATAAGATGAAAGGTCTTCCCAATAGAAGTAGATTTGGGGATAGAGTTGAATATTTATTTTGGTTCGCAAAAGAAAAAGGTTTCAAGTTTAACATAGATGAAATGAGAACTGAATATTCTGAAAAATCCATTAAGAGAATGAAGAATCCCCTTAAAAAAAGATTTGCTCGAACAGAGGAAAATCAAAATGAAAGTGAGTATAAAGAATGGAAACCAAATCCATTAGGTGCCTTACCTACAACACTTGTTAGTATATCATCAGAATCAAAAAGAATTGCAGATAATCATGTTGCAGTTTATCCAGTTGAACTTGTTGATTACTTTATCAAAGGTTCAACTCAAGAAGGTGATTTAGTTTTGGATCCATTTATAGGAACAGGAACAACAGCGGTCTCTGCTAAAAAAATGGGTAGAAACTTTATAGGTTTTGAAAGACAATCAGAATATATCAAAGTTGCGAATAAAAGAATTTTAGATGTTGAGAATAACTAAAACACCTAAAATAGTAAGTGTTAAATGGTACACAAAAGGAGAAATGGATCCAAGTTATAACGGTACTGATGTAGATAGTTTTGTAATTATTCCAGGTGTTACACACTACCAACATATTTACTCTTCTCAAAAATATTTAATCTTTGATAGTAAAACAAGTTATATGGCAGTTGAATTTACATCAGAGGCTGATTTAGAAAGATACTTTATACAACTAATGAGGGAAATTAAACTTAATCAAATCACAAATGTTAATGTTGATGTTGATAAAAAAACAAAGTAATATGAGTGAATATTTATTGCAAAAGAACAATGTTTAATCCAGATGATAATTCGGTGATATGTGCTAAAGGTAAAATATATCAAACCGTACCATCTTCTGAATTTGAAGCAAAAACAGGTTTGGTTTTTTGGGTTTCTTCTGAAATTGAAGAAAACATACCACTAACATTAAAACTTTATGATAAATATTTCACAACTATTGATGAAATGAGGAATAATAAAATAAACGAAATACTAAAATGAAAATTGTAAAATATCTTTCTGATACTGAAATAATGAATTGGAATAATAGACTTGAGAATACACCTTATATTGTTATTCCAAGATATCACACTCATTCATCTTTTCCTACAATAGTTTTTAAACAAAAAACAACAACTGGTTTAGGAAATTTTCTAAATGATCCACAATCAGAAGTAATAACACTGGATCCACATATGAAATTTCAGTTTTCATTTTCAGTTGCTAAAAATCGTGTAGATAATTTTTTTAATATATTCAACAAATGGTTTTCTAAAATAGAAACCAAAACTTATTTTCAAGATAGAAGTAATCGAGAGAAAATAGATGATATAGAAGTATCTGATTCTATTATTAAATCAAAGAAGCAAATTGAACACAAAGTAAAAGAAAAAGAATATACTAAATTCATTTACTATTTTGAAGGACATCTTTCTTCAATTATGGCTTATGTGATGTTCTTAGAAGACTCTATTGATATTTTCTCTTCTATATGGGGATATGATGAGTCAGGATCAGAACACCTACTGACTAAATTTAATATTGGTGATTGTGTAACAAAAGTTGGTGACCAATCAGAAGATTATCTCATTTTAGATTTCGAGCCAATAAAAAGTGGTAAAGATTTTTCTTTAGATTATGAAATTTGTAAAATGATTACAAAAGGACAGATTATAAAATATGGAAATTCAGAAGTAGTCAAAGAAAAAGATATAACCTGGTCTCGTAATAATAGAATTGATGATATTTTAGATAATTGATTTGATATTCTAAAAATTAGTATTATATTTGTAAAATGGATAAGTGGAGTAATCTACAATTTAAAGATTTTCTCGAAGGTGAAAGACTGAATTGTTATTGGTTCTGGTATAAAGGTAAAATCACAAGAAGAAAGAATTTAGATGGAGAAATTTACGAACAAAACCTTTCTGGTAAATGTGAATGGAATGGAATAAGATTGCAAAATGGATTTAATCATTGTTTTAATATTTTAACTAATAAATATATGAGAGGATTAAAAGAAGGAAAATACAACGGTCAAACTAAAGCAGAGTTTGAAAAGAACAAAGTTAGAGTTAGTGATATTTGGATAAAATCCGGTGCTGATATTGAGAAGGCTAAGTCTTTATCAACAACACAAGCAAATCGAATTACTGACGAGTGGAAGGCTCTAAATAGAGCTTTTGCTGCTAAAGAAATGGGTTACGAAGAAATATTTGAGATTTTCTTTCATCGTGCTTATGAATTAGGTTCAGTTTCTAAATTAGAATACCGAGAATATAAATTAGATAAGCTTGGTATCTAATGAAAATAATTAAAACTAAATTTCTTTGCAAGAATAGTAGTCAAACTGTTACGAAAGGACTTCCTATGTATGTTAAAGATAGGTTTATTGAAGGAAAATGGTATGATGGTGAATATGAAGCCTGGAACTTCCATGATAGTTACAGACTAAATGGTGGATGGCGTAGATACTGGGTTATAAATGAAAAAGGTGAAAAAGAAGAAATTCACAGAGCTCACATGAATGCAATTTTTGAAACAGATATAGAAAAGTTAAGAGATAATAAAATAAATGAAATACTAAAATAAAATGAGCGAAGAAACAAAACAACTAAAAGTATCCAATGAGTTTGTTGATATTTTTAAAAACTTCAATGTTGTAAATAAAGTTGAAGAAATGAAAGCACTTTCTAAGAAAGAACTATATTTATTATTAACACTCTGCTTGGATAAGCACGATGATGAACAACCAACTGTTGTTTATAACTTTCAACCGTTTAGAGAACAAGTGATGGAGTTATTTGAAATTCAGGATGATAAAGAAACTCTCAATCCGGTTCTAAAAGAGCTTATTGAAGAAAGCGGTGATAAATACATTGAAACTGATAATATTGTTGATGAAACAGGAAATAAACTTCCAGAGCCTTTAACAAAAGAGGAAGTGAGAGATGTAAAAATTAATATCATCAATAGTGATGATTCAAAATAATTTCCTAAATTTGTAAAAAAATAATTATGCAAGAAGATATTCAAAATCCAGTAACTGAAGAAGTAAGAACTGAACCAATCATTGGTGAGTTTAAACCAAAACGTAAATTCTTAAACTTTGTTTCTGCTGTAAATGGTGCTCGTGTTCGTTTCATTCGTGATGTTGCCTTTCTTAAAGGTGAAAAACTATCTGGTGTTTTAGAAGGGGCTATATTTAAAATAACTATTTGTGATGAAGGTACAATTAACATTGAAGAACAGGAAGGAACTAATCTTTCTGATAAATCAATGATCCAAAGACTTCTTAATGAAATCGATGAAATCGATGTTACTGGTTATGCTCAAAAGTTTGTTGTCGCTGGATTAGAGTTCGCTGATGTAAAAGGTGACCGTTGTTACTTAGAAGTAGAACATCAAAAACCAATTGATAAATTAAAATCACTTTTTGATGAAGAGGAAAAAGTTGAGGTTTCTGAAAAGAGTTTGAGTTTACTTGATGATTTATTTGGGAGTGATGAAGAAGAGTGGGATGAGGATCATGCACTTTCAGAAGTGATGAATTCTATGTTAGATGATCTATCAGAAGAAGATGTTAAGACAATTATTGAAGCAAATGAAAATCCAGCTGAACCTAATGATAAATTAAAAGAGGCTGCTGAGTCATATATGGAAAAACAATTCCGTAAAATGCATGAAGCAAAAATCATTGAGTTAGAATACCGTATTGAAGAAACTCAGAGAGAAATCATTCGATATAAAAATGATGCTAAACAAGCTGAGTCAAAGGCTGAAGAAAAAGTTGAAGCACTTGGTATTTTAGAAACTCGATTAGAAACAATGAAACCAGGTGACGAACCTAATGGTTATGTATTTTTTGTATCTGAGGAAATGAAAGATATGGAAGAACTTGATGAAACCGAAGCTAAAGTAGCTGCTAAGATTGCAGATATTATGAAGTTGAAGAAAGACGTTTTGGTTAAGATGTTGACAGAAGGCTACTACAAAATCAAAATTGCTAAGTCCGATGATATTTCAAATCAAGACTTTGAATTAGACAAAGAAATCTATAATAAGATTATGACTTTAGATATTGATGGTAAGATGTCACTTACTGATAGTGAGTTTCGATACCGTGGTAAATTAAACTGGCATCAACTTGTCTCTAAAATGATTAAATCTGGATTTGCTCAAGATGAAGAGTTTGATAAACTTTGCAACTCTAATTCTTATGAAAGTCACGAAGAAGAAAAAGAATCTGATAAAACTGAAGAGTAAAAATGAATATGGGGTTTACAAGATATTGGGAATTTGAGAGATTAAATAGTGAGAAGTTTAAAGAGTTCTCTAATATCTGTCAGTTACTTATAGATAATATGGATATTCCACTTGATGATGTCACCGTTAATGAAGCACAAGTAAGATTCAATGGAGTTGATGATGATGGTCATGAAACATTCAATTTCTCTTTAAATAAAGATGGATTTAACTTTTGTAAAACAGCTACTAAACCTTACGATGAAGTTGTGTATGGTTGTCTTTATATTGCTAAGTTAATATTCGAAGATAGTGTAAAGATAAATCAAGATTGTAAAGAAGACGAACCTTATGTAAAAAAAGTAATATCTATTCTAAGAGAAAATAAACTTAATCAACTATTAAAATAAAAAAAATATGATAACTAAAGAAAACCTGAAAATAAAACTTACTAGATTAAGAAGAATAATTAAAGTTTTTTATTTAAAAACATTTAAAACTCTTGGTAAAGAAAAGAGGCTTAAAAAACCAAAAAAACTTACCGAGTCTGAAGATACTGCTTGTGAGATATTTTTAACAATATTACACAATAAGGATAGTAAATTACATTATGATATTCAAACACAGGAATGTTATATAAGTTCTTCAGATAAAACACTTTTTGTCTTTTTAGAAGCTGGTAATGTTAAGATTATTAATTCTGTTTTTGGGTATGATGTGCATATACGTCAAGACTTAGAGGCTTATCTACTTGACAAATTTATTAGAGAAATGAGTATTAGAAGAAATGCTTTCAAAAAAGAAGTTCTTTCTAAAATAAATCACTCTTTAGACAGCACTCTTGATAGAATTAAAGACTGGGATAAAGAATCAAAAAGTAAAAAATAATTAGGTTTATCAATTAATAAATACTATATTTGTAAAAAATATTCTAAAAATGATAATTAAGAACATTCACGAAAAATTACTTAACGGTATCCAAACGATGCTTATTGATACTAAAATCAATTTGCCTTACTACGGAGAATTCAACCTACACGTTTCATTTCATGAGCAAGATTCAATTGGAACCTGTGCTGTAAATGTTACCTCAAAAGGTATGAACTTCTTTTATTCTCCAAAGTTTTTGGAAAATATGTCTCAGAAAGAAGTGAACTTCATCACATTACATGAAGATTTTCACTTACTTTTTAATCATCCTCGTAGAACAATCACTGGTCAATACGATCACAAATTGTCCAACATCGCTCAAGATATGATTATTAATCACGTTATCTGGGAAGATATCCCACACGCTTTTGTTGAAATTCCAAAGTCTCCAGATGGTAAGAATATGGCACTTTTTGTTCCGAAAGAATATGAAGGTAAACTTATCTTTGAAGAGCTTTACGAATGGTTGAAAGAAGAAAAAGAAAAATGGCAGAAAGAACAAAAACAAAACTCTCAATGTCAGTCTTGTGGTGGATCTGGAAAGAAACAAGATGGTCAATGTCAGCAACCTCAAAAAAGTGATGACCAAAAACAAGATGGTAAGGGAAAAGGTGAAAAACAAAATGGTGAAGGAGACCAACCAGAGGATGGTCAAAGTCAATCAGAAGGTCAGGGTCAAGGAGAATCTTGTACAGATTGTCAAGGAACTGGTAATGAAGAAGGAAAAGACTCTTCCGGAAAACCTTCTTATGGACCCTATGGTAAAAATCCATCTAAAGATGGTGAGTCACTTGATACTTGGTCCAAAGAGCAAATCTTCCAAGATATGGAGAATGGGAATGGAGAGTATCTTGACAAACACATCGGTGATGATGTACCTGAAGAATTGAGAGATGCGATGGTTAAGGATGTTATGGAGAGATTAGCCGCTCGTGGTTTATCAGCGGGTAATGTTGAACAAACACTAAACAAACTTCGTAAGAAACGAAAAGATTATCTTCGTGAAATCAAAAGAGCAGTTTCTAATATGATTTTTGGAACTGTTAAAGAACGAACAATTGTTAAACCTAATCGAAAAGGTATATCTGGTTTAAAAGGTAATCGTAAAGTTAAAACCAAAATTAATTGTATCTTAGACACATCAGGTTCAATGGGTGGAACTTTTGAGAGAGTTTTGAACTATGTTTATCGTAATGATATTGAAATCAATTTGATTGAGGCTGATACTGAGGTTAAATGGATTGAAAATATTAAAAATGCGAAAAAACTTGAAACTCTTAAAATCAAAGGTCTTGGAGGAACAATTCTTCAACCTGCGATTGACTTAGTTGCTGACCAATACAATGAGTTTAACACTGTTGTATTGACTGATGGTTACTGCGACTCTCTTGACTTATCTAAGATTAAAGGTAGAGTCTTAATGGTATCGATTGGTGTAAAAGTTCCGATTTCTCGTTCTAATGGAAAAGTCAAGCAGATTATGGTTGAGAAAGAAAACTAATCAAAAAGACCAACCTATAGTTGGTCTTTTTATTTTAATAAATATATTTGTAATATGAAAGTAATTTTTTTGGATTTTGATGGTGTTATGTGTCTCTCTGAGCAATGGGGTGGACGAGCTAAAAAAATGCTAAAGTTTCAAAGAGAATTTCCGGGTTCAACTGAAGATGATATGCCAGCTTGGATTAAGCTAGATAATTTTGATTTTAAGGCAACTAAAGTTCTTAACTCTATTTTATTACATCACGATGTTGAGATAGTTTGCTCTTCAGATTGGAAATTATTTGCTACTTTAGATCAACTTCAAGATATGTTTGATAAATACGGTGTGATTAAATCACCAATAGATGTCACACCAACTCTTGTTAAGTATGAGTCTAAATCTCAATTCACACAAAGTGAATTAGAGCAATGGAGAGTTAAAGAAATTAAAACGTGGTTAGATTTACATCCAGAAGTAACACACTGGGTTGCTGTTGATGATATGGACTTAGGTGAGAAGTTTGGTCCTATTTCTGGAAATTCCAATGGTGGTCTAACTAACTTCATATTAACTAAGCAGTATATTGGAATTAAACAATCCGGAATAAAAGAAAAAATCATTAAGTTCTTAAATGATTAATGTTTTAGAAATGGACATGAGTATTGAATACAAGTTCGCGTGGAATGTAGCTGCTCGAGCTTGTTTCAGTATTTTCTATATCCTACCAGACTGTATGTTACTTTATAGACATCAAGTGTCGGAACCATATATCTGGACTAAATTCGGATGTAATCACCCTGATAAAATAGATTTAGTAAAACTAGATGGTAAAAATCTAATGTTATTTCATGTTGATGTTTATAAAGAAAAAACTCATAAATTTAAAGACCTAATTGATTATTGTCAGTCTAATAACATTGATATCTGGATTCCTTTTCCACTTAAAAACCTTTGGAGAACTGAAGAGCCTCATCTTCAGATTATGAAAGATATACTAGATAATTATCAATACAGCACTTACGATTTAACTGGAATGAACTACAGGAGTGAAAATGAAATAAGTAGATTGGTTAAAGAAAAAACGAAACCTATATTAAGAGATATAAAATTAAGAAACTTATTTGATTAATATTCTATTTTCTCAACATCATCTAAATCAACATAGTATTCATTACCATCGATTTCTACTGTTATTAAACCATCTTCATCTATATCGACCGGAGTAATTGGATCTTTTGGATCATTATCAGGATATTCTTTAACAATTGTAGAATAGATAACTCCTCTTTTCTTAATACATTTTATTATATCATCAATTGTGATAAGAGTTCCTTCTTCATTATTCTGTTTGAAATCCTCAAATAATTTTATCCATTTCATAAATTATATATTAAAAACTTAATATATAAAAAGTATGAAGTATATTAAAAGATTCAACGAAGAGCTTAAACCAGAAACTTATATTAGTGCTGGTTATAGATTAAAAAATTTACCAGGTGGTGGAAAAAGAAGATCTTCACCTCTTATTGATTATGGTTTTGGGAAAAAGTATGGTTTCTATAAAATGCACTGGGCTAATGGTTCATCTCTTTTAGGAAAAGATTTAACATTTACTAATCTAATATGTGAGAGTTACTTTGGGAGACCTGACTCTTCAAAAATTGAGACTTTTAGGTATTCAGCAGAAGATGCTGTGGAACTGTGGAAACAAGGTAATCATCCTCTTTGTATGACTTTTAATTTTGTTTTTCAATCTACTGAAGAAACAAAAGATAAATTAAATAGTAGTAGTGAACTTAATACCAACTGTCCAATGTTCTCATTTGAGATTTGGTTTAGTAACTGGGAAGAAGGTTTAGATTCTTATAATTGGGATTATGATACTGAAGAGCCAATGACTGGAGATACCGTAGTTGATTTAAATGGTATGTATAAATGGACTAATGAACTTACAATCTATAAGAAGAAACCTGTTAAAATGTATTACTCAAAATCATATCCTTTCTGTGGTATATTTTCAGATAGAGCTTCTGCTTTGAAATTCAAAAAAGAATTAAACAGTTTAATGGATCCACATAAAGAAAAAGTTATGGAACTTTTAAGCTGTGTTAATGCTTCTGCTGACGACATAGAAGATTTTGAAGATAGAATCAATAAAATAAGTTTAAATCATCTTTTCTCAGTTGATGAAAAAACAACCAATTGGTTCACATACAATGAATTGTAAATAAATTAATAATATGAAACACTTAAAGAAATTTAACGAAGAACTTAGACCACAGACTTATATGTCTGCTGCTAGAAAATTAGATAAATTAGGTCACCACGATAGAGCAAATGCTTTAAAAGACTGGGCTAAAGAAACTGAGAAAAAAGAAGAAATGATTAAGTGGCAAGACCGCATACAAGATTATGCTCAGTTTGGAACATTTAAATTGACTATAAAAAATCCAGAAACTAATGAAACATTAACTGGTGATTTTCATTTAGATGTTAATTTTGATGATTTATCATTTAGTGATGAGCCTGAAAGTGGTATAACTTTCTTCTTAGGTTTAATTCCAACTTCTGAAGATTTAATCTATCAGTATATGGAACTTTGTCCAGATTATGATTTCGGAAACGGTTTCTTCTGGGGTAAAATCTTTAATTTACAATATGAATTAGGAGATACTGTTGTATTTACTAAGTGGAATATGTGGGACTATGATGATGAAATGAATGGTAAAATAAATTTTGCTGACAGAGCATCTGCTAACAAGTTCAAGAATTTAATTATACAAATATTTAGTAATCCACAATTAGGTTATCCATCTGGATATACCGACGCTGATGACTTATATGAAAAATTAACTAATACTATCTTAGCAGAGAACTCATTCTCTTCTGATTATGGATTTAAATTAGAAGATGCTGCTGAATACATGAGAACAATTAGTCCAAATTTACTTTCTTCTACACTATGAGATACTTAAAAAGATTTAATGAAGAGTTAAAAGCATCTACTTACAAAAAAGCAGGTGAGAAATTCACTCAGATGGGTCACAAAAGAAGAGGATCTGAATTATTAGATTATGCAACTCAAGTTGAATTAAAAGAAAAATATCAAAAATTAAGACAGGCTCAGGATGAAAATAAGGAGTATGGTTTATTTGATATTACGATGACAAGAGGTTATGGGTCAAATAAGAAAGATGTATTTTCTGGTAAATTTTATCTACAAATGTGTTTAGAATCTGATTGGTTCAAAGACCAATTATGGGATTGGTTTTATGAAGGTATGGATTGGCATATGGGAATTGCTATGGAGTTTGCCATTATACCAGCTGATGACGAAACACTTAGAATGTTGGAAACAAGTGAAGACGGAGATATAGTGTATTTTAGAAATAATACTATGTGGGGAGATGACTATAGATACTGGACAAATAGACTTTGGCTTACACTCTGTGATAAAAATGCAGTTCCTCTTTATATAGCAGGTGCTGGTGGATTTGAAGATAGAGATTCTTTTACATTCCATTTTAATTCAAGATCAGAAGCTATGAAATTTAGAAACTTATTGGCTAATACATTAGAAGGAAAATCTGATTGGGGTTCTTATAATGGTAGAACGATTTCTGACCAATTAAAATCAACAATTATTATGGATGAAGAAGACTGGAGATCAAAACTAATGGATAAGTTTTTACCGGGTAGAGAAGATGAATATGATATTAATAATCCAGATACTTGGCCAAAAAATACTTTTACAGAAGATACTTACAAAGGAGCTATCGAGGCGGTTAAGAGAATGTCAGTAAATGGTTTATATAGAGATTAAGAGATGAAGTATTTAAAAAGATATGAAGAAGCTGTCGGTGTTAGATTGAAATCAGAATTGAAATCAACAGTTGAAGATTTGCTTATTGATTTAAGAGATGATGAATTTGAAACTAAAGTATCTGAAATAGATTATCATTCTCAAAAAGTAAAGGTCAAAGTCAATATACAAAGAGATAGAGAATTTACTTATGAAGATATAAAACCTCAAATTGAATCTATTTGGTCTTATTTAAATGAAGAAGGATTTACAATTGAAAACTTCACTAGTGTAGAAGACTGGGAAAACTTTGAAGAACCAGAAGACGAATTTACAATTCATCAAAAAGATAAAGGTTATGTGTGGTCCACTGGTGAAGATGGTGAGATTAAATCTATTGACAAAGAATTTCAAAGAAGACCAAATGTCATGATTTCACCAATATATAATCCAGAAAACTTTGATAGAATTCAAAAGTGGATATTTGAGATTTCATTTACTAAAGATAAAATTGTAGTTGATAGAAAGAGAGGTCATCTTACAACTAATGAAGAGTTAAAACCACAAACATATATAAGTGCTGCTGATAAACTAACTAAGTTAGGTCATATTAAAAGACCTGAGCAATTAAAATCTTGGGCTGAAACTATTAAGCAAAGAGAAATAGATACTAAACACAAAATGGCTTTAGAAGAAGCAAAAAAATTAGGACAATTTCAATTAAGATTTGTTGGTAGAGGAAGTGAAATAAGGTTTGCAAACTGTTACATTCAACTTTATTTTAATTCCGATTATTACCTAAGTGAGATGTTACCAGAGTGGTTAGATGGTGAGAGAAACACACTTTGGTCACAGTTTATGTTTGGGATTCATCCGGTTTCTTCAGAAGATTTAGAAGTTTTAAATTGGTTTTCTGGTGATATTAAAGGTTATACAAATAGAGCGAATGGTATAATCTGGTTACAAGATGTTTATATCAATCTGACAAATCAAAACTGCAAAGATGAAGATGGTGTGACTTTACCTATGACCCCTTCAGGTGTAGTTTCAATCGAATGCTCTGAATTTAGTGAAGTTTATTTTGCAAATAGAAGAGAAGCTATTAAGTTTAGAAATTTATTAGTCGATCTTTTCGAGGGAGATATAGATTACATACAACCGAATGGTAAAGACTTTAAAGAAGATATAATTGAAACTTGGTGTGATCATGAAGAAAGACCAGTTGAACTTTCAGAGTTAGAAGATTTTATTGATAAACTTAGAGTAATGAGATTAAATTCATTATATAGAGATTAATTATTATATTTACAAAATGAAAATAAAAAGATATAGACAATTCTTAGAATCAAACTCTAATGATATGTGGAACATTATTCCACAGTCAGTGAAAGATTTGCAACAACTTTTTAAATCAAAAGAAAAAAAATTATATGTTGTTGGAGGTGCCGTTAGAGACTTTCTAACAGGAGATACACCAAAAGACTTTGACTTAGCAACTGATGCACTTCCAGATGAAGTATTAGAAATATTAGGAAGTAAATATAAAACTAACCTACAAGGTAAAGCATTTGGAGTGGTCGTGGTTTTCACCAATGATCAACCAGAAGGAATGGAGATTGCAACATTCCGAGAAGATGTTTCAAAAGGTAGAAACCCTGAAGTTAAATTAGGAGTTACCATTGAAGATGATGTTAAAAGAAGAGATTTAACTTATAACGCACTTTTCTATGATTTAGATACTAAAGAGATTGTTGATTTAACTGGAGGACGTGAGCATTTAGCAAAAGGAATAACTCAAATGGTTGGTGATCCTATTGAAAGATTTGATGAAGATTCTTTAAGAATTTTGAGAGCTTTTAGATTTGCTTCAAGATATGGACACCCTTTACATAAAGATACTGAAGCGGCAATTGAAAAAAGAAAACAATTAGAAAATATAGATCCTGAAACCGGTGAAATGAAAAGAATTTCACAAGAAAGAGTTTGGGAAGAGATGAACAAGGCGTGGAAACAAGCAAAAGACTATAGAAACTATTTACAATTCTTTACTAAGTTTGATATGTGGTCTGAAGTTTTTCCAGGCTCTGAAATCAATACCGATCTGGTTGATAGTAAAGACTTTGTGGTTGTTATTGCTAACTTATTTAAGAATGAAAACACGGATGGTTTAGAAAAGAGATTGGTTCAAGACTACAGAATAGATTCTCAAATGGCATCAAAAATAGTTTTCTTAATTAGATTATTAGAATTGACACCAGATACAGCATTTGATTTACATAAGTCAAAATTACAATGTCATATTGAAGATAAAACTATTTTAGAATGGTTTAGAGTTTTGGGTGTAAATGATACTGTTAAAATTAAATTTGTAGAATACAAACCAACTACTTCTGCTCAGGAATTGATGTTACAGGGTTTTAAAGGAAAGGCTTTAGGTGATGAGTTAAAAAGACTTGAAATTGAAAATTTCAAGAAGATTTTATAATTTTCTCATTTTAAAAATAGATATATACTGCTATGATTTACCACTTATCGTATTTAAGAGACCGTTTAGGAAATAACTATTTAGGAATTAATATTCCAGTCGATTTAATTGAACCCTATTTAAATGAATTAAAAAATCACTTAACTACTGAAGAATACTCAACTTATGTCCAAAATCATCAAAATAGAGATTCTGGTCATTATCACATTACGGTTATAAATGTTATGGATTATAATAAGTTAGCGGAAGAATGGGGAATGGATAAATTTATTAATTCTTTAGAACCGGTTTTTCACTATGAAATCGATGACTTAGAAATGTTAGGAGTTGGAAAGGCCATAAAAGAACCAAACGTGGCTTATTTTATCGTCTGTAATTCGGATAAATTAGATGCTGTAAGAACTAGATTTGATTTACCAAAACAAGATTTTCATGTTACAATAGGTTTCAAAGATAAAGATGTTTTTGGTGTAAGAAAAAATGAATTACTAAATTAAACTTTTAGTCTAATTATAGATATAGGAATCTATAATAAAAAAATAAAATATATGGAAAAAATGGAACTTTATGATTACTACAATCTTGATGAATGTGTTGATAGAAAAAAAGTAATTACTACATTAAAGAAGTTTAAAAAAGACGGAAAGATCGATTATTCTTTAGATGGTGAGGAACTTCATATTGAAGATATAGATTTAGATGATACTGAAATCGAGTATTTGTCTGAACTACTTGACGAAAATGATGTTTTTCCAAATCCTGATAAGGAAGAAGGTGATGATGATTATTCAGACTTTGATGACTACGATGATGATTATTAATAAAAAAGAGTTAGATTTTTCTAACTCTTTTTTGTTTTCTTTCTTTTACGGTTCCAAAAATAAAGAAATATTGGAATAATTATAGTAGTCATTAACCATTGCCAGTATTTCTCAAAAAAACCTTCAACTACAATCGGAAGATTTGATTTGATTTTAATATTTTTATTGAATACAATAATGTCTTTATTTAAATCTTTCAACTTAATAACTAACTTTAAAGGAGTTTCACCACTTTTTTTAGGTGTCACAATCCATTCCCATTCTGTGTAACTTTCATTATCTATGTTTTGAACAGGAGTTGAAAGTGCAACAATGTTGAAAGCTTCTGAGTCACCTCTTAAATCAGCCGACATCTCACCAGAAACTTTGATATCATCAATTGTTGCGACGCTCTCATATTGAGGATTGTTTATAAAATCATCATTTCCTAATATCAAAACTGATTTATTTTGACCATTTGTCTTTTTAGATATTCTTACTTTTATTGAGTAGTTTTTAGATACCTTCATGCTTTCAGGTACTGAATAAGCTATCCATCCTTTTGCAGTATCAACTATATTTTCAGAGATATTTTGAATTGACCTATCCACCACTTTTAAATTTGTATTTTTTTCGTGTTTTTCAACTAGTCTTATTTGATGAATCACATCAATTTTATTGATGTCGTCTTTTTTTATTACTTTCATTTCTTCAACTAATTCTTGTCTAATTAAAGTGTCTTTTATCGGCTCAACATTTAATTCATCTTTAATAACCGAGACAGTATCTAGTTTTAAAGACTCTAAATTCGTATCTGATTGGGTTACTTTTTGTGTTGCACATGAGACTAACCAAAATGCACTAATAAAAATAAAAATAAATCTCATATGTTATATATTTAATATGAAAACTAAAATTAATATATAGTTTTATGGATATTATTAAATTTTCTCAGTTTCTAAATGAAAATGTTATGATAACAGTTCTTGACTGTGTAATTGATGAATTCGGAAATTTATACAATGGAACTAACAATCGATATCCGCTAATGAAAGGATATATTGAAAAAGAGAAACTTCCAAAAATTTCAGTTGGTAGAATTTTAGGTGATGATAAAAGGACTTATTTAGCTGGTATAGACAAAAACGGTGTTTTAGTAGCAGCTGAAAAAAACAAATCATTAGATGGATATCTAATAGATAATATCGGAAATAGAGTAAAAGTTCCGGCTTGGTTAAAAGGTACAAAATCAAGATATTGGAAGTTCTTTGACTTAACAAAGGATGCAAACGGAAATGATGTTCAAAGTTTTAATTATGATTACACAAGACTTGTTCCAACTGTTGCAACTGGTTGGGTAAATACTAAAGTTGATATGGAAGTCATCAAAAAAGTTCGTAGATATTCAAGAGGTTTAGGTCAAGGTTCCGGTAGAGAAGGATTCGTTAGTAAATTGTCTGACTTGCAAAGAATATCTTCTGAAGGACTCCAAAAAAGAAAAAGATCAAGAAATACAATACAGAAAGAAATGTCTGTAATTATGTTACTTCACTACATTAATGAAATTAAAAACTTTTTTACTCCGTCAGCATCTGGATTCCTTTTTGAATCATTCTTAGGTGGTTTAATTAAAAACTCAAAAGTGGTTGAAGATAATTCCAAAGCAGATGTAAGAGCTGACGGTGAAACTTGGCAAATAAAACTTTACGATGCTGTTTCATCCTCTTCGATATCAGTAGCCTATATGGACGAAAGGTCAGTGCCAAAAATTCCGGTAGATCACTTTGTAATTTGTTTGAAATATGCTGATAAGATTGATATCGTTGTATTAAGAGGTATTGAAGACACAACAGATCCTCTTTGTTATACTAACTTCATAACCGGTGGTGGTAATTTTTCTGTAGCTAAAATCAAAAACACACCATTCAAATATACAATAGAGCTTTTAGGTATTGAAGAAAAAATTAAATCTATTGCATCTGGACTTAAAGAATCAATAGATGATATTTATTCTGATTTAAGCACTTTTCAATATAATATAGAATCAATAATCACTGGAGTAGATGAGAAAGGAAAATTGTTAAACGAGTCTAAGTTTGACCAGACTTACAATGAATCAGTTAATATTGCACAAGGACTTGATGTCAAAATAACATCTCTTTACAAGACTATTAAACAAGAATAATTTGACTTTTATAAACATTGTATTATATTTGTAATAAAATATATTATGATAGATATAAAAGAAGTAGTTGATTACCTAAACACATTTAATAATTATCAACTTTCAAACTCAAGTGATGATGGAAGAGTTAATTCACTCACTTCTGAAGATTTACTTGTCTCAACTATTGAAAAAAATCTAAGTCACTACTCTAACATAAAAGTAGAACCTAAAACCAGCAACCGACAGGAGCATGATTTTGTTTTATCACTAATTGATAACTCTGGTGAATCAATTTTCACCGAAGGGCATGATATAAAGATTGTTGAACCTTCTAACTTCACAAATACTGTTAGCTTTGTGAAACTATCTAAAATGTTAAATTTAGATGGGATGTCCTATGAGACAGTTATCAAATCTTATGAAAAGAAATCTAAAGCATGTGATATTAAATTAACACAAGATTATTCAATTTTGTTTTTTAACAAATCAACGATGAAGTTTTTTCATTGCTATCTTTCTGAAATGCCTAATAATGATGTCACTACAAATCCATCGAATTGTATTCAAACAAAACTTCCAACTGAACTAGTTACAAGAACTGAAGAAGAAAAGTTCAACTTCATACATTCATTGTGGAAAGGATATATTTATAAAAGAGTTGTAGCACCTGCTAAATTATGTGAGTCGATTGACTTTTCAGATATGTTTTAAACATCTATTGTTATATTTGATAAAGTTTTCTGAGAAAAAACAAATCTTCCACCAACTTTAAATCCTAAACTTTTCCAGTCAGTCAAATTAAGTTTTGATAAGTAGAAGTCTATGTTATTTTCAACCTCGTCTGACTTTGGAATAAGAGCTAATACTGAACCATCGTAGTTCTTACATTCGTGTGTAAAGAATGGATTTTGATTTCTGGTTTTAGCATTAACATAGATTCTTCTTCTATCTGATTTATAGAAATCACGACCCCACATCCACCAATTAGTTTCGTTGAATTTTTTGATTTTACGTTTAATTATTACATCTTTCTTAGATGTGATATAATCATTGATGATATTATAGTGAAAGGTTTTAAGTTGTCCAGTCTGTGCTGTATAAGAACAAACGAATTGCTCATTACCGGTTTCTTCTGCAAAAACTTCATCCATTCCTGACACACCTCCGACTTTAACATCAAACAAGTCACCTAATCTTGTACCTGACGGAGCATCATCTAAAAATAGAATTTGACCGTTAAGTAATGTAAAGGTTTTGACACCTGAATTTGTAATTGTTTTTCTGGAAAAGTCACCTTTTTGAAATCTAAATATTACCACAGATGGAGAGTATCCTTTAAAGACGACAGAATCACCAAATTCGTACCAATCAGTGATTGTTCCCATATCATAAATGAATTGGTTCAGACCAATAGATGAAGTAGATTTTATAAACTCTCTTGGTGTAATAAAAATAATCTCACCGTTATCGGTTAGGTGATTGATACTTTTTTCAATAAAGTATAGGTAAAGATTTGACTTTGCGTGCGTCACGCACTTACTGTTAATCTTTGAAAGTGTTTGTTTAAGTATTTTTTTACCTTTCACATACGGAGGATTTCCAACAATTGTGTCAAACTTTTCATCAATTGAATAATCAAAAAAATCCATGCAAATTGCATTTTCAGGACAATGATTTTGGTCGAATTCAATTCCAACTATATTCTCATTACTTAAATTATTCAGGAATATTCCATCGCCACAAGAAGGTTCAAGTATTCTTGAGCCGTTTTTTATCATTTTACACATTCTTTCAACTATATCTTCTGGTGTAAAAACTTGACCTAAATCTTCAACATTGTATTCTGACATAGTTATTATATTAAAAACTATTGATAAAGTTAAGATAATTTTGATAATTGAATTATTTATTATTATATTTGTCATTATGAAAATTTATTTAGTAAGACTAAAAAATACTAATGTTAGATGGTTTGATAATGATTCAGACCTTACTAACTTTTTTATTAATGCACCTGAAAGACTTGATAGTTATCAAGTCACTATACTTAATGCTGAAGTTGATACAAAAATAACCGGTGATAAATTATTTGATGCTATTCAAGAACAGTCTAATCTTGATAGAAAATTAAATGTTGTTTTAGGTAATGAATATGTTGATAAAGTCGAGAAATTAATTCAATTATATGAGCAGTTTTGCAAAAGGACTCCTTGGGATAAAACCAAAATGACTACAAATGCTCAAAAAGTTTATGAAAAATTGACTACCACCACACCGGAAGAAAAACAATTTTATAAACTTATGAGTAGTAGTTGTCAAAGATATTTACTTTACTCTGTTTCTGACTCAGTTGAGTGGTACGAAGCTATGTTGGATGTTTATCCAAAAATTAAAGGTCTTGCTGAAACTTGTGAAATTGAGTATGTTGATCCTGTTACTCGTGGAACTTCTTGGAGAGGTGGTAGAACTCCTGTAAAAATGGTTAAAAACTTCGAAAAAGCAAAAAAAATAAAATAATGAAAAAGTTTATAGTTTATAGTGATGTTGTTAAAATATTTAATGAAGAAAAAGACTTAGTTAAATATTTAGCCACTCAAAAGTCAAAAAGAACTTGGTCTGGTGGTAAAATCGTTTCTAAATTAGACCTTATTGAAATTGAAACTTGTGAGATTGAAGTTCTGGAAGAATCTATTGCTTCAAAATATTTAGAGTCTTATGTAGAAAAACAAAAAAGAGAAACAAAATTGAACAGTATTTTTGGAGATACTCTTTCTCAGAATTTTGAAAAGTTTAAAACTATGTTTTTAGAGTTAGCAAAAGATGATATGAACAAAAGGAAATTTCTAACTCAACTAGAAATAACACCAGTTGAAAAGAAATCTATCTCAAAACTTATTTCAGGTTGGGTCTCTTATCTTTTCTTATTAAATGATAGTGTTGAGTGGTTTAAAATATTGATTGCCTTACACAACTTTAGAAAAATAAATGACTCCTATGTCACAGAAGTATTTTATTCCAACGGTTCAAGTAGATATCAAAATATCAAAATAAGTGAATCGACTAAAGAGAATTTCTATAAAGCAAAATCACTAAATAATTTTTAGAAAATAATTTGTATTGTTAATTTTTTTTACTACTTTTGTATAAATAAAATGTATCACTATGAATATGTCTAAAATCTTTTGTGTTGATTTAACTAAATACAATCAAGATCAACTTACTAAAATTTCTGATATCATCGGAATAAATTCAGGTTCTCTTGTAGAAGCAAAAGTTAATGGAACTAAACGAGTTTATTTTGATCACGAGAATAGATTATTCATCGGAGAACTTGTAAAAGATGCTACTAAGTATATTAGAAGCTACAAAAATCTTGTTCTTACTGAAAATTTTGCACACCTTTCTAAAAGAGAAAAAGACCAATTAATTAATATGGATCCTTATAAATTCAACACAAAAAATGTTGATAAAAACGATTTATTTAATTCTGTTGTTGAGACTGAAATTATTGAAATTAAAGGTGATGTTACTAAAAATGAAATTGTTAATGTTGTTAGAGTTTCAAATGTTGTTTTGGAAATTGACGCTATATTAGATAAAATTGCAGACTTTGGAATTAAATCATTGACCAAAGAAGAAAAAGATTTCTTGGATAAGGAATCAATGAAATAAACTTTTTTCCGATTGAAAACCAAAATCAATATCTATAATAATCAGAACTCTAACTGATAGAATAAAATGAGGGATAGAGAATTGGCATTTTTCTATATTTTCCTTGAAAAGTAATCATATTTACTCATGTGTGGAAGATTTTCTTTACAACAATTTGTTAGAGAAGAAAAAATAAATTCTATTATTTCTTAATATATTCTTTTTGACGCCTCAATACAAGCAAGTACATCCTTTTCACAATACTCTTTTATCTCTTCTAATTTCCCATTCCAAAAATAAGTATTGACATCACCACCATTGATTTTATCTTTAGGTGATTCTACTCCTAACTCATAACACATTTCATCAAATGACCAAGACCAAGCAAATTTTTGTTTCCAATCATCAGCCATATCAACAATTCTCATTTCCCAAGGTTTCTTGTTGTATGGTTTAATAATATCAGCTGGAATAATTTCATACTTGTGAAGTTTATGTAAAACATAAGGAATATCAAAATGTAAAATACGAAATCCAGAAAGACTAAAAGATTTCTTTTCGATTTTTTTAAGTAGATTATTAAATGATTCAACAATTTCTTTCTCATCTTCACCATATATAGAACGAATTTGTGATTGACCAGAATCATCGGTGAATCCGAATGAAATACAAACAATTCTACCATAAGTTGAAATGATACCACCCTGTTCTTTATAAGCTTCTTCTAATGAAGAATACTTATCTTCCCAATTCATACGATGGTATTTAGATTCAAAAAGTTTTGAACCTCTTTCGTCTTCTAATTTAAATGTTTCCCAGTTCGGGAATCCACAAGCTGTTTCTATATCCCAGTGAAATAATTCCATATTTATTATACTACACAGTGAACTTAAGTTTTATTTTTTATATACCTTATTATGATAAAAATAATAGAACTAATTAAAATTTATCCAATATCATTTTTTATGATAGTTGGTATATTCATAGCCTTAGTATTTACAATTAAAGAAGAAATTGGAAGAAAAAAATGATATGAGAAAAGATTAAGAGTTTTATAAATACTCAATGGGTAGAAAATCATCAATCAATAAAATAAAAAGAGATAACTCTAAATCAAAAAATATAGAAGCATCTTTGGTAATGTATCTGTATCAAAAATCACATTCACCAATAACAACTAGATTCACCGGAATGGGTCTTCAAGAATGTGATGTGATATCAGTATCAAAGTCTGATTATATCTATGAGTATGAAATTAAAATAAGTCGTCAAGACTTTAAAAAAGATTTCATTAAAGAAAAACATAATCATATCTTAAATGAGAAATTTACTTATGTTAGAAAGGGTGAACAACTTTTCAGAGTTTGTAATTACTTTAACTATGTAGTTCCAAAAGATTTGATTTCAGTTGATGAGGTTCCAGAGTATGCTGGACTTATTTATATCAATGAGGATTTTACTTTTGAAATTGTGAAGAAACCAATATTATTACATAAGACTAAAGCAACTGCAGGATTTATCAGACAGTTAGCACATAATTTAAGTTGTAAATTAATATTTAATAAGGTTTTATCCTAGAACACGAGTGAACAACACAATTATAATTTATATATACTAAAAAAATAATAAAACGTTATGGATGAATACATAGGATCAATTTTACCAATGGCATTTAATTGGTCACCTAAAGGGTGGTATATTTGTCATGGTCAAGTATTATCAATTAATCAATATCAAGCACTTTTTGCACTTATTGGAACTACTTATGGTGGTGATGGTGCTACTACCTTTAAGATACCTGATTTAAGAAAAAAGAATTCAGGTGGTAATTATTACCAACCTGGTGAGATTATGGAAGATGGAACTCCTTATATTGAGAGTTGTATCTGTGTTGAAGGTATATTTCCTTCGAGACCTTAAATTAAAACCTCATCTTTTAGATGGGGTTTTTTTTATTCTAATATTTGTAAATTAAAATAATTTCCGTATATTTGTATTGTCTGATTGAGACAACGATTTAGATACAACAATCAGAAAAAAAAGATAAGGAAATATTTGGTGAAACCAGAAAAACTCCTTATCTTTGTAAAAGAAATTAATCACTACAAATAAAAAACAAAGAAACTATGGCAAATTTATTCGCAAAAGCAAAGAAAGCAGCACCCGCTAAAACTACAGCAGCAAAAGACAAAAAAGTTCGTCTAAACGTAACTGACCCTACATTCTTCTCTAAAGTTGAGAAGTTGGAGCAACTAAACGACACTCTTAAATCAGCTAAAGCTCAAGCTGACATGATTTCTGACGAAATCAAAGACTTGGCTAAATCTGAGTGGGTTGATTACTACTCTCAAACTGGTAAAAACCCTGAGTCTGTTATGATTGTTCAGGAAGTTGCTGGAGACACTGCACAAGTTATGTTCATACCTACAGACAAATACATTACCGTTACTGAGGCTCGTGCCGAAGAACTTCGTGAGACTTACGGTGAAGAAATCGTTGAAGAAGAAACTACTTTCTCTTTTGACTCAACAATGATTGAGAAATACGGTGAAGTTCTTTCTATGTTGATTGAGAACTGTGCTGATATCACAGACGCTGACAAAGAGAAAATCATCAAAGCAACTACTAAATACTCTGTCGCTAAAGGAACCATCGACAAATTGAACCAATACGGTGATGTGACTGAAGTTATGGAAGCTGTTAAACCAGTTGTAGCACTTAAGAACGTTGAAGTTATCAAAGGGTAATCCTTTGATAACTTTTTTAATATAATAATTATGAAAAACACTATTTTATTTTTAATCTCCTGTTGTATTAGTTTTCTAATAATGTTTGCTTGTAATGAAACAGACCGTGGTCCGAAAGCTCCTCAATCAAAACGAATGGAGTTAGATACCACTTCACAATACTATGACCAACAATATAAAGTTTATACACTTGAAGGATGTGAATACATTGTAGTTGGATATGGTAAGGATAGGTGGGGATCTCATAAAGGAAATTGTAAAAATCCAATACACTCTAATGTTCCTGTTTGTAAAACACCTGTAATCGATACAGTAGAAAAACATTTCGATTGTTATGTAGAAGATTGTTATTTTGATAAAGAAATGAATTCATATGCAGTAACAACTGAATGTGGAATTCAATTTTACGATAAATCTAAACATAATAAGAATGTAGTCCTAAAAGGATTTAAATCACCTAAACATAAATAAGATGAAGAGAAGTAAGACTGATAGAATTGTAGGAGGAGTTTGTGGAGGTATTGGAAAATATTTTGATATAAACCCGTGGGCGCCAAGGCTAGTTTTTCTTTTAGCCGGTGGATTTTGGATATATGTTATCCTTTGGATAGCTTTAAAAGAAGAAAATTAACATTATGGAAAATTGGAATAGAAATGAATGGCAAGGTCGCCGTAAAGACCAATATGAATCATCTGCTAAGATTTTAGTTGGTTCTTTTGTTGCGATTGTTTTGATATTAGTTGTGTCTTTAATTTATTTGGTGTGTCTTTAAAATTTATAACTTTACTTCTAACACTTTTTATCTTCAATCCAGTTTTGAATGAATCTAAAAAAGTTGATATTAGAGTTAAAAAAATAGACACTTCTAAAAAACAGTTGGTTCAAAAAAATATCATCATCGGTGACTCTCAATCACCATTTGTTGATTGGGGAAGTCAGAGTTTTAATTTGATTTCATCAAAAGGTGGCCAAAGTTCTCTTTGGTTGGGAGGGAAAACTTTAGGTTGGTTGTTAGAATCCATTAAAGTTTATCCTGGTGATAGTTTAGTAACTGGTGTTGCAATTTGTATTGGAACAAACGGTGGGTTTAATAAAAATGATAAGATTTCAGAATTGGTGACCGAGTGTAAATTAAAGTTTCCAAATTCTAAACTCTATGTAATACAGGGATCTTGGGGTTGGGGTGGTGTTTCTAATAAAACTGAAAGTGTTGTCAGAGATTACTATAAGAAGTTTTCAGAATTAGGTGTTGTAGTGGTTGAACCACCTATTGGAAAGATTGAACCACATGGTAGAAAACTAATTTATAAAAAGATTGGACAAAATTTAGATAGTTTAGTGAAAATAAACTAAACAAAGTTGATAATTAAGATAAAAGTTTTATCTTTGTTAAAAGAAATAAGGTCGAGTGATGAAATCGGTATACATGACAGACTTAAAATCTGTTGGGCATTACGCCCGTGCGGGTTCAAGTCCCGCCTCGACTACAAATAGGTAATCTTCGGAAATCCTTATAAAAAAAGGGTCCCATAGCTTAACGGATAAAGCCTCGGTTTTCTAAACCGATAATCCAAGTTCGATTCTTGGTGGGATCACAAAAAAAAAGAGACTCAGATTTGAGTCTCTTTTTGTTTTAAATAATTTCAGTTACATCTGATGCGGTTTGACCATCTTCTTCGTCGACTTTCTGAATCAACATTTTATCTCTATCTTCAGAATTAAACCAGTAGTCAACTACTTTGTTTAGGTTACCAACAAATGCCCCTAAAAGGATAAGTAACATTTCTTTCCAATCTTCGTTAATCGAGGCTCCCATAAACACACCAGCATTTATTCCTAAAATAATGAAAAAGAAAAGTCCTAATACGATAGCTGTAATTCTCCATCTATTAGCTTGCATTTGTTGAAGCATATAATAGAATCTGTTTTTATCTTCTACTTTAACATACTCGGTCTTTGCGCTAAAAATGTTTTTAAATCTCATAATATTTTTTGTTTTATATATTATAAGTCGAATTCAATAATTTTTCTAACATTTTACAAAAATTCAATATAACATAAATGATTAATATAACTAAAGGTGTCATAGTAACAGAAGTTGATTCTATAATTAAATATATCAATGAGATTAAAAAGATACCGATTCTTACAAGAGAAGAAGAGTTTGAGATTTGTCAAAGAATCAAATCTGGTGACCAATCTGCTATTTCTGAGTTAGTAAAACACAATTTAAGATTTGTTATACACACTGCAAAAAAGTATCAGAATTTAGGTCTTACATTTGAGGATTTAATATCATTTGGTAACTTGGGTCTTTACAGAGCAGTTGAAAAGTTTGATATTGATAGAGGATTTAAGTTTATAACATTTGCTGTTTGGTATATCAAATCTGAAATAACAACCGCTATAAATGAACTATCTACTCAGGTGAGGATACCTAACTCACAGGACTCTGATAATTATGATTTTAAGTCGGAAGATGCTAATTTATCTACAAATGATGTTAGTAGATTCGATAAGAGTGATTTAATGACGGAGTTAAAAATGGTTCTTAATTGTTTGTCTAGTGAGGAATATGATTATATAACTAGATTTTATGGATTTGGATATGAGTTTGCTCAATCTATTGATGATATTGCTGAAGTAATGAGTCTATCTAATGAAAGAGTAAGACAGGTGATTAGAAAGGCTGAAAGAAGGTTAAAGAGTCATCCTAATTTAGATATATTAAGGAAATATTTAGATTAAAATTATTTTTTACAAACTATTTGATATTTATACTAAAAGTGGTATATTTGTAAAAAATAGTAATATGTCACAGCTCAGTAAAGAGCAAGATTTGCTCAGAAAGTTATATGAATGTCAGGAAGAAATGGAAAAACTTCTAAAGCAGGGTAAGGAAGATTCTCACTATAAAATGATATGTGAGTTAATAACTCGTTTAGAGATGTTTCTTTGTAATAATCAAGATTTAATGTAAGTTATGGATATAGATAAACTTTATAGTGATTTCAACTTTGCTCAGGGAGTAGATGAAAAAAGACAAATTTTAGAATCATTTTCTGATGATATTTCGGATCATGATTTAAAAGAGCTTCAAGCTCAGATTAATGATGTTATTGAGAATTCAAAAATTGAAGAGGATATTATTATTTCTATGGAAATAGAAGATGGTAAGTACCACCTTTATAACTGTGTGGAAAGTGTTGCTGATTATAAATCTGGTTCTAATTACTATGTCAAAGTAGATGATCCAAAAGAATTTTACTTATCAACTGGAATTGGTGAAACAAATACAATTATTCACAATATGATTGAAACTATTAAACCAATCTATTGGATTATAACTGACGATGGTATTGGTACATTAAAAAGAAAAAATATTTTCCCGAATGATGTTGATTTTTCGGATTATTTTGTTAAATTTGCTTAAAATATAAATATGGAAAAAATTAATGAAGTTGAAATTATCTCAAGATTAGATAAACAATTCGGAAATGATCAAGATTTGGGTAAAAACTACCGTAGTGTTATCTTAATGAATTTTGGAAAATTCGACGAAAATTGCAAAAAATATCCTAATGATTTTGACTTAGGAAAAAATTTAAGAAAAAAAATTAAAAATTAATTTGGTAAAAAGAAAATAATTACTAACTTTGTTAAAAATAAAAACGAAAAATATATGTCAATGAAACCTAATGGAATGTCAGAAGAAATGTTAGAGAACTTGGGTAACCTAACAGAAAAAGAAAGAAAGTATTTTGCTATTATGTGGGCAAAGTATGGTGTTCTTTTTATATCATCTAAACCCGGAGTTGCTAAGTCTGCAATTGGTCGTTCAATCGCTGAGAAGATGGGATTTGCATACTTAGATATGCGTTTATCGATGTCTGATGAATCTGACTTCAAATATCCTTATCTTGAAGATGGTACGTTTGAGGGAAAACCAATTAAAGTTTCCGGATACGCAGTACCGAAATGGGCTTATGAGGCTAACCAACGCCCAACACTTATTCACTTCGAAGAGTTAAACAGAGCTCCTCAATTCGTAAGAAATGCGGCTCTACAAATCCTTCTTGAGCGTGAGATTGGTGAATTCAAATTCAACTCTAACGTTATTATGATGGCATCTGGTAACTTAGGTGATGAAGATGGTACTGACGTTGAAGAGTTCGACTCAGCTCTTAACAACCGTCTAATTCACATTCCTCACTCTCTTGGAGTTGAAGAGTGGTTAGGTGATTTCGCATCTACAGGGTGTCACAAACTTATCACTTCATTCATCAAATCTCACCCAGAGCAGATGTATAAGACGAGTGATAACACTAAGGGTTACGCAACTCCACGTTCTTGGACAATGTTGTCTAAGTTTATCACAGAAAACTGGGGAATGGAAGCTTCACCGAGAGAGTTTCTTCCACTTTTGAAAGAGGTAGCCTCTGGATATGTTGGAAACTCAGCGATGAAGTTCATTCAATACTGTGAGGATATGTTGAATATCTCAATTCAAGATGTTCTTAATGACTACGACCGTATCAAAAAGGATCTTGAGAAGTACAACCGTGATAAGAACTCTGAATTGATTCAGTCATTGAAAGAGATTGATATCACTAAGTTGTCTGAGAAACAACTTGACAATTGTGTTAAATTTCTTAACGGAGTTGGTGATGATGAAAAGACGGCTTACCTACTTTACATCTTAGATAATATCGCGGATGTGACTAATCCAAAAATGAAGAAGTTTCTTCTTAAGTTTGAGGAATTGTTGAGAACAATTAAGAAAATCAACAAACCAGGTAGTAAGTAATAGTCTTTCTGAGAGTTAAGGGGATGTCGAAAAGATATCCCCTTTTTTTGATAATTAAGAAATTATTTTAGATATATAAACCATGTATGAGATAAAACTTGTTTTGATAAGCACTTACGGTGAATTTCGAGGTAGGCCTGCAATTCTATCTTTAGAAGACTATGCTCGTCTTGTCGAAATGACCAAAACATTTTACAGTGGAGGATTTGAATTGACACTTGAAGATGGTACATTCGTAGTATTTGCCCCTGATGTTGTTAGTCAATCTATTCTTAAAATAGAAAAAAAAGAAATAAAAAATGTTTAAAAATAGATTTAAAAGATTTGGGGGAGATTACATTCCTGATATCATAGAGTATCTTTCTGATTATATTAGTAAAGATCCTAGTGTTACTATTTCAGTTGGTTGTGACTCTATTCAAAAGAGACGAAGAACTGTTTATGCAATCACAATTATGATGTATAATACCGATTTAAGACATGGGGCTCACGTTGTTTTTTTCAGAGAGTCTTGTCCTAAAATTAGAGACAACAATGAAAGACTTTTTAAAGAAGCTCAATATTTACATGATATTGGAACTTACTTAGATGGTGAGCTTTCCAAATTTTATAAAAGAACAGACTTATCAGAAAGAGAAATGAAAAGATATAAGTATCACCTTCTTAAATGTGCGGGTGAATATGGACACGTTCCTCTTCACCAAGATGATGCGGTAATGAATGCTCTGTTTCTCAGTCCTGCTGATATGATTGATTATAGAACTGTTGATATACATGTTGACTTTAATCCATTTGAGGGTTCAATAAATGAAAAAGGATTACATAAAAATAAGTCGTATGCTGCTTATAAAAGTTATACACCTTGGTTGAGAGGCATGGGCTTTAGAACTTGGGCAAAACCTCTCGCCCATGCCAGTACATCAGCCGCAGACTTACTTTTACAGGACTGATGTTTGAATTAAACTCACATATGATTCAAAAAATGGGGTGGTTTTCATATCACCCTTCTATTGGACTTGGGTTTGATTTGCCTGGTGTTTTTCATAGTGATCCTTTTGTTAGATTTTTTTTCATTGACAAGTCTAAAAATGTTGTTTTCATTATTAAAGAAATGACTCCTGATGAAAAACAAAAGACAAAAAAAGAATATAAATTTATAGATTTTAAAACACCAATAAACATAAAAGCTACTAAGATGAATATAGTAGAATTTAACTCAAATGAAGAATTATGGAAACTGGTTATTGAAAATGAGGCTTGTGGTGAAAATTATCAAAGACACTTTAGACTAAACAAAATATTAAAATGAAAAGAAAAGAATTAAAAATTTTAGGTCTCTCTTATAGCCAAACACAAATCGGATCTTATGTTTGTGTGCTAACTGAAAAAAAGGGAACAATTAAGATACCACTTATTATTAAAGCAAATGAAGCTCAAAGAATTGCACTTGAACTTGAAGGTATTAAACCAACTAGAACTCTAACACATGATACCATTAAAGGTATTTGTGATTCTTTTGATTTAGATGTTCAGGAAGTTTTTATTTACGCACTTATGGAAGGTGTTTTCTACACCAGAATAGTAGTTTCTAACGGAATTGATGAAATGGAAATTGAAACAACTATTGGTGATGCACTTGCTCTATCAACAATATATAAATGTCCAATTTACACTACCACTGATATCATAGGTTCGGTAGGTGTCAAAATTAATGATGATGGTAGCTTTGATTCAAATGATAAAGATGAAGATGATTTTGAGGATGATGATTTTGAAGATGATTTTGATAGTTTTATTGATGATGGAAAAAAAGAAAGAGTTGTCTCTGTTGAAGATTTAGAGATACTTATGCAAAATGCTATTGATAATGAAGAGTATGAAATTGCAGCAGAACTAAGAGACCGCATACAAAAATTAAAAAATGAAGAATAATGGAGAAAAAGTTATACGATAAAATCGATAGTAATATACTTAAATCACTACCTAACCCAACTGAAGAAGCTTACGAGGCAAAAATAAAAATTCCAGAATGTACCTTTTTAGGAGTTCATGAACAACCAGATTTTGCTAGTTTCTACCTTACTTTTTATGCTGATAAAAAAATCATTGAATTGAAATCTCTTAAACATTACATCTATCAATTGAGAGATATTGTAGTTTCATATGAGAGACTAATCAATATCGTTTATGAGGATTTAATGAAAACATATGAGCCTACTAGATTAAGAATCGTTATGGTTTGTAATCCACGAGGCGGTATAAGTTCTAAACTAACCATTGATTCGGATTGGGGAATTAGAGGTGGGAAAGAAATTTTCAAAGACTGGCACCAATCAGAGGACACTTGGGAAGTTGTAATGTAAAAAAAAATTACAATAAAGGCAACTTAGGTTGTCTTTTTTTATATAACAAAAAAATAAAATATTAAATGGCATTATCTTATATCGGTGGTAAGTCAAGAATCGGAACTTGGATTAGAAATTATATTCCAAAAGACATTGAGACTTATGTAGAACCTTTTTCCGGAATGTTCTGGGTCTTCTTCAAAATGGAGCTTCCAGTATATCAAAATATCAAAACTGTCGTTTATAACGACTGGAACCCACTCAATGTAAATCTTTTCAACTGTATCAAAAATTACAAAGAGTTTTATGATGTGATTAAAGATTATAAATCACAGGATAAATCAATGTTTGAAAAGTTTCAAAAAGAGATTTTTAGTCCTGAATTTAAAATAGATTTGACCAATTCTGATTATCACACGGCCGCAAAATACGCTTATGTTTTATCACAAGTTTGGTCTGGGACTAATCCTGAGAAATCTAAATTTATTGATCTTAAGGGTAAATATAAATCAAAGTTTGATTCATTTGTTAATAAACTTCAAAACCCTAATTGGCAAAAGTATTTTGATAAAATAACAGTTTGTGAAAATTTAGACTTTGAAGAAGTTATTAAAAAATATGATTCGGAAAGAACATATTTCTACTGTGATCCACCTTACTATAAGACGGAAAAGTATTACGCAAATCATGAGTTTGGAATTGAAACACATGAAAGATTGGCAAATTGTTTAAAATCAACTACTGGTAAATTTTCACTTAGCTACTATCACTTTGAACAATTAGAGGAATGGTTTCCAAAAGATGAGTATCAGTGGCAATCTAAAGAATTCTCAAAAGCAGCAATGGCTAAGGCAGGTAAATCTCAAACAGTTGGAACTGAACTACTAATTATGAACTATGGAAAAGTAGAAAAGAGAGAATTGATAGAAGAAGAAAAGACATCAACTATTTTAGATGATGATAACTTTGATTTCAGTATTTAATTTATAAAAGGAGACTTGATAATTTTTATAAATAAGTTATAAAAATTATCACTCTTTTCTATGAAGTACAAACCCGGTGATATAGTCATTAAAACCACAGGTGGTAATAAAATGACAATCTTTGATAAGATATCCGATGGTGTTTATAAATGTCTTTGGTTTGTTGAAAACTCAATGAAGGAATCCGTATTTAATGAGGAGGAATTAGTTACTTTAAATGAGTATAAACGGTTTCTGAAAACGGAAGAAAGAGAAGATAAGATTAATCAATTACTGGGTTAAAATAAACATTTAATGATATTGACTTATATTCTTCGTGGTGTGAATTCATATCAATAAGAACTTTATCATAACTATCTTTAAGTCTATCCCAAGTTACTAAAATATCCTTTAACTTATCAACACCAGAATCATCTAAAATAGCATAATCAGCTTTTATCTTTATGGTAGCACAAAATACAAACGGATATTCATCTAAATCAGTTGTGCGTAAAAATAATTGACGGTAAGACTCATTATCAAGATATCTATTAGCTTCTTCTGTTTGAGATTGAACCCATCTTTCAAAATTTCCATTATTTGGATTTACAGACCAAAGCATGTCACGCTCTTTTACACCAGAGTATCCACAAACACACATGCTATAAGATACAACATCATCATCTTCATACTCTACGAAATATTCCCTAATCTTATTTACTTCATCTTTGAAAGAATCAGACGAATTACTTTCATTAAATTTTGACCAGTCTTTAATCATACTACTTCTTTCTTACAGCAACTCTACCTTTAAGTAAAGATTTTAATAATTCTAATATTTTCATAGATTATATATTAAAAATTATATTTGAAAGAAAGACTTATTGATTGACCAAAGTTTATTTCCTGCCATCTATTGTCACCAGATGTATATTTTCTATTACCATCTAAATCTTGAAATAAAATCAAATCTTGAGATATAATATCTTTGATATTCAGTTTAAGCTCACAATTTTTAATTGTCTTAGAAATTTGTAAATCAATTACATTTCTACCATTTTCCCAAACAGATGGCTCTTGAACATTACCAACTATATAAATCCTTTGGCCTATTAGGTTGTATGAAATTGTCGCTGTGAAATCCTTTTTAGGGGATGTGTAAAATAAACCAGAATTTATTATAAAAGGTGATTGTCCCTGTAGAGGTCTATTTTCAGATCCATGAAAACCTTCTAAATTAACTTCAGACTTAATAAGTGATGCATTTGTGTATATTGATAGATTTTCAAATTTACTGGATATAAATTTTAAATTAGTTCTCATTTCAATCTCTGCTCCGAAATTTCTACTTGACTTAGCATTCATGTAATACAATTCTGGAGAACCTGAAGTTCCCGTTCTGTTTATCAACTCTATTGGGTTTATGAATTTTTTATAGAAACCGGATACTGAAATCATTTGACCACTTTTAGGAAACCACTCCCATCTTAAATCTAAATTATCAATGGTTGCTCTCTCTAATTTAGGATTTCCAGAAACTATGTTGTCTAAAACAAAGTTATAAAAACTAAATGGTGCTAATTCTCTAAACTCTGGTCTCGAAACTGACTTGAAGTAAGCCGCTCTTATTTTCATTTTATCAGTTAGTGAATAGATTAAATTCAATGAAGGTAAAACATCAATAACAGTTGTATCAATTGTCTTTTTTAAGTTACTTCCGAATTCAACATAATTAAACTTCTGACTGTAAGACTCAACTCTCACTCCTGTAACAAATCTGAAATTGTTTATTTTTGAATCTGTCATTAGAAATCCAGAGTTGAGAAATGAATTCGCTGAGTAAGAGTCATCGACATTTGTCGCTTCATCTAATTTGAATCCACCTGTTCCATCGGATAAAAGACCCATATTTTGTTGTGAGAAGATTTCACTCGCTGGAAGTAAAAGTAACTGTGAGTTGAAATACGAACCTTGTGGTTTATATTGAGAAAATCCAAAGTTTCTTGATATAAATTCTTTGTCTCTAAATTGATGCCATCCTCCGAGTTTAATCTCATTTTCTAATTTTGATATATTGACCGGTATTATATAATCATAATTCAAAGACCATATATTTTCACCTGATTTAGACCAAAACATATTACCAGCAGCTGTTGGAATAGTTCCATTTGATTGTATGACAGCCGCGTATTGTTGAGTCGTATCATCTTCGTATAAAGAGTATTTTCTATAAACTATTCTTCTTAAATTCGGAATATCTCTTATAACATTTGAATATCCAATATTCCAATTGAATACGGTTTTTTTAATATCGTGTTTTCCAGATAACTGATTTGTTAAAATATTATTTTGTGTTAGCCAAAAATTAGTGGATTTTTCCCATTGACGAGGATCATTATCCATTTCACGAACACCGTTTCTAACATTTATTCTATCTTCAGAGTTTATTGAATATAAAGATTTCAACTTAATGTTGTTTTTTTGATTAATTTTTAGACTCAAATTCAATAAGTTAGTAAATAATATATTTTTTGTAAAAACCGAATCTTTTAATTCCATTTTCGTAATTACACCTGAAGCTTGTTCTTCAAAATCTCGCCTGATTGAATTATTCATTGATTCAACATTTTGATAAGATGTAGCAAAAATAAGACCTAATTTTGTGTCTTTTTTTAATTTAATTTCTTTACCAATGGTCCATTGTAAAGTTCCACCTGGAAGAGCTAATCTTTGATTAGTGGTCCAGTTCCAATTCATCAGTTTAGAATAGTCAGCTCTCTGATTTTTATCAGTTAATAACCAGTCTTCTATTGTTGGTATTCCATCTGGTAGATTTCTTGATTTACCAGCAATTCCTAAAAATTCTAAACCAGAATTTTTATTATAATTAAAGTTTCTAAAAGTAGAGATTGTGTTATAATTTAAACCTAAACTTAGATTATGTATAACCTTAGCATCAAGTGTTGATACATTTATCACACCACCTGCAAACTCACCAGGTAGGTCTGGAGAACCCGATTTATAAATGACTAAATTGTCTAATATATTTGAAGGAAATATATCAAAAGAAAAAGCTCTTTTGTCAGATTCGGTCGATGGTAGAGGACTTCCATTTATAAGTCCAAAATTATATCTATCATTAAGTCCTCTTATGATAACGAATTTGTTTTCCTGTATTGAAGCTCCTGAAACTCTTTTAAATACATCAGTAGCTTTAGAATCAGGTGTTTTTTTAAATTGTTCTGATGTCACTCCATCTAAAGAAACTGCTGATTTATTTTGCATTCTTATAATTTCAGAAGTTGATCCTTTATCAACCGTCATAGTGACTGTCACTCCCTCAAGCTCCTGTGTTTTAGATTCTAAACTTACAACTATTGAAGTGTCGGAATTTATAGATAATTCTATTAACTTATTTTGATACCCGATATATCTGAACTCAATTCTATTAACACCTTTAGATAGATTAATTTTGAAATTACCATCATAATCTGTTCTAGTCCCTGTTTGTTGATTAATTATATATACTGTTGCACCAAAAAGTGACTCACCTGATTGAGAGTCACTAATGGTTCCAGTTAGTGTTTGTGAAAATGTGTAATAAGAAATAAATAATAATACTACACTTAAAAATAAATTTCTCATTTATTGATAGTTATCGTTTTTGTAATATCTCCTACTTTTACAAAGTAGATTCCACTTGATAAATTTGATAAATTAATATAAGAGTCATTAGTAGAGATTAAATTCTTACCTAAATTATCTGATATCGAGACTATAACATTTCTGTCTGACTTGATATTTATGTAATCAGTAGCAGGATTTGGATAAACAACTACATCTGAATTAGAAATTTCAGAAACAGTCAAAAATCCACCTTGAAATTTAGGGTTGGTGAAGTCAGCTCCTGTTGATACTGTAGAATTATTATTTAGTCTGAAATCTGGATTATTTGAAAAAGCATCAACCCAAGAAATTTGATCTATTGATTTAGTAGTATCATTTGAATTCTGATTAAAAAATGTTGAATAAAATTGTGTAGTAGCTGTTACTAAATTAAATCCGGTTGTGAATTCAACTAAATCATTATTTGCGAAAACTAAATTTCCATTTGATATATTTGTTTCAACTGGTAATCCTTCAATTGATAGCCCCTTTTCCCAACCAGTAACTAAAGAGTTAAATATTGAAATTGAAGAGTTTCTTCTTATTCTGAAAGATTTCTCAAATTTCTCACCAACTGGAAGTTGAATACTACCATCACCTTTTGGTCCTATGATTGTGAAGTTTGAAAATATAGCCGATGTTTGTGGTGTATTTGATGAACCTTGAGCATCATTGTCTGATTCAAAACAATTTGAATCACCCGCAGCATCTGATAAATATTGAGTTCTTATTGATAATCCAAATTGAACTTTTCCTCTATATCCAAAATCAGTATCGAAATCATCATCAGTTCCTTTAAAAGCAATCAAGTGTCTGCAATTAACAGTTCCGCCAAACCATTCAAATGAATCATCTCCTGAAAAAGAAACTTGAACGAAATCAACTTCTGTTTCACTACCTACGGATCCAAAAGTCAAACCATTTATTTCTTTGTTAGGCTCTAGTGCAATTCCTGCAAATTCTATTCTAACATATTTTAATATTCCCGAATTGTCTAAGTCATTACTTCCACCATACTCGGTATTGGAAGTTGGTGAAATTCCTTCAATATTTGCAACTCCACCAGGTTGGTTATTAGTTGCTTGTCCTAAGATCACCAGACCACCCCAATCACCTTCAGCTCTTAGACCGACATTTTGTGAAGAAGTGAAAACTATTGGATTTGTTGATGTGCCTTCTGCTATTATTTTTGAGCCTTTTGTTATAATCAAACTACCTTGAGTGGAACCATCTCCTCTGATTATAGTTCCTGGTAGAATTGTTAATACTGCTCCATTTTTAACATAAACTTTATTTTCTAATAGAACTACTCCAGAGATGGTTGTATTTGTAGTAATATCGTTATTTAAGGTTGAAGTAATTTGAGGATAATAGGTATTTTCAGGATCGAAATTTGACCAACCATCTGTCCAGTCTGTCTGAGATGTTCCATCTGTCACCGGAAATGCTCCTTTATAGCTTGTTGATGTCCAAAATGCTTGCTGACTTAATAACAAATTAGAAATGCAAATTGTAATTAATGTAATTAATTTTTTCATAATTTTTTTTTGTTTTTTATTTTTATATATGTGATTTGTCTAAATCAATAAAAAACACAAAAATCATCTAAACTATTGCTGGGTAATAGTTTCAAACGATTTTTACTTTTGTTAAGAAATCGTTAAGAAAAGGTTATAAAATCAGCACATCTAATATATAACCTATGAAACTTGACATAAATGAAGTATATCATAACTATATTGTTAGAGTGGTAATTTTTTCACTCTTCACTTATAAGAGATTAGTTAGGCAGCCAAATGTATATAAACAATCTGTTCTTTCGTTTGTGACTAAAAGAGTTGCATGGAAAATACATCTTGTTATAGATACTGGTCTTCAAATGTCAAAAGATGAAGAAAGAGATATAGTATTAAATGAGTTACTCGAAGGAATTGAATCTGATTATCTAACAACAGTAACTGTTACTTTTACAACACCACTTAAAGAAATAACAATAGAGGTTGATTTAAAAGATGAAGATAAATACCAAAACTTTCTGTACTTATAATTTAATATATAAAGTATGAAATATTTAAGTAATTGGAAACAAATAAATGAAGCTGATAATCAACTAACTGAAGAAACACCAAGTAGATCTGGTAGAGTATTAACTCAAGCTCAGCGAGAGTGGAATGATGATTCTTCTATAGAAAGAGGTGATAATTTACCTTCAGTTCTCTTTACTGATGTTGAGGGATCTTCTGAAAAATGGTCAAGTGATGCTGTAACAATGATGGAGCAATTGAAAGGACATCATGAGTTAGTTAATAGAATTTCTAAAAAGTATAACGGATGGATTGTTAAAACAATAGGAGATGCTTTTATGATATATTTTGAACCAAATACTGATTCACTAACAAATGCAATTAAATGTGGTAAAGAGATAATTTTGTCTGAAAAAAACTATAATTTAAGAGTTGGGGTTTGCCAGGGTCCGATGCAAGAAGATACTTATGAGTTACAAAAGGTAACTCTAAGAGATTTTTATGGTAACTCTATAAATGTTGCATCTAGAATGGAGTCTAAAATCGCAGAAGCTGCCGGTTATATTGCTTTTACATCACTTGAGCCAATTAGTAAAAATATTATATCTCAGTATAGTAAAACAATTGGTGAGGTTTTAGATGTTGATTTAAGTAAATTTGATCTAAAAGGAGCTAAAACCGAATCTGCTTATAGAATAAAAGTAAAATGATTTTACTTTATTAAATTTTTTTTAGTATATTTGTAATATGTTTATCTGTGTTAGTAATACATCAAATAGAAGTGAATTAGAAATAGGAAAATACTATGACTTATTTAAACATGAGCAACACCCAAAAGTTGTTTGGGTAAAAATACCCGATTCATCTAATACTGTTGGTTACAGAACTATTCAATGTTATTTAGCTGACTTTAAAAATAAAGGTCAATGGAGAAATGATCAGATTGATAAGATTTTAGATTAATCTTCCCAAAAGAAATAGACAAACTTATCTGGCCATCTGTAATCAAAGTGTGCAAAACCATATAACTCTGCAACTCTTTCTAATCTATCATCAGTATTTCTTGGAAGTTCTCCGTCATACTCGATTGAGTCAAATTCAACATAAACATTATCATCATGTTCTGTGACATCTAAAATATGTAAGCCAGTATGATGTTCGAAATTGGACCTGAACTCATTGGTATCAAATTTCTTTTCACCAACTCTTTCGTCTTTCTTTTTGAATTTAAAATCAATTGTGTGAAATTTAATATCTGTTTGTTCACCTTCACTTGAATAAGGCTCGAATTTCACTAAAGACCAACCTAAATCTGAAAGTCTAGCAATTACCACTTGCATTTCATCACAAATTCTAACAAAGTCTTCATAGGTCTTAAATTTATCATTTTTAAAGAATCTTATAAAAAACTGAGAAACCAAAACACCGCTACTCATTTTTATTTGTGGTTGGAAACTGGTATCACCATCTAAATATTGTTGATAAGTAATACCACCACCATGTGATATAAATTTTATATCATATCCATCATCAATAAAATCTAGCATAGTATCAACTATTTGTGAAGTAACATCTTTGTTATCAACACTTTCTTTAATGACGTATCTGTCATTCTTTCTAATTGCTAACTTACCATCAATAAATTTATAAAACTTATATTTCTTATCAATTGATGTTACTAAATAATATGCATCTGGATTAAGTGCTTTATATCTTTGAATATTACCTTCTACTTTAACTCCATCAACTTCACCACCCTGTTGTTTAGCATAAGCCCATTGAATATAGTGTGGATCAACGTGACGTGATCTTAAAGCATCTTGGTCAATAGAGGTTTGTAAAGTAGAAAGTAAATGAATGAATATTATTTTATATTTATTTTGTCTAGCATTATCATAAATCTCTTTTATGTGTTCATATCCTTTATCTGTGAATTCTTTTCCAGCACCAGTTGTGTCATAGATAAAGTTTTGACCAGTTTCCATAAACTCCATCATTCTTAGAAGATTTAATTCAGAAGCATTCTTAGTTCTACCACCTTCTTTTTTTTCTCTACCTCTGTAATAAACATTTGGATCTTTTGTAAAAAGAAGTGAAACATCATCAGTTGAGAAGTCTTTAATGTTTCTATTTTTAGTATGAATATGATTTTTAACAAAGTAAGACTTTCCGATACCTGGTGCTCCAATCAAGAAGATAGCTAGTCCTCTACTCATTCCAATGATTTCTGGAATCGGCTCGTTTTTAGAAACTTCTTCTAAAATAAATTGGTTATATTCCTTAATAAATTTCATACTATATTGTATATATTAAAATTGTTTATTATATTTGTCGTATGAGAGGATTTAGAATTTACAACAAACAAGAACTATTCAATTCGATTGAAAAAATCACGGTTGAAAAAATTGAAGACCAAGTTATCACAAAGTATAACGGTCGTGTCACACAGGTGGCAAATGTCTCAAAAAGATATGAGATATTTGATATTGTTAAATATCTAAAAGATAAGATTGAACTTATTGAACAAAACTTTACTATTTCTAAATATCAATTGTTGATTAGAAAAGGTCAACAATACCTTCAACTTATTTCTGATAGTGTTGAAATCGGAGGTATTCGTTTTTACAAATCCTTTTACATACTTAACTCAACTGATAAATCACGTAGGCTTAGTTTCTATGCGGGTCTACACTCTGAAAAATATTATTTCATCGGAGCAAACAATGTAGGTATGTCAAGAAAACATCTTACTGGTGTCACTGAAGCTGCTGATGTTGCTTCAACCGCATTGAATGGTGAAACTTTTGATGAACAAATTAAAGCTCTTCAAAACTTAGTCGGTCACCGTATTCAACTCTCTAAAATACGTGAGGTTATCTTAGGTGATAAAGAGGAAATTCCACAAATCAATCATCGTAAATTTGATGCGTTTAAGAACTCTATTCGTTACGCTGATAGTGATGGTCTTATCAGACTTACCAGAGAACAACGTTCTCAATTATATACTGACTCTGAAAGAATGACAGAAGTTAAAGAAGATTTTTACTTAGATGCTTTCTGGGTTTTCGGAACTTATATGAGATTGTTTAACAAACAAGACTCACATATCATTAAAAATGAAACAGACCGTATTATGAAGATTACTCAATGGGCTGTTAGAAACTCAGTGTTGGAGGCACTTGGTATCTAATGAAAAAAATTGGATGCACAGACTATGATAGTATGGGAAACCACGGAAGGTTTCCTAAAAGAAAAGAGATTGAGCCAAGTCTTATGACTAAATTTATAAATTCAATTAAAAGATTTTATGCTAAGAGAAGATAACACCGGATTTGTAAATTTTCCTATATCAGGAAAAGTAATTGATAGAATTGAAGGTCTTAAAACCTTTATCTATTTGGTCGCGTTTGAAACATTAGACCTAACTAATGTTCCTTATATACTTTCTAATTGCAGATTGAATTTACAAGGAACTCTTGTATCTGATGATGTTACCTTTAGAAAACGATTTACACACAATACACTCGACGAAATTATCGAGTCACAATTGGATAGTAACGAGTTTGAAAGTCGTTATTTTCCAAACGTAGATGGAGAAACTCAAGTTTCTATTCCACTAACTACTTCAATTTGTTTGGGTTGGTCTGAACATACTTATCAATTCAAAGATGGAAATGATTGGGTTTGTACTTTCAGAGATCTAACTAATGAAGGACAGAAGTTATACTATTCAATAAAAAAGCTTCACAATAATAAAGAAGTAAGAATTTTTACTTTTAACAATATTTAATATTGTATTTTTCATTTTAATCATTATATTTGTAGAAAATAATTTTATGGCATACGAAAGAAAAACTTACGACCTCTTTATCTCTGACGAACTAAAAGAAGTTTTAGAACAAATTAAATCAGAATCAGTTGTTGCTGATTTGCTTCTTAAACGCAGACATTCCAAAGAGGACTTGGTTGATGATCCAATAAATTTCGTATCCATTTCATCACAAGATTCAACTCGAATTTCTTACCTTACAACTGAGCGTATAGGTATGATAAACGAGGGTGAATTTTGGACATCCTCTCGTAGATTTCACATGAAACCAGGTGGTTTTATTTCTAAAGTTTTTAAGAATATTTCTGCAAAAGATGTTGAGGTTTTTTCAAATCTTTACCGTTCAGAGGTTCGAAAACCTAAATTTGAATTTAAAATTGTAAATGGTGAAGATATCAGAAGATATTACCATTATGATTACCACGCAAATGACTATGGAAGTCTTGGTGTTTCTTGTATGAGATATGAATCTTGTCAAAAACTATTCAATATGTATGTCGAAAACTCTGATAAAATTTCTTTGTTACTTATGTTAAACGAAGATGGTCGAGTTATGGGTCGAACTCTTCTTTGGAACTTCGATGGGAATAGAATTATGGATAGGATTTATTCTGTCAATGACGAACAACTACCTTTTTATTTTAAGAAGTGGGCAACTGAAAACGGTTACTACTATAAATCACAACAAAATTGGTATAACTCAATTCAATTTGAAAGACTAGGAGAGGGTAAAAAATTATTAAAGTTAGACGTTAAGTTAGATAGTTTTGATTTTAGATACTATCCTTATATGGACACTTTTAAGTTCTTCAATCCCGATACAGGAACATTCTCTAATTACCGACCAGAAGGTAGAGATCATTATACACTTTGTTCATCTGATGGAAGCAAATATGATTGGAACTATCTTGAGTACGATGATTTTGATAAAGTTTATCGTCATAGAGGAGAGACCGTAAGACTTAATTATCTTAATATGAATGCTCACCCTGATAGATGTAACTATTCTGAAATACATGACCAATACTTGTTAAGTGATCATTCTCAATGGAGAGACGATTTAAGAGATTATGTTTTTAGTGGTGAATATTCAAACTTGAATGATGTGAATAGAATCGAACAAAGAATTAAAGATAATGAGGAATATGAAAAAGAGAGAGAATCTCGTAGAAGTAGAAGGGGATATTCTATTTCACAGAGAATATTAGAATCACTTTCTAATCCTCAAAGTGAGATTGATATGTCAAGTCTTTATCAACAATATGTAACCTCAGGATCAGCATTCGACCAAATTAATATATCAACACAAACAGAATCTACAGAAGAATAAAAAAAAGAGATCTAATGGTCTCTTTTTTCTTTTTTATACTTATCTAATAACTCTCTAACATTTGTATAGTCATAATAATCAATATAATTATCTATTGTTTTTATAAAGTTCCAATCTTTTCTTTCAGTAGTTGTTAGTATATTAAAATAGTAATCAAAATAATTGAATATTTTTTTTTCTGACACTAAACCATTTTTACAATGAATATTGAAGTAAGCCAGTTTATCAAAAAAGTTATCAAAAAGGTCTCTTATATGTGCTTCCTCAATTGAAAATCTTGACTTTTGATTATGTGTTTTCAAAGCTTCTATCATATAATCATCATTTACTTTAACTTCCTGTCCATTAATCATAATTTTTCTGACATTCCAATCAAGTAGTGTTAAAACAACTTTTACTCTTTCATCTGAAAAAAACTCTTTAATCTCTTTAGATAAAAACTCAGATTCTTTCCAAAGTTGTGTTTTTCTATATTCAATGATGGCTTTTATAAATGAAAATATTCCAAGCAAAGGAATAATATCAATTATGATGTTATATATTGTCTCCATAAACAAACACTTTTTTCTATATATAAATTATTATGAAAGATTTAATCTTATCTCAATTAGAATGTTTTAACGATACTGACTTTAAATTCGATCCAAAGTATCACAAATACACTTATCACGGAGAACAATTTATTTCCGTAACAAAGTATATTCAGAATTTTCACAAACCATTTGAAACTGATTTTTGGTCTAAAAAGAAGGCAGAACAAAGAGGAGTCGATCAAGAAGTTATTCTAAAAGAATGGAAACAACTCAACGATTATGCAAATGATGTTGGAACAGATACACATCAATGGATAGAAGATTACTTTAATGAAATTTGGAAACCACTTCCATCTAATTTAGATTTAATACATCGTATAAATAAATTCAATAAGATATTCGCTAAACATCTTCACAAGTTAGAACCACTTAAATTTGAGGTAAGAGTATTTTCTAAAAAATGGAAAATTGCAGGAATGATAGATTCTCTTTTTCTTTATAAAGGAAAAATCTATATTTTAGATTGGAAAACAAATAAACAATTCACAAACGATGATCATCAAAAAGGTCAATATGAAAAACTATTAGAACCATTTGATGATTTCTGGAAAAACCATCATAACGAATATTCAATACAGTTATCTCTTTATGCTCTTATTTTAGAAGAGTGGGGATTTGAAGTAGGAGGAGCTTATCTCGTTCATATAGGACCAGGTGACGAAGAAGCTGAATTATACAAGGTTGTTGATATGAGAGATAAGTTAAAAATAGCTCTTGAAAAATGAAATCAATTTTAGGATTTTTTAGATTTTTAGGAAATATTGCTCTGATTTATCTGGCTTTTTACTTTCTTTTTTGGTACATAAAAATGCACTTCAATCGTAAATGGTTTTGGGCTTTTTGGTTAAACACTAGTTTATCAATAGTCATGTTTATAAATCATAATAAACCAGATCGTGAAAGGGAAAAGATTGAAAGAATGACAGGTGCTGAATACTGGAAGATGACACATTAAACAAAAAAAGAGAGTATTTAACTCTCTTTTTTCTCTGACTTTTCAACATATTCCGAAAAAATATTCATTTCTTTAAATACCTCTAAAATTTGTGATGTTATTTCAAATTTCTCAGCAGCATAGACTGTTTCAATTTTACTAATAACAGCATCTATGGAGTTTTTGATTGAATATTCTGAAACTATTTTTTCTATATCTTCATAAACCTCTTCTTTTAATTTTTGACCCATCTTTGATAGTTTATATTTTGCATCTTTATCAATTTCAACCATTTGACTTTGTAGCCTCTGAAATTTTTCCATTCTTTGTTCTTGAGTAAGGTTGTCAACAATAATACCACCCTGAGATGCAGCAATGATATTTTGCATTTCTCTTCTCATTGGTTCAATACTTTCAAGTATTTGTGCCTTTTCTTTGTCAATCTCAGCAACTCCTTTTTGATACTTATCAAAGTGTCTTGTTAGTAATTCAAAATCTACGACTCTAATTTCCATAATTATAATATTTTTCTATTATATATGAAATATCATCAAGAGTTTAGATAATCCACAGCTTGGGTATATCTAATTAGTAAATTTTGATCTTCCGCCAAAGATAAGTCATCATAAGCAAAAATTGATGCCGTTGCAAAGCCAGTTAATGATGTTAAATCTACTTTATGTACTTCAAGATATGTTTTTCTTGCTCCTATAATTTTAGCAAATTGTCGATTTAACAATAAATATTTTGCATCAGGTGTAAATATTTCTCTTTCAATGATTTTTCCTAAATAAGTGTTCCTGTTTGTGTCAATTTTGTAATTTAGTATTTGATTTTTACCTTTATAGTAATTAACTCTGTAGTAATAATTACTTGATTTACTTAGATTAGTTAATAAAACAGAGGCGGTAGTTCCATAAATTTGTTTTCCTAATTTATACTTTTGTTCTATAGTACTGAATGTGCTACTTTTCGAAAGTTCAAATTCGTATCCATTTTCATTATTTACAGACATTGGTCCTGTATTGATAGTTGGCCAATATGCAGTTCCAAATGAATCTGAGGATATGACCTCACCGGATTGAGTTTGACCATATAATGTTCTTACTCTGTAGTAATAAGTTCCGGTAGAAAGTCCAGATATTGAATACGTATTCGAAACACTACTAGTAATATATGGTAAAGTATTCGACAATGTACCTAAAGTCAAACTGTAATTAGGTAATAAAGATGAGAATGAACTAAATGTTGATATATCAAAAGAATATGCATCAGCTGAATTATTTGTCGGCCATGTAAAACTAGCAGTACTGCCACTAGCTGATAATATCAACTGATTAGTAAAAGTAGTTAAAGTATATCTTGAAGTATAATAATAAGTAGTATTTGGTGATAAATCAAATACAACAAGAGAAGCGGTATTTCCAGAAACATTATAAGATGGTGGATTTGAACCTGTTCCTAACTTTATGGAATTATAACTAGATAATTTTGTTTCAAAAGAACTTGATGTTGATATGTTTAATATGTATCCAGTTGTTACCGGGTCTGTATTCCAAACTATTGACGCGGTTGGATTAGAAGACATAAAAGAAGCCGAGTAAGTAAAATTCTTTAAAATATTTTCTCTTTCTTCTGTGTAAATCCACCATTGTTTAGTCAAATCTAAATTTATTTGAGTTTGAATCTCACTAAATGTTCCAACTAAGAAATTCATATATTCTACCGCGTTTGATGGTACAAAAGTGTCATTATCATCAACCCATTCAGATAGATAAAGTTTAAAAGAGTATAGATTATCTCTAATGATATTCATATTAACGGAATAATCTTCTTCTTTTGTTAGTATAAAGGAACTAGTGAGCGAGGTAATAGAAAAAGTTGTCGATAATGGATCAGATAGAGATAAATTTATATTATTTATATTTAGTGAGTAAATATCGACCGATGTTTGATAAACTTTCTTCTTATCATACATCAGTTTTAACTTCTTCAAAAAAGGTGTATTAGTTTCAAAACAAATCTGTTCCCAAGTAGTTCTTTTAATCTCAGCCAAATTTGTTACCTCATCAATATTAATTTTGTAATAGTAATACAAACATTGTTGAAAAGCTTGAAAATCTCCTTTATTGACTAATTCGTCAATATACTTATAATATTCTGAAATATTATCTTTGCCCTTAGATGCTAATTTATCAAGGCTATTTTGAATTTTTGCTAATTTTCTTTGATAGAGATTTGCCATATAATTTATATATTAAAAATCTCAATCTATAAGTTATTGCTCTTCTCCTCCACCTAATTGTTTTTCAATTTCAGCGATTTTATCTTTATTAACATCAGGATCTTTGTAAAGGTCAGCTATATCACTTAGTTTTTTGATTGCTTCAGGATTCTTAGTTTTTACATCTTTAAGTGTATTTACTAAGTCTTCTTGTCCTTCTGCTTTTGCTTCTACTTTTCCTAATAAATCCTCAGTTTTCTTTTTAAAATCTGCATCTTCAAAGGAAACAACATCACCGTTAATATCCTTGACTTTTTTAATACCTATCATTTCTTTATCTTGAAGATCTTTCATAGGTCCTTCATTAGGTTTTTTCTTATCCTCATCAGTTATTTTTTTCCATTCATCTTCATTGAATTTATCTCTTTTATAGATAACTGTATCACCAGCTTTGTAACCTCCTTCTGGTCCAGCTTCCGGAACTTCTTTTCCTAATGACTCAACGTATTTATCAACGTCTTCGTCTTTAATTTCGGATAAATATTTATCAAGTCTCGGAACTAAAATTTTATTTACCCAATCAATAGATAATTGTTTCATCTTTTTAGTATCTTTTCCAGCTGGTAGAATTGCCTTTTTAAATTCCGGAAGGTGAGTTTGATCTTTCATATCAACAACAATCTTTTTGTCATCTACCTTAGCGTCTGTTCCAACTTTTAAATCAGGTCCACCCGCATATTTATAATCTTTAATAGCTCTATTTCTTATTGTTTCCATATAGAATTTAACTATATCGACTGTCGGTGTATCTTTACCAAAAGATTTCAAAAGTCCATCATAAAGAGTTTGAAGACCTTGTTTTCCAAGTGCTCCCAATTGAGGATCGAGTATGTTTTTAATCAGATCTAAACATGCTTGTTCATTAATATCTGTATCTTTTTTCTTTATAAATTCGTCCATTACTCCTTTAAGTAAGTAACTATCATCTTGTGGATTCAATGGATTTTTATCAATCCATGCTTCAATTTCTTCAGGTGCTGGGTTTTCTCCTAATTTTTTAATTTCCTCTACGGCTTTATTCCACATATTTTTGAAAAAATTCAAAACACCAGATAGGAGTTCTTCATTTACTGATTTTAGGTTTCTATCTTTTTTAAATGACTCAAATTTCTTAATATAGCTCATTACATAATATTATTTTTACAAACTATATATTATTTTTTTTATATAAAAAATAAAAAATTATGAACTATTTATCAAAAGTATCAGAGTTTCATAAAACCTTTGACGCTCCAATATTAGAAAGTCCTCAAATTCCATCTGATGAAAGATGTCAATTAAGAGTTTCACTACTTCAAGAAGAATTAAATGAATTAAAACAAGCTATTGATGATAATGATATTGTTGAAATCGCAGATGCTCTCTGTGATTTACAATATGTCCTTTCTGGTGCAATCTTAGAATTTGGTTTAGGTGAAAAGTTTGATGAACTTTTTGATGAAGTACAAAGGAGTAATATGTCTAAGGCTTGTAGTTCAATACAAGAAGCAATCGAAACAATATCACACTATAAAAAGAAAGATAGTACTGAATCATCATATAAAATGATTGGTGAAAAATGTGTAGTGTATAGAGACTCTGATAACAAGGTGTTGAAATCTATAAACTATTCACCTGCTGATTTAAAAAATAAAATTTAAGAATGGAAAATTTAGGAATTATAGGACAGGGTTTTGTCGGAGGTGCAGTTTATCAAGGAATGAAAAACTTCTTCAATGTTTATACTTTTGATATAAATGGAAATTGTACAGAGTCATCACTTTTTAATTTAATCGAAAAAGTTGATATGACATTTTTATGTTTACCAACACCAATGAGAAAAACAGGAGAATGTGATTTATCAATTGTTAAAAATTGTCTCTCTCAAATAGATTTGATTGTTAAATCATTAGATAAAAAAGATTTTATTGTTATTATAAAATCAACAATTCCACCGGGAACAACAGAAATGTTAAATAAAGAAAACGAAAATATACATATCGTTTTCAATCCAGAATTTTTAACAGAAGCCAATGCTGTTGAAGATTATAAAAATCAAAATAGAATTATTGTCGGAGGTGACAGACCTTATTCATCAAAAGTTAAAAATATTTTTGAAAAGGCTTTCCCAAAAGTTCCTATTGTAAAGACTTCCTCAACAATTGCAGAAATGATTAAATATGTTACAAATACTTTTTTAGCAACTAAAGTTTCATTTGCTAATGAAATGTATCAAATATGTGAGGGGTTGAATATTGATTATGATAAAGTGATTGAATACGCTCGTTATGATGATAGATTGGGTAATTCTCATTGGTCGGTTCCTGGACCGGATGGCGACCTGGGATACGGTGGTCATTGTTTTCCAAAAGATGTAGCAGCTCTAAAATATGTCGGTGACTCAATGAATGTTTCAACGACAATGTTATGTGCAACTATGGACAAAAATAAAGAAGTTAGAACAGACAAAGATTGGGAAAGCCAAATAGGAAGAGCAGTTTCAGAATAAAATATGAATCCTGATATGTCGGATATTCTTATGATGAACTCTAAGTTCTATGGTGATTATTACTGTAAGAAAGTAAAAGATTTTTTTGATGACGGTCAAATAGTAACTGTTTATTCACACTACTCATATAGACTTTTTACAATAGGAAAAAATAAAAGAATATTCAGAATTCATCATACAGATTTTGGAACTACACTTTTTACAAAAGAAGAATGGAGAAATAAAAAAATTAATAGAGTTTTAAAAAAATAATTTCTATATTTGCCATATGTTATCGAATAAAGAAAAGAAACGAAGACAACACGAGAAAGAACTGAAGTCACTTAGAAATAAGATGAGTAAAAACATCATATGGTTTGACGCTCTCAATACCACTCAACAATATGACCTTCTTTTTGCTTGGAAGAGAGAGAAAAAATCAAACACACGAACTAAACCTCAAAAGAAAACAATTATAAGAAAAGTGGGTGGATTCTTGAATGGTAGATATCAGACTATGAGAAAAGAAATCGAAATAGTGTCTTATCCACCAAACTTTAAACATTTTCTTAAAAATATGAAACCAAAATTCAGCGTAAGTGTCTCAAAAATGAGACAGGCTCAATTAAAACATCTATTGAAATAAATTAAATAATAATATATGAAAATTTTTAGCGGAACCGGAAGTCAGCAATTGACTAAAGAAATTTGTAAAGTCTTAAAAGAAAGAGGTAGTGATATATCACCTGGTAGATTGAAAATTGATAAGTTTTTAGACGGTGAAATACTACCGTTATTTGAAGAGTCAGTTAGAGACCAAGATGTCTTTTTTGTTCAAACAACAAATAGCTCTGATAACATAATGGAAACACTCTTAGTTATCGATGCTGCAAAAAGAGCCGGTTGTAAATCATTTACACTTGTTGCTCCATTCCACGGATACTCTCGTCAGGATAAAACAGACCACCTCCGTTCATCAATTGGTTCTAAAATGTTAGCTGATGTCTTAACAACAGCTGGTATGAACCGAATTATTACAATCGACTTACATGCCTCTGCTATTCAAGGATTTTATAATGTTCCTGTTATTCACTTAAATGGGAATAAAATATTTATTGACTACATTAAAGAGAACGAAATAGAAGATTTAACAATTGTTGCTCCAGACCAAGGAGCTGTTAAAAGAGCTTCTGACTTTTGTAAAGCATTTCCAGAAGCAACATTCGCAATGATTAATAAGAAAAGAATTAAACCAAATGAAATTCATTCAATGGAGTTAGTTGGTGAAGTTACTGGTCGTAATGTTGTTATTGTAGATGATATGGCTGATACATTAGGAACAATGTGTAAAGCAGCTGAGTTGCTTATTGAGAAGGGTGCTAATTCTGTAAGATGTATTGCGACTCATGGTATTCTAAGTGGTAAAGCAATTGAAAACCTTTACAACTCTAAGATTACTGAGTTATTAGTATCTGATACAATCTCATTTATTGGTGATAAAGATGCTTCTCGTAATGAAGGTAGAGGTATTTATCAAGGTCCTCCAACTAATTCAAAAATGAGAGTGATTAGTTGTGCAAAAATTATTGGTAAATCAATCTGGTCTCTCTCTCAGCGTCAATCAATACACGAAATTAATATGATATAATGAAAAAGATTTTACTATGTGACATAGACGGAACTATATGTGATGATATCAAAAATGAGGAATCACATCTTTATGCAACTGCAGAAGTGTATGAAGGATCCAGAGAACAATTAAATCAATGGTATGATGAAGGACATCATATTACATTCTTTACAGCTCGTGAAGAAAAAGATAGAGAAGTGACCGTAAAATGGTTAGATTATAATGGGTTTAAATATCACGGTCTTATTATGAATAAACCAAGATGTTTAAATGATGAAGATGTTTATTGTTGGATAGACAATAGAAAAGTTATGGGTGTTACTTATAAAGGGGTCTGGGGACCACTTGTTGAAAGAGTAACAACAATAAAAACGATGGAATAATATGGTAGTGTATTTAGTTGGTGGGATAGCAATAGGAATTATGATTGCACCTACAGTTAATCAAATGATTAAAGATTACGTTAATAGAAAATAATATGAGTTATCTTAATGAACTTAAAGCTTATCTAAGAGATATAAATTTGGAAATTCTAATGGAAAGTCCAGATGTTAAAATTGATATATCTAAAAGATATTATAATAAATTTAGACTTTTTTACCCAAGTCGTAGGCTTATCAAATACACCACCAATATTGGTGGTGTATTGGTTGGATCAAGAGCAATTCGTTGCTTTACAATAAATGATAAACCAATTCTTGAAAGAAGAGTAAATGATTGGGACTTTATTGTAACACTTGATATGGCTTTTAAGATCTGTGATGATATGGGAATAGAAGAGATTCCAAAAATCGGTGGTGTTATAAGTATTAAGAATCAAAGAAGATGGGCTCATCCATCTTATCAAGATGCTTATAGAGTTGGTCCAGTTGATGTTCAGTTAATTGTAGAGGAAGAACTACCGGATTATACGGAAGTTGATGGTGTTAGAATTGCTAACTTTGGTTATTCAATTTCTCAAAAGATTGGTCTAACTTCTGAATTACAAAGTAAATTGGGTGATCGAAACAAATACAAAAGCCTATCTTCTCGTTATGATAGTATAGATGAACAATATCATAAACACATAGATGATTTAAAAGAAATAATTATAAAATATAATAGTATCAAATGCAAACTTTAGCAAACATTTTAGATGGAAGAATCGTATCAGGTCAAATTTTATCCAATATCAAAGATAAAATCGAAGGTCACATAGAAAAAAGCCAATCAAGATTAGGATATCAAATTTCAAAACCATCTATGGCGATAGTTCTTGTTGGAAATAATCCAGCATCTGAGTCTTATGTCAATGGAAAAACAAAAGCTTGTGAAAAAGCTGGAATAAACTATAGTGTTATTAGATTTCCAGAAAAAATAACCTCATTTGATCTTTTAGAAGAAGTAAAAAGATTAAATAAGTCTTCTTATGATGGATTTATTGTTCAACTTCCATTACCAGAACACATTAAGTCGGATTCTATTATAAACGAGATAAGTGCATATAAAGACATTGATGGATTTCATCCTCTTAACTTTGGTAAAATGTCACTTGGTCAGAAGTCAATGAGACCAGCAACTGCTTATGGTATATTAAAACTAATCGAATGGTATGAAATTGACACTAAAGGAAAACATGTCGTAGTTATTGGTCGCTCTAATATTGTCGGGAAACCTATTTCTATTATGTTAGGTAACGACTTTAACATTGGAAGAGCTACCGTTACATCTTGTGATATAAACACTCCTAAAGAACTCCTAATTGAAGAAACTAAGAAAGCTGATATAGTAATTGTTGCAGTTGGAAAACCTGGTTTATTAACAGCTGATATGATTAAAGAAGGAGTGGTTGTGATTGATGTAGGTATCAATAGATTAGAATCTGGTAAATTAGTTGGTGATTGTGATTTTGATTCTATTTCTAAGAAGGCTTCTTGGATTACTCCAGTACCAGGTGGTGTTGGACCAATGACTATATCTGGTTTGATTTTGAATACTTATGAGGCTTGGAAGATGAAAAATTTTATTGAAGAATAATGGGATTTATAGGAGCAACAACTTTATTAAATCATGATGTATCTATTAACCCAAGATCAAAGATGACTTGGTCTCAAAAAATAGATGATATATCCTCTTACTTAGAGAATCCAGATTTTGAGGTTATAAACCCAACCGTAAAAATATGTGAGTATTTTAAAGATAAGATAGGATATTGTCTACCATCATCAAGTTTCTTTGTTATTGATAATAGTAGATTAGAGATTTTTAATCAACCATTAAATTGCTTAGATTTTTATAACTATGATGATTTAATAAAATATTTAAGTGATGAGAAGAAAACTATTTATGTAAGTAAGATTACATTAAACTTTGGTAGAATATACAAAGCTTTTATCTATGAGATAGATAATTTACCTAATATAAGAAATCATAAATTAGAAAAAATAGGAATATGAAAGTAAAGTGTTTATCTAATGAAAGTTGGGATCTTCTTCACAATTTGCGTGATAAACTAACGATTGGTAAAATATATGATGTTATAAAAATTGAACAAATACCATTCTCACCACATAGATATGATGATCCAAGTGGTCCCTTTTATAGAATAAAATGTGATAATGGAGAAATAAAACACATTGATGCAAATAGATTTCGCGAATTGACTATGTATGAAAAAAGAGAATTAAAATTGAAAGATTTAGGTATATGAGAAAGTTTTATAAAATAGTTTGTATAAATAATAAACCAATTCCCGGTAGTAGCGAAAGAACTCAAAGCCTCACGGAAGGAAAAGTCTATCAAACTTATGACAATCCAGATTATAGAGATGTTTGTGTTGTAAATGATAAAGGAATAGAAGTAAACTATTCGAGTTCTAGATTTATAACATTAGAAGAATTTAGAGAAAATAAATTAAATAAAATATTAGAATGCAGTTAATACTTGGAATATTATTTGGAACATTAGCACAAATACTTGTTTTTTTTCAGATACAAGGTAGTTTGAAATATCCTTTCTTACAGAATAATCAATGGATAGTTCTGCTTTCTGGTGTTCCAATAACTTGGCTTTTTGTAGAATCGGTAAAATATATTTACGATTGGAGTGGAGGTCAACTTTGGCCCGGAAGACTTATCGGATTTTCAATTGGTATAGTTGTCTTCACAGCGATGTCAATTATATTATTTGGAGAGGGAATAAGTGCTAAAACTGGAATTTGTTTAGTTCTATCAGTTTTGATTCTACTTATACAAATTTTTTGGAAATGAATATAAATAAAAAATAAAATAATATTATGAATGTATTAAGAGGTGGTGAGTTTTTGATTAAAGAATCAAACTGTGATGAAACTTTTATACCAGAAGAGTTTAATGAAGAGCAATTGATGATTGCTGAGATGTGTGAAGACTTCATCGAAACAGAAGTTTATCCTAATCTAGATAGAATCGATTCAATGGAAGATGGTCTGATGGTTTCTATTTTGGACAAAGCTGGTGAATTAGGATTATTAAGCATTTCAATCCCTGAAGAACTAGGTGGAATGGGTTCCGACTTTGTAACTTCAATGATTACAACTGAAAAAACTGGAACTGGTCACTCTGCGGCTGTTGCACTTTCAGCTCACACTGGAATTGGAACTTTACCAATACTATACTTTGGAAGTGATGAACAAAAATTAAAGTATATTCCAAAATTAGCCACTGGTGAATTAAAGGCTTGTTATTGCTTGACAGAGCCAAATGCGGGTAGTGATGCTAATAGTGGAAAAACCAAAGCGGTGTTGAATGGTGATAAGTCTAAATATCTAATCACAGGACAAAAAATGTGGATAACAAACTCGGGGTTTGCTGATATATTTGTTGTTTTTGCTAAAATTGATGATGATAAAAATCTATCAGCATTTATTGTTGAAAAAGAATATTCAGGTATTTCTTTAAATCCTGAGGAAAAGAAAATGGGTATTAAAGGTTCTTCAACTCGACAAGTATTCTTTAATAACTGTGAAGTTCCGGTGAAAAATTTACTTGGTAAAAGAGAAGATGGTTTTAAAATTGCACTTAATATTCTCAATATCGGTAGAATTAAATTAGCAGGAGCTACACTTGGTTCATCTAAAAAGGTCATCGAAGATACAATTAAGTATTCGCTTGAAAGAGAACAGTTTGGAAGACCAATTGCTAAATACTCTGCGATAAAAAATAAAATTGCAAATCAAATTATTAAAACATACGCATCAGAATCAGCGCTATATAGAGTATCAAAAAATATTGATGACTTAATCAACCAATCAATTGCTAATGGTAAAACTAAATCCGAATCATTACTAGATGCTATTAAAGAATATGCTTCTGAAGCAGCTATGTTAAAAGTACATGGCTCTGAAACATTGGATTATGTAGTAGATGAAGGAGTTCAGGTATATGGTGGTATGGGGTATTCCGCAGAGGCTCCTATGGATAGAGCATATAGAGATTCGAGAATTAATAGAATATTTGAAGGGACAAATGAGATTAACAGAATGTTATCAGTTGATTTTATACTAAAAAAGGCAATGAAAGGTGAATTAGATTTAATGTCACATGCTACAAAGATAGCTGGTGATTTGATGTCTATTCCGGATTTTTCAACTGAAGAAGAATCAACCTTTGATAAACATAAAAAATATATCAAAAACTTTAAGAAGATATTATTAATGATAGCAGGGGCTGCTGTGCAGAAATTAATGATGACTTTATCAAAAGAACAAGAGATACTAATGAATCTATCTGATATTATGATTGAAACATACGTATCCGAATCTCTTTTACTAAGAGTTGAAAAATTAGTAAAACTAAGAGGTGAAGAAAACTGCCAGTATGAAATTGAAATTATGAAGAGTTATATTTATGATGCTTCTGATAAAATTAACAAATTAGGAAAAGATACACTAAATTCATTTTCATCAGGTGATGATTTAAGAATAATGTTAATGGGTTTGAAAAGATTTACAAAACAAGATCCTTTTAATATTACAAAGTCTAAAAGACTTATCTCTGAAGTTGCAATGAGTAAAAACTAAAATATTATCAGTGATTAACAATTGGATTATAAAGGATAGAATAAAAAGTGGTATAATTTCATTTGAGGTTGGTGATGAAATAGTTATTTTTTGGAGAAAAGGAAATGGCTATCCGAGAACTATAATTGATAATAAAATATACGTTATCAGTAGAATTGAATCTGATAATTTATTTTTAAACGAAAAAAATATTATAAACTCAAAACATTTTCCATTAAGAGTGCATAAAACCTATATGATACCTCTGTATGTTTTAAGAGAAATCAAATTAAATAGTCTGTTTGACGAAACAAAGTTAATATAATAAAATATAAAATAAAAAATAAAAAATTCTAAATGGGAAAATTAGCCTTAAATTTTATTTGTAAAGATGAATCACATGTCATCGAAAAAATGCTAGAAAGTAATAAATCCATAGTTGATTTAGTAGTTTGTAATGACACTGGTTCAACTGATGGTACTCAAGATATAATTAAAAACTGGGGAGAAAAAAATAACATTCCAACTTACGTTTTTGAAAGACCGTTCGATGATTTCGAAAAAAGTAGAAATCATGCGATGCAGAAACTTAAAGATGTTGTTGCTGAACTAAAATGGAATCCAAATGATGTACATGGTTACTGGTGTGACTGTGATGAAACGGTTGTCATTGATCCTAAATTCAATAAAAATCAATTCAAAAATGACCTTTATATGATTAACACTTATATCGGTCAAATGAAATATACCAGAAATACATTCTTTAGAGTATCACTTCCCTTTAAATGGTATGGACCCGTTCATGAGTTCATTGTATGTGATAAGAAAGATATTACTTCTGGTTTAGCTGAAGGTATCCATGTTGATGTTAAAATGACAGGTAATTCCTGGAAAGGTAATATCCCTACAAAATACAAATCACATGCCTTTGTTTTAGAGAAATATATTGATGAGAACAGACAAGATCCTCGTTGGATATTCTATACAGCTCAGTCTTATCACGACTCAGCTTCTATCCCGGATAATAAAGAGGAAAATGAAGAAAGATTAAGAAGAGCTCTTAAATATTATAGAGAGAGAACAAATAGATTCGATGGATATGCGGAAGAAAACTACTATTCTCAATACAGAATCGGTACTATTATGAGAGTTTTAGAAGATCCGTGGCACTTGACTATGCAGGAATGTCTCAAAGCTTACTCAATGGATCCAGTTAGGGGAGAATCTATCAAAACTATCATAGACCATTACTTACAAGTTGGTGAATGGAATTTAGCTTATCTATATACAAAATTTGCTAAAGAAAATTTTCACGGCAAAAATCCTTACCCATCAAGATTACTCTTTGTCGATGAGGCACTTTACGCTTGGAAGTTTGCAGAAGCTCACGCAGCCGCGAGTTTCTACACTGGTAGAATGGAAGAAGCTAAGGGTAATTATCAGGAAATTCTAAAAGCAATGAAAACTCATCCACAGTGTTTCACACCAGAAGATATAAAAAAGGTTGAAATGAACGGTCAGTTTTTTAACAGATGATTAAGTTAATAGTTGCAATATCAAAGAATAGAGTTATTGGTGATTCGAATAAACTAATTTGGAATTTACCAGCAGACTTAAAACGATTTAAGGAAATCACAACAGGTCATCCAATTGTTATGGGTAGAAAAACCTATCAATCAATTGGAAGACCTCTTCCTAATCGTAGAAACATTATTATAACAAGAGATGAGAGTTATGAAGTTGATGGATGTGAAGTCGTCAATTCTGTTGAAGAAGCTCTTTTACTTACGAATAATGATTGCTTTATAATTGGTGGTGGTGAAATTTACAAACAAACCTTACATATTGCTGACCAGATTTATATGACCGAAGTTCATGAAGAATTTGTTGGTGATACTACTTTTCCAGAACTAACTGCTGTTTGGTATGTGTCTAAAGAAGAAAAGTTCTTAGCAGACAAAAAAAATAATTACAACTATTCATTTATTTTTTATGAAAAATTTGAATTCTAAAGGTAAACTTATAATGATAATCGGGGCACCTGCTTCTGGTAAATCAACATTGGCTTCTGAAGTTCATACTGAACTAAAGAAAAGAAATAAGAACTCTATTTTTATTAGTGAAGTCGCTACAGATTTTATTGCAGAATATGGAATACCAAACACACCAATTGATCAGATGGTTATATTTTATAAACAATTGAATAAAGAAACAATGTTTTTAGATTCAAAGGAGTTCATTGTTTGTGATTCGAGTTCTATCTTAAACTATTTTTACTTTAGAAAATTATTCCCTGAGAAGTTATCCAATAAAGATATTGCTTCTATTAATCATCTTCAAAAAGAAATATTAAAACATATTAATACAATTGACTATATCTTTTATGTACCACCTATGATAGATATCGATACTAATGATGGTATTAGGTATCACAAAGAAGATGATATAAAGAGATTAGATAGATGGATTAAGTCTTATTTAGAATTAGAAAATATAAATCATACTGATTTATCTGAAGTGAAAGTAAATGATAGATTAGATTTTATTTTAAAAGAATTACTATAATCCATCCTCATCGTGACTGTGTGAAGAATGACCTGTTCGGGTTGATTTATACTGATTCCACATCTCCATATAATCCTCTTCATCTTCGATTTTATCAAATATATCAACTGGCTTTTCATGTTCTTCTTCATTATCTGTCGATGATAAAGATCCATGAAAAATCTCACCCGGTTTAATATTTTCATCCAACCAATTCTCAAATTCCTCAACCTCATCGATTGTACAACCAAGTCTCTTAGATATATCATCATAAGTTAGTGGTATGAACATTGATTCTTTATTTCCACTCACAAATTCTAAAAATAATTTTATCTTCTTCATAAGGTATATATTAAAAAAAATTAGACAAAAAAGAAACCCAAGAAAATCATTCTTGGGTCGGTCTAAGAATACTATTCTTAGAGTGGTTTGTTTATTTACTTAGTAGTCTAATTAAATCCTCAGTGATTTTAGTAATCATTTTCTTACCATCTAAAGTAATAGTAGGAATGTTTTTTACCATAGAATATTTATCATTACCATCAACATAAATAGCCTCAACAAGCTTTTGAATCTTTGGTTCGTTTGAATATTTTTTCAAGTAATATGTTTTTAATTCGTTAACAAATTTAGTTAAATCAACACCTTCTTTGTAGTTGTATTTGACCATTTGTAATTCATTATCTTGTTTTTCAACCATCAAATACCAAATTGACTTCTTAGAAACTTTAACATTTTCTAAGAAGTTATAAGCTTTTGATGCCTTAACATTTTTTGGGAATTTAGCAACTTTGCCAGTAAAATCAACTTTTGATTCATGAGTCTCTTCGTCTAAATCTATATCGTTTTCAAAATCATCAGAATCCTCATCTATTTCTAAATTTTGGTCTTGAGGTATGATATTCTTTCTAGAAGTTAATCTCTCAACTCTGTTGGAGTCTTTTGATAAATTCGGATTCATTGGTATGTCACTATCACTATCTGGTGATTGAGGCAAAGAAGCATCTACCTCTTCCATTTTAGATTTACCTTTAATTTCAGAGAATTTCTTAAAACCAACTACTTTTTTATTTTCCGCCATTAATTCAATTTATTTTATTCTTTATATATTAAAACTCGAAATTAGTTTTTTAACCTTTACCTTTATAATGATATTTATCTACCATATAATTTCTCCAATTCTTGATGATGTTCATTTTATCAAAAAACAAAGCCATTAATGGTTGGAGTCTATCTAAAAATCCAGCCATTGTCTTATTTTCGTAAATATATGGTGAGAGTGATTTATTCAAAATATCATTTTCATAGTCAAAGTTAGGTGTTTCTGAATCATGTATATGCTTCATAAATTTTAATTCTGGTAGTTGCCTTCTATCGTATAACATTATCTTCCTTTATTTTTAACATCTACAGTTCCAGTGAAGAACACATTTAACCCACATATATTAGATGTTGATATTGGATCTTCATCTGTATAGAAAGATCCATTTCTGTCATAAAAATTTCCTCTCAATACTGGTATTTCGCTTGGTTCGAAAATAATATCGCCTAATTGAGAGTCGATACCAAGTATTTTATTTGGATCGTAAGAGTTTGGTGATGAAGAAGGATCACTTCCGAAGTTTGACTCATCAAAAGAAGCTCTACTCAAAAGTGACTTTTGACCTTCTATGTGGTAATCTTCATTCTTTTTACAAACAAATTCTACTTTTACTGAGTTGATATCAGCGATATTGGAAAGTAATTTAACAATATCTGATTTTGGAATTCTATCAATTTTATTAAGAGATAAGAAATAATTTGATATTTGACCTACTATTTGTGCTTTGACAGCGTCGGTTGTTGAATCTGAATAGTTGATAACCCAAACATTCATTACATAAAAAGACAATGTAGGTGACTTTACTATAAATTTCTTTGTTAATTGAATATTTCCACCTGATTTTAGGTAAGTGATTATTTTATTACGCTCATAAGAGTCTAACTCAAATGCTGATGTCTTTACTTTACCTGATTCAAAAGTGTTTTGAATCGGAATATTAAAGTAACTCTCATCATCTCTTTTAAACAAGTTTATGTTAGGTACAAGATATATAAAAACGGTACCATTTTTTTCTTCAGCATTGACGTGTGTGAAGATACCAAGTTTTTTCAACTCATAAGCATACTGTTGAGGTAGAGCCAATACAAAGTTATTAGAGGCTATTGGTAGAAGACTTCTAGTAAATAAATAGTTTTCTCTATCCGCTCCAAAATTGATATCATTATAAATTTCTATGTCAAATATTTTTTCTAACTCCACAGTGTCGCCACCTATGTCAAAAATATCATCAATAATTGACCAGTCATTAACAGTCCTTCTATAGATGTTGCCTATTGCACCATCAGAACAAAGGTATCTAACAATGATTTCAGAAGATATAGAAGGTATCCTACCAAATCCACCATTACCAAAAATGATATCAATTCCACCATCAAATGATGTTCTCACTACACAAGACCTTTCATTTGGTAGTAAGTCATAGACATGTTTTTTTAATTCAAAAATAATACCATCGACCGAAACTTCAACATTAAAGTTTTCAATATCTTTTTCACCGATCTCTTGAACATTATAAGTTTGCATCTGAGAACCATCACCTGTAAAGACTTGGCTTTTCCACTCTCCTTGTATAATAGGAATAGGAATAAACTTAGTATTATTGACGTTATATTCCAATTTGAATTTACCTATATTGAATGAGTAAAATAAGTTATTTGTTTTATTTTTTATTTTTGTTTTGTTATTTAATACGATAACTCCACTTGGTAGTTCTTTCTCAATATCAATTGAGGTTTTTTTAATTAATCTAATTGTCCCAGTAGAACTAATTGAACGAAATGGAATATGACCAGCTAAAATTGCAGTATTCTTAATCACTCTTTCGTTGGTGCTATTGAACTTATTCAAATCTAATTGACTTATTGTATTTTTTAGATACAACAACGAAAGTTGATGTAGATTTTCAATCACAGCAAGTACCTGACCATAAGGGGAAGCAGGACTATATAAAAGACTAGCCTTATTGTGCTCCTCTCTTAAGTATCTTTCTACTTCGTTTTTAATATTCGAAAAGGATATGGAAGAAAATGCTGTCATATTAGTTTAGTTTTTCTAAATAATCGGATGAGAATCTATTTTTAGTGAAAATATCACTTACGTCGTTAGTAAAGTTAGATACAGAGGATTTTCTCTCCACTACTTGTGAATCATTTTCAAGTGGATTTGATTTATAGTTCCACTCAAATTCGTCAGAGTTTAAATCTTGTTTCTTGAACTCTAATTTTAAATTTTTATTTTCCTCATTGATGATCATCTCAATAAATGATACACCTTTAATAAACTTTTCATTTACTATAACTTCACCATAGAGTGATTCTAACTCACTATGTAACTTATTTATGTTCTCTTTGAATTTCATACAGATTAAAAATTTATTTTATATATTAAATACGTATTCCTTCAATTAAATTGATATTTAAAAAAATGGGTATTTTCTAAAAAAATATATATAATAAACAGAACTTTTAATAAAATGAGTATTAAGGAAATATCCGAAATTTTTGAGAAATATGGTTATAAAGGTGGGATTTTTATAATAATTATCTTTCTTTTGATTCTATTGGTAAAAAGCAAATGGTTTTCTGATTTCTTCTCTAAGATTTCGGATAAGTTTGTTGAAAGACTAATGAGAAATAAAGTTAAAGATATTAGTGTAGTGTCGAAATCTATAACTGACTCTGATATTACAAATCACGATATTTTTAATTATATTGACTTTTGGATGTATTCGAAGGTTCCAACTTTGCAATTCTCAACAGACTATAGAACTGCAGTATTTAGAAAATACTTAACAATTTATCTAAAATCTTACAAAAAAAATATTTCAGACTTCGTTCTTACAAAAGATTATCAAAATATGGATGATGCTAAAGTTTGGAAAGCTCTACTTAATTTAATAAATAAAACAGTATTTGATTATGAAAGAGAATGTTTAGAAGTTGGAATTCCAAAAATCATCATAGATAAGATGAAAGTTAAAAATAACGATAATATAACTTTAACATTTGATTTGATTGAAGGTGTTTGTGGATCTCAATTTTATGATTCAGATAAGAATTTACTGAAAGTATATTCTATATTAAACATTCTATTATCAGTTTTGGAAAATACGATTAGTAACTCAGAGAGTGTTTGTAATTCAATTAATGGACAACTAAAAGGTTTGAATTTTGAAGGTAGAACAGAACCTTAATCCATTAAATCATAAACATCATCAGCTGTGAATTCATGATCTCTAATCTTTAAGTCATAGTCAGTAAAGCTTTGAAAGTCTAGTTCATCAGCGTCTAATCTTCTTTTGATAGAGTCATTTTTATCTTCTCTTTTGAATAGTCTTGATTCTCTTACACTTCGGTCTATGTCTAAATAGACAACGAAACAATTTTTTCTTTGTTCAGTTGTTATGTTTTTAAACTCACCTGGTGTCATTATTAGAACCTGTGAATTATCAAACTCTTCTTGGGTTATTCCATAATACCAATTTTCAGGAGATTTTCCTTCTGGTGTTACTTGAAACTTCTGATAAGCTAAGAATTTATTTTCATTTATTGATTGTACGAACTGAAAATCAGAAACAAAGTTATAATCTATACCAGGTTTTTCAAATTTACGAACAGGTCTAGTAGTCCATTTAAGACAAGGTTTTAATCCTTTTTCTACAAGTTTTCTGACTAGAAAAGATTTACCACTACCGGTTTTTCCGATAACTATACACTTTTCTTTTTTTGATTTATCCATTATCTATTATAACAGATAATTTTAGAAAGTTTTAATTTCTACTTAAAGGTTTATAATCAGGCATTACACCTTTGAAGTTTCTCTCTCCGGATAAATATGCTTCTTGGTCAGCTTTACAAGCAGCGTCATATTCAGGATCCTTTATCTCATCCTCTTTACATTTCATGCAAATGACCTCTTCATTGAACATTGATTGGGTTGTTGAGTTGTCAGTTGGACCTTTACATCTATCACAGAATTCTCTATACATTGAGAATGATTCGAATGTTTTTATGTTTTTCATTTTTTGATTGTGTTAAAATCATTTTTAAGGAAGTTATTAAAATCTAAAACTTTTTTATCTTTCGATTTAATTTCTCCTTCTCCAGATGTAAAGTCTTGTCTTTTAGCAAAGATATCTTTAAGTGCTTTTAAATCTAACCTTTTTTGTCTTGATTTCTTTCCAGTTCTGGGTCCATGTTCTTTACCCATCGGACTTGGCATTTTCTGAAAAACTCTATTGGATCCAGATGGATTGTATGGAATTGAAACATCACCCGAACCGACAGATCCGCCACCAGAAGCCCAGTTTGTACCTATTGTAGTTCCTGCTAATCCAGATGGTTGAGCATTTACAACAGCTCCCATTCCACCGACAGATGGGCCACCAGTTGCTGATGTATCTTCGAGTATAAGCGACTCTTTTTGTTTTATTGTTGAAACTATTTGTTCAAACAATACTTCATCACTGTGGTCTTCTTTCAAAAATCTAGATTTAATTTGATATAATTCCATTAGGCTTAAATGTTCCATAAATCTATATATTCAATTTTGTAAGCGGTTTCTTAGAAAAGTTATCTCGTGTCTATATTTTTCTACCCATTCAAAAACTAAGGATACATCATCACCAACAGTAAACGTTACCGCAAGTTGAGGATTGTCTATATCAACACCCTCGATATTAATTAGCATAATTTTATTTTTCACAGGTGTGTAATATATCTGCATCTCAAAATCTTTAGACTTTCTCCAGAAAGTCTTTTTTGTTTTACCAACAATTACAACTTGACTCAATAATCTTTTTAGTCTTTTGTAATTCATTGTGAAGATTTTTTTTTGAACAAACTCGTTTATAACTTATATATAATTTACTAAATATAGAAAAACATTAATGAATAAAGTGAAACTCTTAGAAGTAAAAAAACTTCTAAAAGAATTGGAGTTTATTGAATCTGATTTTGACTATCGAAATGAAATTATCGGAGAAGCAGATTCTGCTTTTATAAATTCAATCAATCAATTCTTATCACTTCATCCAGAACTTAAGGAAATCTATGACAACAAAATTACGGAAAAAATTAATCAATCAATCAAAAAAACGGAAGAATTCTCAGGAGAATCTACAACGGAAAATTCCGAATTGGTTGAACCAGATGATATCGAAAACGAGAAAATTGAATCTGAAAATATTGAGGAGAATGAAGAGGAAGTTAAGAATCAAAGCCATCTTTCGGTTATAAAAAAACTTTACAGAGAAATTGTAAAAATTACACATCCTGATAAAATTAAAAATAGTAGATTAAACGAGTTATATCTCAAATCAACACAATATTATGATAGTAATAATAAGATTGGAATTTATGCAGTTTGCAATGAGTTAAATATTAATTATGAAATATCAGATGATGACATTGAATTGATTTATGGTGAAATAAAAAAATATCAACAGAAAATTAATTTTATTGAAAGTACATATACTTGGAAATGGTATAATTGTGATGACGATGGATTAAAAAATCAAATATTGGTAAATTATATCAAACAAAAAATTACATAACATTTATTTTAATCTTCTTGTCTTTTACTAAATCCTCTAATTCTTCTTTTCTAAAAGTCTCTTTATAAATATCATTAATCTTATCCTTATTCTGAAGTATCCACTCATTACCATTCGATGTAGTGTAGATATAGTTCTGGTCACCATCAACAATTTCAATAGTTCTTGATGTAAGTTTATCATAAAACTTTTTGACATCATCTTTAATTTTATAAATTTTTACATCATTCCATTTTGAAACAGTGTCATTGAATATTTGCATAAGAATATAGAGTGGATTCTCTAGTTCACTACTATTTATGTCATATAAAAACATAAATCTACAAGGTTTATTTAAAAATGTTTGATAGTCATTTGAATTTTCAAGAGGAGACTTCTTTAACGCTATACTTGATAAGGAGTTAATGAACTCTATGTTATCTGTTAAAACATCTAAATCTAACTTATCTTGAAAATCATTTTGTGGCAATTTCAAAGTATCAAAGATATTTGTTTCCTCAGCGCCTATCGAAGATAGTAGTGCATCATGCCATACAGTTAGTGATTCAAGTAGATCCTCTACTCTCTGAAAATTTAAGTCGATGACCAACGATTCTTTGAACTGACTATATGTCTTGAGCCTTTTTAGATGTTTCATAATTTATATATTAAAAAAAGAGATTCAATTTTAATATATAAGAAGTATGAAATGGATCAGAGGTTATCAACTTTTTAAAGAATCAAAGACTTATGCTAACAAAAACATTATTAGTGAGATTTGCATCTCTATGGTTCTATTGAATAATGAATTTCTTGACTCAATATTAGATAGAGGACTAAAAGCTAGGTATTCTGAGAATTCTCAGATATTTTTAACAGACTTAAAGAATTTACTTCTTGCTAAGAATAGACTTGAGTTAGGTAAATTTGTGGATGGTAAATGTGTAACAGATGATGAGGTTTCTAAAATAAACGGTGGATTCGATGAGATAGATTTTGATATTGAAAAAGATTGGAATATACTTTTAAATGCTAGATTAGCTGCTCGTAGTATTATTGATAAACTACTCCCAGATCAAAAACTTGAATCTGAAATGATTTCAAAAGTTTATTGGTTAGGTCCTAATAAAGACAACGAAAACAAAGAAGATATTGTTTTAGAACTAAAAGACGGGAAACAATTTTCATTTTACATAAATAAAAGTTTAAGTAGTCAAAAGAGCTCTTCTTTTAATACATTCGCTGAAGACTTATTAGGATCTAATTTAGAAAAACTATATTCAGAAGAGTATTTACCAAAATGGGATAAATTAGTACAACAATGGATTAAAATAATTTATGAAAATTCTAATAAAAATATTCAAAGACATATAGAAAATTTCATTGATCCAAATAGAATAGATACTATGAAATATTTTGAATACTTTGATATTAGACACAGTGATCCTAAATTTAAACATTTAGGTGAGTTTATTGATGAGTTTAGTAAGAACATTTTAAAATTTGACGAACTACTTAATGAAGTTTGGAAAAACAAAGAAAGATGCTTTGTTGATGTCGATAGAGTTGAAAAAGATTGGAATGAAACAAAGATAGTTATTCTAAACTCAAAAATATTAGAGAACTTATTTACAAACTCGCTCAAAACTCAATTTCCAGAAGATATCAAAAAAGTTGATGATAATTTTAAAGAAGCCGCTGGTACTGTTAAAATGAAATTTATTAAAACAGTTGTTGATAAAATGGGTTGCTTAGAAAGACCAATTTACTATGTCGGTACAGGAGGTAAAGATTTTAATCTATTACCATCGAGAGAGTTCTTTAGAGAGAACTATGATAATTTACAACTATTATTTGACTACCACGTAAACTTTGAAATAAGTCAATTAGACAATGACTTTAAAATTAAATTGATACTTAATTTCGAAAATGAAAAACTAATCGAAATGGACATCATTATTAAATTTAGTGGAAGTGAGTTATCTGGAAAACTTAGTTCAAAATACAGGTATGAAATTCCTGCAAATTTTAACTATCTAGTCTCAAAGAATATCTTAGATTAAGCAGCGACTATAGTTGCCTTAAGCAACGGTAGTCCATTAGATAAACTCTTATTTAAATCAGCATATGCTTTTTGTTTATCCTTTTCAATTTTTTCTCTAAACGATTCATAAAGCTGTCTTTGTGTTTTATAAGGATTTACACCACCGGCTGGATTCGGAGCAAAGAAGCTAACAGCTGTATTTTTAAGTAGTGTATCATATCCTTCAATCTGAACCTGATAAGCTAAAAGAACTACAAGCTTAGCATCAATAAACTTAGAAATCGCGTCATATTTAAGTCTTTTTGATTCAATTTTTTTCATTTCCAAATTTAAGTAAGTAGATATCAATACTTTAGATTGTGGTTTTATGATAAAATCTAAATAATGAGTGTGTAAAAATAAATCCCCAATGGATGAAAGTTTCTTTTTTCCTTCTTTAATCATAGATTTACAAACATGATATATTGCATATATTCCAGATATGCTCAAAATTGAATGACTTGTTATAGGAGACCAACCAGCTCCATGATCTAAAACACCCGTAGGATCCGCAGCTACTAACTCTATATAATCCGGAGGAACGTGAAATGATGTGTTCTCAAACTTAGTAGCTCTATCGATTAAAGTCATCATGTAATTGAGGTCCTCATCTAACTCAGAGTTAAAATATTGTATTTTATGAAAGTCCGAAGCAACTTGTTTTTTCATTAAATAGATATCTTCAAACATTTTGTCCTCTCTTCTTAGTGGCTTGAAAGGAGAATCCGGATCATCGTCCATCTCTCTATCGGTTTTCACACCATCTAATCTATCAGATACAATTGATGGATTTAAGTCTTCATCATCTGTTGTCCATGGTACATAAAGTGGTCCTAATTGTTTTTTTAAATCCGTTCCATAAACCATTTTATTTGCATCTTCGTCTGACAAATAATCACCGTTTTCTTCATCTCTTTTTTCATAGACAGGATAAACCTTTATAGTATTTGCTCTTTTAAGAGTCATTCTTTTATAACATTGTCTATCAGACATATAATGTTGCTTAACATTAAAACTTGCTGGTAAAAAATATGCTTCATTAGTCAAGATAAATAGTCTGACAGTATCTTCCAAAATGTTCATTTCAGGACTAAAACCTTGTTCCTTAAAATCCATAATTTTTTTTTATTTTTATATATTTGATTAAACATCTTCTATCGACTGCTATATAAATAAAAAATTAAAATTTTATCAATATGGCTACAAATTCAAAGCACAGAAAGAATCATAAACAAAAAGTAGAAGCTAGAAAAAAAAGAATGGCTCATCAAAAAAGAACTCAGGAAAAATTCCAAAGAGAATTTATTATGAATTTGATTAAACAAGAGCAAGAAAAAGGACTTTTTGAATCATCTACACCAGTTGATGGACCAGTTATTGATGGACCAGTTATTGATGGACCAGTTATTGATGGACCAGTTATTGACGGACCAGTTATTGACGGACCAGTTATTGACGGACCAGTTATTGACGGACCAGTTATTGACGGACCAGTTA